AGATATTAATAAAGAAATGCAAGAAAAGCATAAAGAGGTATATGAGCAGTTTGAAAAAGATTACGGTTTTGATTTAACTAACTTTACTACTTTAACAGCTGCAAAAGAAGCAATTGATTCGTATACTAATGGTTTAATGACCAGTAATTACGAACAATGGAAAAATGCATTAGCTTCAATTTATCAAGAAGACTTGGCTCAATTTACTTCGACTGCAATGCAAAAAGCTGCCATGAATAATTTAATAATGAATTCGTTAGAGATGACTGATTCCGATAAACGCATTTTCTTAAATCAAACTTCAGCAGAATGGAAAAATGCTGGTGGAAAAGAAGGTACTGGCTTAACCTTGTCAGATTATAGGAATCAAGCCTTGTTTAAAAAAGACCAAGAGACAAAAACTGCGGCTTTCAAAGATGGGTTACAAGGATATGCCAACGCGATAGGAGAGGCAATGCAAGCAGTTGCGAATCTTATCCCACGGGGAGATGTTAATTATGATACTCTCGACGATGGCACTTCTCAATTAGGTAAAGACCTTGAACGTATCGAAGCACTTATTGGTATGTACCAAAAAGAATATTATCTTCGCAAATCTCTTATTGAACAAGGCAATCTTACTGCTGAGGGACAAGATTCGTTTATGTCTCCTGAGTATTATGACCGTATGCGTAATGCTTATCAAATGCAAGCGGATTATTATAAACAACGTATTCCTTGGAATAAAGATATAAGTCAATGGTCTGCTGAACAGATGGGATATTATCAAAAATATCAGCAAGCTATGATAAATTTGAACAATCTTGATGATGAGCAGGTAGAAGATAAAATCAACATTTTATAGCTTCAAGATGTGTCTTATGACCAGCTTATTGCTGCTCAGGAAGAGTTAATTAAAACTTCTGATACTTTGGAAGAGCAAATTACTCGCGAGAATGAGCTTAATAATCTCATTAAACAACGTTATGAGCTTTATAGAGATATTGCAAGTTGGCAGAGAGAAATGTTGGATATTGCTCTCGAATATGAGAGTGGAAGTCCTGATACTGCTTTGTATGCTGACCTTGTTGGTCAAAAGAAACAGAATCTTGAAAATGAGATGGAAGCTGTTAAGCAAAGAATGGCTGAAATCCAAGATTCTGACCGTAAGGATAAACAAGAAGAGCTCAGAAATCTTGCTAAACAGTATGCAGAACTTTATAAAGAATATGCAACTGTTGATATTGATGTTCTTAATGATAAGCTCGATGTCCTTGAAAGAAGACTGGATTTGCTTGAAAAGAGCAAACCTCAAGAGTGGGCAAAATATGATGATATTGCGCCTTATTATCAGCAAAACATTGGGTATCTTGAACAAAAAGCGGCTTTGATTAGAGAATAGCTTGAAGATGTTTCAATGCTTACTGATGAGCAAGTTCAAAATTTGGTTGACCAACTTAATGATGTTACCGTAGCCTTACATGAGGCTCAAATGCAAATGTTGGAAGACCAAAAGAATTATAAGGAAAGTCAATATAACGCTTTAGTTTCTAAAGTTCAGGAATATATTACTGAGCTTGAAGATGCTATGGATGAGATTGAAAAAGCTTATGAAGATGAACTTAAGCCTCTTGAACAGGCTAATGAAGAACGCGAAAGAGCGATAAAACTTGAAGAATTGCTTGCGGCGAAGAAACGTGCAGCCCAAGAAAAAGAGAGGGTGTTCCGCGAAGGTGTGGGATGGGTATACGAATCCCCACGTTCCAAACAACGTGAGGCACAAAAAGACCTTGACGATTTCAAGCGTCAAGATAAAATTGACGACCTTACAGGTACAAAAGACGCAGAAAAAGAAGCCCTTCAAGAAAGAATTGACAACCTCAATCTATATCTTAAAGCATTAGAGTGGAGTTGGAATGAAGCTGAACGAATCGAGCGTGACAGACTTCTTGCAGAGATGATGAATATTGACCAATCTCTTTCCAATGAAGAAATTCAAAAAGAGATGCGTCAACGCATTATGGACGATATGCAAAACTTCATTGAAGTCCAAAATAATGATTATCAAAATTATCTTGGCATCTTCTCAAGTTTTATTAATTCTTATACGCAGTTGGTTCTTCAACTTGCAGAACTTCAACGTCAAGCACTTTCTTTGATTAATTCCAGTCAATATTTAGGCTTGAATGATGGTGGTGGAGGTTTTGGTAATGCTCTTGACCGACTTGATAGTGGTGTGGATTATTCTCGCAATTTCCAAGCTGAGATTAATGCTGCTCTTAAAGACCCACGGAATTATGGTCCTGATGGACAATTAAGTGCTGAGGGCAAAGCTCATTTAGCGAAACTTGAAAAGTATCGTAACGAAAAAATCGACTTGGGCCTTGGTGGGAATTATGAAAAGACTTATAATTACACTTCAGGTTTTTCTTCTGGCGGAGGCTCTGGGAAATCTTCTGGAGGTGGTGGCAAAAAGGCATCTTCCAGTAGTCCTTACAACTCCAAAACAGATTATAATAATGAGTCTAAATACCTTGACAATCTTATCAAAAACGGCTCTGCTGGTCAAAAAGCTTGGGCTCAAAATCAGAAGAAGGAACTCGATAAGGCTCAAAAAGGTTATGCAGACGGCATTGAAAATGGTCCCGTTACATATACAGGTCTATCAATGTTGCATGGCACATATTCTAAACCTGAATATGTTCTCAATTCTGACCAAGCTTATAATCTCTTACGCAATTTGGCTACAACCAAATTACCTGAATACACTTCCACTTTAAGTCAAGACATGGGAGTTTCCTATGTAATTCAAGGTGATGTAGTGCTCGAAAATTGTGACGACCCAGCGCAATTCTGGAATCAGGTAATGGCCGCAACTCATAATCGTTACAATGTAACAAAGAATAAGCGCTAATAAACATTAAATAAGAAAGTAAACATTTGTGTATACTTTTTAAATAATAGCAAAACCTAACAATAAAGGAAGAGGTTGAGGATTCAACTCGCCTCTTCCTCTTCCTATTAATTTTTGTAAAGGAGTTGATTAAAAGAAATGCTCTATAAATCGAGTAATTTGAATCCGAACCTAACTGAGATAGACGTTACAGAAAATAATATTTTATCAGCTTAGGTTAATACTACGGGGACAACAGTAAAAGCTTGTAGAGTAAAAATAATTACTGGTGATGGAAATGATGTTCTTTATGATTCAGACAATGGATATTCTTCAACGAATCTTCCTCCGAACTTAAAGAAGCCAGTTGTTAATAAAGGCATAGTTAATTTTGATTTAACAAGCGAAATCTGTACCGCAAATAATGTTGTAAATGGTAAAGATTATCAATGGAATATTAGAACATATGAAGCCAAACGTGGTTCTACTGCACAACCTCAAACAACGGTTTGTCAAGGTTTTCTTGTGGGGTCTACTAAATCTGTAATTTGGACTTCTTATGTTGAAAATTCTGCTATTAATAATGCCTTGATATATGACAAGTATATTGAGATTAAGGGTTATGATAGTTCTGGTAATAGTAATTTTATGCCTTTACCAGACCCAAACACAGAACAACTTGTTATTCCTCCTGATAAAACTTTTAAGGAAAGAAAGAAAATTTATTGGGTCGAAAACGAACTTGGCTGGAATAAAAATTATACTAAGCTTGAATTTGATGACCTGTTTACATACAGTTATAAAGATGGAACAACGTTTGATGTGTATCAATGTGATGACCAACATACTTTAACCTCTTTTTATGTGAATCCAAATGATGACCTTGAAAGAGCAAGATGGGTTGAAATTTATAAATCAGACGGAACTTCAATTAATGGAGCAACTGCTGTAAAATATAAAATTATTGGCTATGGTGAAGAAACAGGGGAAATTAGACTTCAAGAAGCTCTTCCCGAAGTTCCTCAAAATGGTTGGACTTATAAATTATTTAAGAAAGACACTGTAAAAGATACTTATGAAGAAGTTGTTGTGCCTTCTCCTAACAATATTTTGGGTGGCAGTCCTCTTGCAAGTGGCAAATTAATTTCGAATCGTAATGCGTCAGAAGGGGTGACGGCACAATATTTTATTCAGCCCAACATTAATATTGGGTCTGACAAGTTCAATCCTGCTGAAATTGTTTTTGACAAAACAGGCGCAAGGATTGATTTATATGAAAAAACTTCCGATACAGTTGTTCCTCGGAGAACTACTGATATTACATTTGACAAGTTGGATAATACCCAATGGCTTATTGAAGTAAAAGATGGTATTATTGAACAAGGCACAATTCCTATTGCTCCTAAGACTCCATATACTGCTTATACAGATTTTATGGATTCTATGCCAAATGCAATTTTTTACGCAAGAACAAAGCCTAATCTAACTATTTTCTATAATAATTTAAACAATCAAGCAAATGACGTTTTGTATATTACGCCTGATGCGCAAATTGAGACTTTGATTAAACAACATAAAAATGTTTATATTGAATTGTTTAATTCTGAAGGATAGTCAGTTGCAGAAAAGAATAAGATTATTTCTTATGACAACGCGATTGGTTATGTAAAATGTGCAAATTCTTTTGATTTGTTCTATGAAGACGAAGTAGAATTTTTCACTTATAAACTTTATACTTATAATGCTGATACTCAAATTTATACTGAATTAACAGGAGTTGAGAATGCTCAAGCTTCAAATTATGCTTCAACTACTTCAGGCACTCAACCTTGGAGAGATGTGCATTTTAAGACAGATTGGGATTCTCCTGAAAATGTTCAGGTAAAATATTATAAATATACTTTATATGATTCTCTGGGTAATGTTGTCGCTCGAAGTGAAGATATTTATGACAGCTTGTTAGAATGGTCTTTTAGAGGATTGCAAACTTCAGATGATGTGGAATTGCCTAACAAGTATATAATTCAGATTGATATTACTGACCAATATGGAGACGAATTTATTCAAACAGCAGATTTTACAATTTGGTATCAAATAGACCAAAATGTAACTCCATTAGCAACGACTTTTGATTGTAAAGAAGGTGCAATTACTCTTTATGCAAACGCCCCTGTTTATACTGCACCTGTTGAAAAGAATGGATTAAAAGCTGTTGATGAAAGTAATATTTATATTTTTGGTGATGATTTACCTTCCAAAGCTATTTTGAAAATTGGGGATGGAGAGTGCTTGTGTTATGACAGGTTGGTAAGTAATGGAAATCCTCTTGTTTTTCCGCCGAGTTTTGTTTTCTTGACAAGATTACAACTTACGCCAAGATTTAATGAGCTTACACCTACTCCTCGGAATCAAATTGTATTTTAGATTGCGCATACAGCACAATATGGTCAAGAGGCGATTGGTGACACTCCTGCCACAGAAGAGATTATTGATACCTATACTTTAAAATGTGGTAGCACAGAATCTTTCTATATGGATAACACAGGAAAGATTGTTCCGAATCCAGACCAGTATTTAATTAAAGTATATAAAAATAATGAAACCGAACCTTTAATGTGCTTTAAAAATGGCACAGCAAATTCGTTTAATATTTAGACTGAGGATAAGCGTTTTGATGGTACTACGGGTTACTTCTTTAGTCCTACAGCGATTAAGAACGCTTTGCAAAGTCAGACAAATATTCAAATTGTTTCTGCATTACCTCCCAGCATTACTCCTGAAATTGCTGCGAAGAAATATTTGCTTACTGCAACTACAGGCAAATATTTAAGTGGAGGTATTTATAAATACAACACTATTACTGAGGAGTGGGAACTTCAAGCCGAAGATTATTATTTCCTTGAAAATATTTCTCAAGTTGATGGTGCAACTTATGAAAGTTTGGATGTTCCTACTGTTGCACAAGGAGAAAATGGGGAAATTCTTTGGTATGATGAAACGGAAAATCCTGATAGTGATTTGTTATATATTGATTCTCATTTGATAAATGAACTAAACACAAAGGCATTTAATGACCGTTGGTTCTTAATTGTTCTTAAAGTTATTCGTGAAAACAACAACAGTACAGTAACGTGCGATATTAGAATTGAGACCAGAAAGGAGGTCGTAAGTCATGGCGAATGATACCGAATATAAAAATTATTTGTTTATAAATAGCAACATTAATGTTGACGTTCTTCGTCTTGACCGCGATACAACTATTAGTCTTGATGGAACGAATAAAGACGGAAAAGATATTTATGCTTTAACTCAAGAAAAGAGTATTACCGCAGATACAATTCTGTTTAATACTTTTGTATCAAATGGAGAGTATCAGATTGATGGACAATATTTTGACCCTGAATCTGAAGAATCAGGTGCTACTTTCTATATTTATAGAAAAACACCTTATCAAAAATATTATGATTATATTTGTTCTCTTGAAAATGGAGCAACCACATTAAGAGATTATAATATTGCTAATAATGAGTATTATCATTATTTAGCCGCGACAGAAGTAAAAACAAGTTCTGGTATTAAATATAAAATTTATCAGAACGAAGAAGAAACTCCTGAGAATCCTAAATATGTTCAGGATAGTGAAGGCTTATATTATCTTCCTGTAAAATGGGATAGTTGGCAGATTTGTGACATTGAAGAATCTGATGAGGAAAACACTTTCATAAAAACTGGTAACACTTGGAATTTAGGTTTGAACATGGAAGATGCTGCGGTAACTCAAAACACAAGTGTTTCTATGTGGGAGACTCTTGGTAGATTTGATAAATATTCCGTAGGTCAGCGTAATTATGATAGCTCTGCTGTAACGTGCTTACTTGGTGATATGAAAGAAGTTCTTCATGTTGAGGGGCCTGTTAACACTATTGTAAACAAGTATGAATATACAGAGGATGCGTATGCTATTTCAAAGTGTGATTATGATGAAGAACTTTCAAAAGCTACTTTGCAAAGTCAAAACAGAATAAAAGCAATAACTCGAAAAAATCTTATTGACAATAAGTATCAAAGGTAGTATACTAAGACTGAGGCTTGGAAAGAGTTTTGTAGCAATGGCAAATTGAAATTGTTAAAAGATATAAAAGGTAATAAATGGATTTGTCAAATTCAGTCTGCTCCCACAAGAACAGTAAATGGTATTAGTAATTATCTTTTGACTACTATTACTTTTGAATGGAGAGAAGCTGTAGATGCTTCAACTTCTGTAGTGGTATAGGTTGAGTAATAAAGAAAGGGGGATGCCGAATAAATGAAATTGTTTGGAGAAGTATTATTTTCAAACGGTGAAGATGAAGACATTCCCTTTTCTAAACTAAAAAGACTTTTGGAAATGCCTTATCTTAAGCCGAGATATAGATTAAGTGTTTTAACGCAAGATGAGCAAGTTGCATATATTATTCCAGAAGGAGATATTGTAGCTGATAGTATTAACTATACTGAATCATATCAAAGTGGACAAAGACGTAATATTTCCCTTGAATTAGTTAACGTAGATGGACGTTATACTCCAAATGTAAATGGACTTTGGGTGAATAGTCGTTTTAGTTTTGAAATAGGAATTGAATATTCAGGACGTATTATCTGGTTTCCTAAAGGAATCTATATTATGGGTAATGTAGACCTTACAAGAGGGAATTCAGAAAAAACAGTTTCTTTACAATTACTTGATAAGTATGCCATTTTTGAAGGAAAGACTGGTACTCTTGAAGTCGCTTATGAGGTTGAGCTTGGAAGTGACATAAGAGATGCGGTTAGAGGAATTTTAAATTTTTCTCTTGAAAATGGTTATATTTTAGATTATAAAGATGTTATCTTTGACCCTTCTTTGGTTGGAATGGTAACACAACAAACCATTCGAGCCGAGCAAGGTGAGAATTATGGAACAGTCATTGATGCTTTAGCAACACAATTATCTGCTGAATATTATTATAATAATGTTGGTAATCTATGTTTCTATCCCATCAATGAAACTGTAGATGATAGTGTTAAACCTATTATTTGGACTTATCCTTCTTTTGGAAGAGATTTGCATAATATGAGTTTAAGCTATCAAAATGAAGATATTGTAAATTGTGTTAAAGTTGTGGGAGATAATGTTGACGATGGCATTTATAGCGCTGTTGTTACTAATGAGAATCCCAGTTCTCCTATTTGTATTCAACAGGTAGGAAGACGTACTGCTCCTCCTTATAGTGAAGCTAATGTGTGGAGTGATGACCTTGCGCATGACCTTGCAATGTATTATTTAAGAAAATCAAGCTTTGTTGCAGTACAATTTTCTTGTTCTGTAAGTTTTAATCCTGTACTTACTGTAAACAACATTTGTGAAATTGAAGATGATTATTTGAATTTGAAGAGGAATAAATTACTTATAACTTCAATTTCTTTCACTTCTGAAAGTGGACAAATGAGTGTTGCTTTTTGTAACACGGAAGATTTACCAAGTAACACTAAGAGGACTTAATGAAAGGAGGCTGCTATGAGCAGACGTAAAAATAATATTCAAAGCGATTATACTATGGACGATTTAGCAGACTCCCTATTAAGTCGTATATTAGCGTGTGTAGACCAAAAAGCATAGTCTAATGATATTACAAAAGGGGCTATTGTTACCAGAGTCAACGAAGATGGGACAGTAAATGTTAAACTTCCTGCTGATGAAGAAGGTCACGAATTTACAAAGATTTCCAATCAAAGTGTCTATGAGTTATCTGTGGGAGATTCTGTTGAGCTCTATTTAAAAGGTGGTCGTTATTCTAATTGTTGGATTATAGCCAAACATGGAATGGGACGGAAAAGAGTTGCTTTAGAAACTCAAAAAGGTAATACTGTAGTAGTAGGTGGAGGAAGTTCAACGGGTGGAGGTTCTGGAACTATTCCTGAAAGCATACTAAAGCACTTAGTCGATTATAATAATCCTCATAGAGTTACAAAAGAACAACTTGGCTTAAGTAAAGTGGTTACATCTATTAATGGTGAAAGTGGAGATGTTACCATCCCAACAGTTATTAATGATGCTAAATTAACCATCCAATAGAATGGAACAGAAGTTGGCAATTTTACGGCAAATAGTGCTGTAGATAAAACTGTCAACATTACTGTTCCCACTAAACTTAGTGAGCTTGAAGATGATTCTTCTTTTGCTAAGACGAGTGAATTGCCAACAAAAACAAGTGAGTTGGAAAATGATAGTGGATATATTACTTCAAGTGATATACCATCTATTCCTGTTACAACTGTTAATGGAAAAACTGGGGCTGTTGTTTTAAATGCAACAGATGTTCGGGCTTTGCCTAATACTACAGTAATTCCAACTACTACGAGTCAACTCACAAATAACAGCGGCTATATTACTTCAGCGGGAGCACCTGTTCAAACGGTTAATGGAAAAACTGGTGCAGTTCAATTAACTGCAACAGATGTGGGTGCTATATCGGCAGCCGATATATCTCAAACATTAGGCAATTCAAGCACAAAAGTTCCAAGTGAAAAAGCTGTTGCAGATGCTATGTCTGCGGCAGGATACGGCGATATGCTTAAAGCAAAATATGCTAACAATAGCACGGATGATACTGTTGATAAAGCGTTTTCTGATGCCAACGGTAAAAACATTGCTGATACATACGTTCCAAAAGACGGAGGAACATTAAATAATGCGGACGCAAATACTTTAACTGCTACAGGAAATTATTTAATCGGAGAAAGTTGTACTAATTTCCCTGATGGTAGTTAGGGTAGTGTGGTTTAGGTTGTTGGAGCGGGTGGTTCTGCTTACCAAACAACAGTAATATATGCAACAAACACATATGCTCACAGAGCATATAATGGAACCACTTGGACTGCGTGGAAAGATGCGAATGGTGCGGTTGTCTCTGCAACACAGCCTCAGTATCAAAATGTTGGTAGTCTATGGTTTAAAGAAATTACCTGATTTCATTCGTTGGGTAATAAATAACAAAAACATTTTTAGCAAATCCTTTATTTCGAAAATATTCATTTTTAGGGTAAAACCTTTAAACTTAATAAGACAAAAAAATAATTTTAAAAAACATAAAAAATTTTTCTTGACAAACGGTGAAAGGTGTGTTATACTTCAATCACAGTGAGAGATGAATTGAGATTTTTGGTATGGCACACCTTTTTTCACCGCTCACATTTTCCCAGCAAATATAGACGAAAGGGGTAGACAAATATATGGTAACGAATCTTATTTGCGATGCTTGCAAGTTCCAGCCTAAGTGTGTTGGCTATAATAAGCTCAAGCCTTTTACAGACGAAGCCCGAACCGACCTTGGCATTGAGCTTGAGATGCAGAAGTGCAACGATTTTGTTGACATGAATGACAATGATGAAGACGCGGGTTGATTTCTTCTGAGGTAGAGATTCATTGACTCTAAGCACAAAAATGCTTAGCCAAGTGAAGCCATTTTTGGTGGATTTATACAAAAAATAAGTCAATAAACAGGCTTAAAAGGCAAATAAAAAGACACTTTTATTTGACGAACAAATTTTAGACATTTAAGGAGATATTTTTAACATGAATAATAATTCTGACCAGATTCGTAGACTTTAGAACGTTGTAATCCTTGAGGGTGCTCTTGCAGAGCTTGAGGAACCTCGTACTGGCACAGGTAAAGATGGTATCAATTACATCTCCCTCCGTGGTGCTGTACAGTGTGGCGATACTGGCGTTTACACTCGTAGCTTCCGTGCCTTCATTAAAGAAAAGAAGACTAACGGTGAAGATAGCAAGGTTTATAAGGATGTAGTTGAGTGGCTTAAGACCGCAACTCCTATGACGAAGAACGCTGAGAATCCTACTATGGTTCGTCTTCAGGGTAGTCTTTCCGATAACGTTTATGTTAATCGTGAGGGTGTTCTTGTTGAGGGTACTGAGGTTTCTGTTCAGTTCTTTAATGAGTTTAAGTCTTTCAATGCTTCTCTACAGCTTGAGGGTTATATTAAAGATATTAAGCCCGAAGTTCGTGGCAAGGATGATGATGCTCACGAGACTGGTCGTTATAAGATGCACTTTATTACTCGTGACTTCTATGGTAATACTCTTGACCTTAAGAATATTATCGTTCCCGCTGAGACCTATGACGATATTCAGTCCATTGGTTATGATGAGGGTGCTACAGTTTCCATTAATATTGACTGGATTCCCTCTCAGACTGAGGAAGCTCCTAAGAAGAAGTCTGGTGGTTTCGGTAAGCAGGTAGACCTCGGTTCTACCAGTGGTAATTCCTATCTTGAGATGATTCTTGTTGGTGGTTCTGACCCTTATGATGAGGATTCCAAGGATGCTCTTAGTCCCAAGATTGTTCGCGCAATGATGGCCGAGCGTACTGCTCACATTAAGGAAGTTGAAGCGAATGGTTATCTTGGTAACAAGGGTAGTACGGCTTCTGCTGGCTCAACTGCCAAGTCTGGTGGTTTTGGAAAGGCTAAGACTGGTTCTTTTACTACTATTGAAGACGATGATAATGACCTCCCGTTTTAAGTCGTAAGAAAGGGGTAAAAGAATATGGCTATTGATTTAATGAACCTTGCTCCAACCACAATTAGTAGAGACCTTAAGGGTAAGTATGTATGTCTTTATGGTGACGCAGGTAGCGGTAAGACCTCTCTTGCGGTTTCTTTCCCTAAGAATCTTCTACTGGGATTAAAAAGAGAGATGGAAGTTTTACTATCCATTACAAGTCCCTTGGTAGTGAACCTATAAATATAGGGTGTGCTTTTTAGTGCTAACGGTGGAACCCCAGTGAAACTCTGGGCAATACCGTGCCAAGCCTGTATAGAATTATACTTGAAGGTGTAACGACCATCCCCATAAAGGGGTTAGGATTAAAGCGTGGTGAAAGTCCAAATCCGAAGCGCTACCACTTATTTGAGCTTGCCATATTTCTCAAATAAGAAGAGATGGTCTATTCCTTATGGTAACATAAGGTAGGTAAAGTTGAACACGGTTGGAACGCACAGTCTAACATTTACGCAGTTGATGTTCCTACTTGGGCTGATTTCAAGGCTTATGTTAAGCAGTTGAAGAAGCCTGAGATGAAGGAAAAATTTGACACAATTAGTTTAGATACCATTGGCCTTGCTTGGGACCGTTGTATTGAGTATATTTGTGATAAGAACGATGTAGAGAAGATTAATGACATCCCTTATGGTGGTGGTTATTCCGAAGCTCGTAAGGAGTTTGAGAAGATGATTATTACCATCACTCAGCTTGGTTACGGTCTTGTTATCATCGCTCACGCAGATGTTCACCTTGAAGCTGACCCTGATAATGCGAATGCAGAAGTTCGTGTTCTTGGTCCTGCTGTTCCTAAAAAGGTTGCTGATATTGTAAATCGTCTTGTTGATATTACTGCTTATATTAATATTGATAAGAATGGTGAACGTTGGCTTTATCTTCGTAGCACTCCTACCATTACGGCAAAGAGTCGTTTCCGTTACACTCCTGACCGTATTCCTATGGGTTATGATAGCCTTGTCAATGCTATCGCGGACGCTATTGAAGAGGAAGCAAAGAATGGTGGTACAGTAGTTGATACTCCTGTCGAAGCTGCTCCTGAGAAGAAGCAGGTCAATTTCGATGACCTTGTAGCTGAGATTAAGGCGTATGCTATTGCCATGAATAAGATGGAGAAGATGTCCGAGTATTCCAAGATTGTTGTAGAGTATCTTGGTAAGGGTAAGGCAGTTAAGGACTGCAATGAGTCTCAGGCAGATATTCTCATGCTTATTCTTTCTGACCTCCGTGATTGGGGTGCAGAAAATGACCTCGACATTGCTCGTAAGGTCTAATAATTAACTAACACAAAGGAGATTGGAGAAAGTAAACAAGCTGAATCCTTTCTCCTTTGTTTTTCTAATTATAATTTTACAGAAATGGGGTGTTATATATCGGTAGAAAGCCAAATAGAGTTTTTACTTGTGCTCGGTGTGGACTTTAGTATCCATCTGAATTGAAAATTACAGTTGCAAATAAAAACTATTGTCCAAGTTGCGGTACAATTCGTCGCCAAAGAGCAGAAGATTATAAAAATCTCTTCAATTATATTTTCTTTACTATGGGCTACGATGGAGAGTTAGACCCCAAAAAAATGTCTGTCCCTGTAAACATCCTTAAAAAAGGCTATCATATGGATGCTTCTAAGGTTCTTTGGACTCTTAAATATGTTAATGAGTACGAGAAAAATAAGCCTCGGAGAATGCAAACAGAGATGGATTTAATTAAACTGGTAACTTCTTATTATCTTCAAGCTAAATTTTTCTGGGCAACTTGTGAAGAATTAGACCAAAGCTCTACTCAAGAAAAGATAGATGAAAGTTTAGATTTTCCAGTTCATCAAGTTGTTATCAATCGTTCTGACCTTGAAAAAGCTCGTATTGCAGATGAAGAGAAAAGAGCTCTTCGTGAACATCGAGTGATTCCAGAAGATTATGACGGCGATATTGACGAATTGGATTTTGATGATTTTATTTGGGACGCTGATTATGATAAAGAATTTTTGAAACAGCGCAAAGAACTTTGGGAAGCTGAAAGAGCAAAAGAAGAAGAGTCTTATTTTACAGATGAGATTTTACCAGAAGACCTCAATGAAGAGGATTTACTACTTTATAAAGGGGAGACAGATTCGTGGCAAGTAAAATAAATTTCGACCAAGACGATTATAATTCTCGTATTGCTGCCCTTGAAGTTATTGGCTGTATTATTTAGAAGCCAGATTTACTTGCGGGGCATAGGCTTGAGAAAACGGATTTTACGAATCTTGTAGCTCAAGCTGTTTTAACTGCGGTTAAATATCTCTGGGCAAAAAGAGTAGAGTTCATTGATATTAACATTATCAACGAATGCCTCTCCAAAAACTATCCTACATTTTATCGCATTTATCAAAGAAGTCAGCGGGATAACTTTGTAGGTCAGGCAGTGACAAAATGCCATCCTATGAACTTTGAAGCCAACTATAATGAGCTTAGAAAATTTTCTTTGCTTCGCTCTCTTATGAATCAGGGTATTGATATAACTGATATTTATGACCCAAATGAGTTTGATGATGATGAGGGAGAAAATAAGAAAAAAGAATTTGTTAAGATGACAACAGATGATATTCTTCTTAAAATCCGTCAGAAGCTTATGAGCACTACACTTGATTACACGACTAAAGCTGGTCGTGATAGTATTAAAGCTGGTGGAGTTGAGCTTCAAAAGTTTGTTGAAGACCGTAAAAATGGGGGTAGTTATGGTTTAAGTTATTCCAGTAATTTTTATACAACTATTACTGGTGGTATGAAGCCAAGACATTTTAATATGATGTCTGCTGGCACTGGAACGGGAAAGAGCCGTCAGTCAATTTCAAACATTTGTCATACTTTTGCAGTAGAATATTATGATAATAAGCTAAAGAAATTTGTCCCAAATCCTCATGGTACTCAAAATGCAGTTCTTTATATTGGAACTGAGATGGAACTTGTAGATGAAGTTGAGCCTATTATGTTGGCTTATATTGCAGATGTTCCACAGGAACATATTATGGATTACACTTATGCAGATGGCGAATATGAACGAGTTCTTTATGCTATTGATGTTCTTGACAGAAGTCAAATTTATTTGGAATATGTCCCTGATTATGACATTTCTACACTTGAGCAAACCATTGAAAAGTATGTTCTTCAAAAGAATGTAAGACACGTTTATTTTGATTATATTCATATTACAACAGATTTGATTGCAGAATTTCAAGGAGAAGCTAAAGCAAAAATGTCTGTTCGTGAAGACCAAGTTCTTGCTAATGTTGGTACAAAGCTAAAAGAGCTTACTCGTAAATATGATATAAGTCTTGATACTTGGACTCAGGTTTCAGGTGATTGGAAAAATGAAAACAATCGAGACCAAACTATTATTCGTGGTAGTAAGGCATTAGCAGACAAAGCAGATGTTGCAGGATTAATGATGCGTCCTACTGCCGCAGAACTTAAAAAAATTGAGCCCATTCTTAAAAACCGTTTTGGGGGACAAAAACCCAATGTTTATTATGCGATTTACAAAAATCGTGGTGGAAAATATGTCAATGTAAAAGTTTGGTTATATGTAGATTATTCTACAATGCGTGTTTCTGACCTCTTTTGTACGGATTATGATAATAAATTAATTGATAAAGTTTTTCTTCCAGAAACTTTTGTATCTGTTAATGAAGATGGTGTAGTCAATTATAGTAGGCATAAGGAAGATGTCCCTGTCGGGGCAGGAATTTCTGCTAAGAATACAGTAAATGGAAATACTACAAAATTGGTAAAGCCGACCAAATATGAAGCAATTTATTCAGATGAAACTGGTGGAGATGACCCAGCAGAAAGAGCAATCAAAGAAGCGATGGAGTCTGGTGAGGTAACTTCTGTTGTGAGTAAAAAACTCCAAACAAGACTTGACCTTGAAAAAGAAAACGAAGAAAATATGTATTCTACTAAAGTAACCAGAGAAGATTTTGATAATGATGGTTGGCCGGTAGAAAAATTTAGTGAAATTGAGGAAGAGGAGTAAAATCCTCTCCTTTGGTTAACATTATGATAGATAAAGACGAATTATTAAAACGTGTTACACCTGAGATTGTGATTGAAATAATGGATGAAAACGGTGCTCCTTTAAATCATACAAGTAGAGATGGTTCAACTGGACAGCAACTTTTGTGGTTTAAAACTATTTGCCATGGAGGTTCTAAACCTAAACTCTGTTATTTTACTCAATCAAAAAACTTTTTCTGTTATACTTCATGTGGAGCAATGAGCTTTTTTGAGGGAATTAAAAGAATTAGAAATGTAAGAGATAAAGATTTCTATAAAGGTGTTATTCTTTATATCGCTGATAAAGTTGGACTAAAATCAACTCAAGAAAAAGGTTTTGGTACTTATCGTAAAGATGATAGAGACGATATGAGAACCCTTGAAGATAATATGAGTATTTCTGGTTGGGGAGATTGGCGCGAAAAAATTAAAAATCAAAACGAAAATATCAATAACAAAATTATTCAAGACGAAACAATTCTAAACTATTTTGAAAATAAGATTTATGATGGATGGCTCAAAGAGGGCATTTCAGAAACATCTATGAAAAAGTATGGAATTAAATGGTATGAATATCAAAAGCATATTATTATTCCACATCGAAATGAAGATGGGCAGTTAATTGGTATTCGTCGCAGAAGTCTCAAACCAGAAGATAAAAATAATAAATATATGCCTGAATTTATTGAGGGTAAAGATTATGGGCATTCTTTAGGTCTGAATCTATATGGTCTTTACGAAAATAAAGCTGCAATAGAAGAACGTGGCAAAGCTATTATTGTTGAGGGAGAAAAAAGTGTTTTGCTTTCAGATACCTATTTCGGCAAGAATAGTATTGCTGTAGCTACTTGTGGCTTCTCTGTTTCTAATAAGCAAGCCAATCTTTTAGGAGACCTTGGTGTAAGACAGGTTTACCTTGGATTTGATAAAGACTTTGACGAGTTTGACTCAAAAGCAGTTAAGGGGTACAATAGCAATCCTGCAACTAAAAGAGACTTTGAGATGTATAAAAACAAAATTATTTCCATTGCTTCAAAATTAGCTGGAATGGGTTTTGCAGTTTACATCATTAAAGATAAAGAGGGTAAACTTAAAATCAAAGATTCTCCTTTTGATGAAGGTAAAGAAACATTTCAAAAGTTATTCGCAAGTGCAGAAAAGTTTGATATGAATAAGTTGAAGTGGAATCAAGGGTGATAATTATGTAGACGAGGATAAATAATAAATGAAAAAGTTACAATGGAAGACAAGATTTAATACTTAGTTTAAGGAAGAAGTAGATTTCTTAGATACTCTTCTTGAAAGCTATGGTATTACAGACATAAAGAGTTTTGTTCATCCTGTCAGAAGTGAGTTGAATGACCCATTCTTGATGAAGAATATGGATAAAGCTGTAGAATTAGTCCATGATAAATTAAAAGAAGATTGTAAAATTCTAATTTATGTGGATGGAGATTGTGATGGTGCAATGGCAAGTTCTGCCTTAACTCAGATTCTTAAATATATTAAACCTGATGTTAAGTTAGACTATACTTACGCTTTTCAGAAAGACCACGGACTTACTATGAGTAAGTTAGCAAATTTTACAAAAGATGAATTTGGATTGATTATAATTCCAGATGCATCAATGGAAGCTAAAGATGCTATTGAAATCACAAGGAATTTTTCTGCTCCTATTTTAGTTCTTGACCACCATTTAGTCTCGTCTGAGACTCAAGATACTTGGACTGGCGAATGGATGGATAGAGAAAAGGCAATTTCTATTTATAAAGAAAACCCGTCTGAATATAAGACTCGTTTTCATACGGATTGCTATGTAAATTATTGTTTGCCTGTAAATAGTACAGATGGTTAGTATCCTTGTACTGCGATTTGTGGTACAGGAGTTGTAATGAAATTTGCAGAAGCCTATTGTGAAAAATATAATGTTGATACAGAAATTCTCGACAATATTATGGAGCTTGTTTCACTTGCTGAGATAGCAGATGGAATGGACAGTATGAAGCTTGAAGCAAGATGGTATATGCTTGAGGGACTAAAAGAGTTCTATTGGCATAATGATTTCATTAAAGAGCTTTGTGACCGTTTGGCTGACGAAATGCCTTATGGTAGAACTATTAGTTCTATGGGCTGGACTATTGCTCCTAAAATTAATGGTGTATTTAGATATGGCACAGAAGAAGAAATCATTAATATGTGTCGTGCTATTCGTGGAGAACAAGAAACAATAATTTATAAACCACGACGTAAGAATAAGAATGACCCCGTACCAGAACCAGAAGAGCATACTCTTCAATGGGATATGGCAAGGACTTGTTGTAATGTAAAGAGTAGACAAGATACAGCAGTACGTTCATTCATGGAAAAAGTTGAGGAAATCATCAAAAAGACAGAAGCAAATAAAAGAAGTATTTTGTTTGTTGATTGTAGTAATGTAATTGATAAGAAAACTGTTACAGGACTTGTAGCCAATAAACTTGCTTCAAAATATTATCGCCCTGTTGTTTTGATGCGTAATTTTTCAGATACCGAATTTGGCGGGTCTATGAGAAATTATTCTCAAGGAAACGTTTCAGATTTGAGAAGTTTACTTGAAGAAGCTGGGGTAAATTGCGCAGGACATTCCAACGCCGCAGGAATCCGTATTGAGAAAAGTAAGCTTTCAGAAATTCAAGCTAAGTGTGATGAGCTGCTTCCTATTGATTCTCTTGTTACAATTCATCAGGTTGATTGGCAAGTAGACTTGGCTGATTTGAAGAAAGAATATATCTCAGAGGTCGCAGAAAACTATGCTATCTGGGGTAATACTGTTCCATCTCCTACTTTCGCTATTACTGGTATCAGAGTAAATGCAAGTCAGATTACTCGGTCTGGTCCAAATGGAGCTAAAACTTTTATTCGTTTTAAGGCCAATAATATTTCTTTTGTTAAGAAGTATTGTGCTGCTGGCGAATTTGATACCATGACTATGAAAGATAGAGTCGGATTTGGAGTCAGTAAAAAGAATCTTTTAATGAATGTTATTGGTGAGTTCCAATATGAAAAATATGAGGATAAAAATTATCCTGTTGTAAAGATTCTTTATTATGATGTTGAAGAAGACCTTGAGGCTAACGAAGCTGATAAGCAAAAAATGGCTGGCGGAGATTGGTCTGAGATTGAAGAATCTACATCTAAAAATAAAAAGGTTGTTGCAAAAAACGCAACGTCTGTTGCACAAAAGGAAGAAAAGAAAATTGATGCTGATGAGTATCGGGATGATTTCTATTTCTAAAAAGATTTTAAAGTTATGAACTTTTGAACTATATATGGGGAAACTTTCTTATAGGAAGTTTCCCTTGACAGATATATTTAGACGTGATATAATATAGACAAATTTATGAGAAAGGAGTGAGGCCATTGGAATTTTATGAGAAGTTTCTAAAAGAAAAGTCTGATAACTTGGCTTAGATGTTACCTTTCTTTTCTACTCATAATCATACTGAAATTAGCAATTTCCGTTTGAGAGATTGTATCATTAAGCTTGATGAACTCATTAATCGAGCTATTGAATTGGGCTACAATGGGATTTGTTGTACAGACCATGAAGCTTTGTCAGGTCATGTTCGTTTAATTAAGCGTTATAAAGATTTGAAAAAGTGGCGTAGTATTCTTGATAAGTATGAGACATGGGAAGAATTAGAACAAAAAGAAGATAAAGACGATGTAAAGAAAATAAAAAAGAATATGAAATGGCTTGAAAAATTTAGCTCAGATTTCAAGCTGGGATTGGGAAATGAGATTTATCTTATTGACAGACCAGAAGAAGCGGAAAAAATAGTTAAATTTTACCATTTTATTCTTATTGCTAAAGATGCTAAAGGTTATGAACAACTTCGTAGAATTTCTTCTTCTGCTTGGGAACATTGGTTCAAACAGGGAAGAATGGAAAGAGTTCCCACATATAAAGATGAACTTGAAGCTATCATTGGCGAGGAAAAGGGACATATTATAGCGCAGTCCGCTTGTCTCGGCAGCGAGTTAGATAATTTAATTCTTCGTTATCTTGAGACAAATGATATTGCCTATAAAAAACAAATTCATCATTTTATTCAATGGTGCATAAAAGTTTTTGGTAAAGAGAATTTCTTTCTTGAAATTCAGCCTTGTGTAATTAAGCAAGATGAAGATGGAAATAATATTCCACATGAACAAGCAATGGTAGACCAATTCATGTATGTTTTGGCTGATGCTTATGGGCTTGATGTAGTTTGTTCTACAGATAGTCATTTTGGGGCAAAAGAAGATGCTAAAATTCATGAAGCATATTTAAAAGCAGATGATGACGAAAAGGCAAGTGACCGTGAAGTTGCGGCTTTTTATGAAACTGCTTATATGTTTGGAAAGTCTGAGTTGATAGAAACTTTATCTGCTTTTCTTACTGAAGAACAAATTTCCAAAGCTTTAAAGGGGACAAAAAAGGTATATGATATGATTGAAACATATGACCTTTATCATCCAACGATTGTTCCTACAGATAAAAAACTTCCTCCATTTAAATTGCGTCATATATTTAAAGATTGGTATGATAAGTATGAGTATTTAAGTAAATTTGCTCATTCTGATGATATTCAAGACCAATATCTACTCTATTTGGTAGAACAGGGATTTGACCATCATAATCAATGGGGAGATTCAACTTATCATTTTGCTACTTATGATGAAAACGGAAATATTATTGAAGAGCATGATAAGACAGTAACTCAAGAAGAAAAGATAGCTCGTATCAATGAAGAATTTAGTAGTTTTTGGCAAATTTCTGAAAGATTAAATCAAAAGCTTTCAGCATATTATGTACTTGTTAGAGGATTAGTACATGAAGTTATGTGGAAAGTTTCTTTTGTTGGTGTTGCGCGTGGTTCAGCAGGAGGTAGTTATGTATGCTATCTTTCTGAAATTACGCAAATTAATCCTCTAAAATATGACTTGCCTTTTTGGAGACATAGTTCTCCATTAAGACCTGAGTTACCAGATTAAATCTATTAGTCGAGAACAGCAGTAATGTTGTTTGTTAAGTCCTGTAAACCTAAATTGCAATAGGGTGTGCAGAAATGTGCTAACGGTGAAAGCCTAAAGTTACGACCAAGGTAATACCGTGCCAAGCCTATGCGAAAGCATTTGAAGGTGTAACGACTATGCCAGAGGGCAGTAGGATGGAGATGCTACCATTCGAAAGACGGATACCCTAATAGTTCGGCTAAGGGTAAAAAGATAGTCTACTCCGACTCTTAAATGAGTGTTAAAGTATTAGGAAACTAACGGTATAAAGGATTGATGTTGACAGCGAGGCTTTAAAACGTCCGCTTATTTTCCAGAATATGCATGATTATTATGGAGATGAGAATGTTTTAAATACTCTAACTTTAAAAACAGAGGGAACAAAATCTGTTATTCAGGTTTGTTGTAAAGGTCTTGGCATAAATAATGATGATGCTCAGTATCTTGCCGACCTTGTTCCTTTTGAACGTGGTAAAAACTGGTCGCTTTCTGATTGCTTTAATGGCAATGAAGATGAAAATAGACCTCCTCAAGTCGAGTTTATAAATGAAGTTGCTAAGTATGATGGATTAAAAGAAACTCTACTTAAAATTGAGGGATTGATTTCTGGTAGGTCAATTCATGCTTCTGCATCTTATATTTTTGATGCAGGATATATTGCCCAAAACAGTAAAATGAGAGCGCCAAATGGTACGACCATTACTGCCTATAATATGGAAGATTCTGATTATATGGGCGGATTAAAAGTGGATTGATTTATAGTCCACTATAAATCTCATAAATTGCGGGGAACTCCTGAGAGCCTTAATAACCAAGTTTATTTAGTGATAAATAAATGGCGAAGAGTAACGGCTTCGGTATGGTAAAATCATTGAGGATTGGACAATCAAACGCAGCGAAACCTGTTGAAATATACAGGGACGTTCAACGACTATAATTGAGACACGAAAGTGATTGTATAGTCTACTCCGACCTTTTAGGTGTTAAAGTATTGGGAAACCAACGGTATAAAGGACCTTAACAATTGAAATGCTCGATAAGCTACATAAAGCAATAGATTTACTTATTGATGCAAAAGTGATAGAAGATAAGGGAAGCTATAAGGCAAATTATGATGCTTATTTGCACCCTGATGTTCTTGATTACAATGATTATAAAATGTGGAATTTGCTCGACCAAAATCAAATTCTTGATGCTTTTCAGTTTGATAGTGCAATGGGTCAGCAAGTTATTATTAAAACTCAACCTCGTTCTATGCTTGAGCTTTCTACTGCAAATAGTCTTATGAGACTTATGGCACAAGATGATGCTACAGAAGCTCCTATGGATACATATCGTCGTTATAAAGATAATATTCAACTATGGTACGATGAAATGGAACAGTGGGGATTGAATAGGCATGAGCAAGAAATAATGAAAAAACATTTAGGCTCACTTTATGGAGTGGCTGATACTCAAGAAAGTATTATGGAAATGAGTATGGACCCTGAAATAAGTGGTTTTGATGTAGTTCTTGCGAACAAATTGCGCAAAAGCGTAGCAAAAAAGAAAAAAGATTTGATTGCTGCTGTCCATGATAAATTTTATAAAAAGGGTAAAGACTTAGGAACTTCTGATGCTTTGCTTAATTATGTATGGGGACAACAAATCAAAAGACAGCTTGGATATTCGTTCTCAAAAAACCATTGTATGCCATACACAGCCATTTGTCTACAGTGTATGAACATTGTTAAGCGATATGGTTCAATTTATTGGAATTGTGCTTGTTTAATTGTAAATAGCGGTAGTACAGATGAGGATGATGTAGAAAATAATGGTGGCGTAAACTATGGACGTATTGCAAAGGCTATGGGCAATATGATGCAACATGGAATTAAAATTGCGTTGCCAGATTTGAATAGGGCGCATTTTGGTTTTTATCCCGATGTGGCAGATGGAGAAATTGTTTATGGACTAAAGCCGATTCAAGGTTTGGGAAGCAAAGTTGCAAAGGCTATTATTGACTATGCTCCATATACTTCTTCAAGACAATTTTATGAAAAGATGCAACAATTTAAAGAAGAAGCTGAGGAAAATAAGTTCGGTGATACAGCAATGATTTCTTTAATCAAAGCTGGATGCTTTGATGAAATTGATAAAAAGCCCAGAGAAGAAATTATGGCAGACTTTATTCGTTCTATTTCCAGCCCAATTACTTCTTTAAAAATCTCTAATATTGAAGATATGAAGAGATTAAAGTTGCTAACAGAAGCCCAACAAAAATATGAATATAGGCTCTATCGTTTTAGAAACTATGTATTCCAAAAGCAATTTTTCTATAAACAGACAGGCAAGAGTCCTACTACTGCATTTTATTATTTAGATAGACAGTATGCCGAACCTTATTTCACAGAAAATTTCATTACTCTTATGCAAGAAAACAAAGACTATGAATATGCTGAAAATGGTTTAATTGCTGTTAAACGTGGTAGTTTTGATAGAGTGTTTGATAAGTTGATGAAAGATTTTAAGGAAAATTATCTTTCGTCTCAAGAAATGCTTGATAAGATTAATGAAGACCGTTTTAATGAAAAATGGAAAGAGAAAGCAAAGGGTAGTATTTCTAAATGGGAATTTGACTCAATGTGCTTTTATTATCATCCTCATGTTTTATTAAGTGCAGATACTCAAAAGAATGGGCTTGCTAATTTTGAAGACCTTCCGTTGCAACCTCAAGGAGTTGCTACTTATTACTTTAGAGGACAAGAAAAAATTCGTTTTGGTTTAAGTAAAATTTGTGGTACTGTTCTTGATAAAAATAAGAATAAGCATACAGTAGATATTTTAACTCCAACAGGGGTAGTAACATTAAAGTTCTATAAAGGACAATTTAGTTTTTATGATAGACAAATTTCTAAAACTAATCCTGATGGGACTAAGACAGTAATGGAAAAATCTTGGTTTACTCGTGGAACTAATTTGTTAGTTACTGGATTCCGTAGAGACCAACAGTTTGTTCCTCGCGTATATAAAGATAGTGTTTATAATCATTCCTTACAGCTTATTTCAGGAATTGATGAAAATGGTATGTTAGAATTAATTTCAGACAGAATCGAGGTGGACTCAGCTAATGATGTAGCAGTCTAAAATAACAGAGCAAGACAAAATCATCAAGATTCATGCTACATTAAACAATGTAATTTTCCCTAAAGGTGGGTTTTAGAGTATAACTGAGCCCACCTTTGGGATAGTATCTTGGATTATAGTGTCCGTAGATGATGGAGAACCCACAAATGATAATTTTGGTACAATTACAGTAAAGGGTACATATCCTTGCAATATATCTCCCAGAGCAAATTATATTATCATTGCAAAAGAGGTTGAACATCCTCAGTATGGAACACAATATGATTTGATTTATTTTAATGAAGAGTTTGATATGACAAAAGCAAGTAATCAAAGAGCTTTTCTTAAAACTTTTTTGACAGATAATCAAATTGAAGAGTTCTTTAAAATTTTCCCTAATCCAATTCAAACATTGGAAAAAGGCAATCCAAAAGAGCTTACAAAAATTCATGGCGTGGGAGACTATATTGCTAACTGTATTCTTGAGCGTTATGAGCAAAAGAAAGATGTGGGTCAAGTTTATCTTGAGTTAGATGGGATAGGACTTTCTTCTAATTTTATTACTAAATTGGTTCAAAAGTACAAAAATCCATCAGTTATAGTCTCCAAAGTAAAAGAAAATCCTTATTCATTAATTAAAGATATTGATGGAGTAGGATTTTTAACTGCTGATGCAGTAGCTCAAAAAGCAGGATTTAATAAAACAGATGTTCGAAGAATTAAGTCTTTTATTACTTGGTTTTTAAATAAAGAGGGTGATGAAGGACATTCGTATATTTCTGCGCAGGAATTAAATGCAAATATTTTTGAAACATTAGGTTCTCCACAAGAGATTGTAGAAAATTATGACGTATCAGAAGATGCAGATAGTTCTATTCCTCGAAATAATATTGCCAAAGCTATAAAAGAGCTTCAAGATGAGGGAACAATAGTCCTTGAAAATAGTGAGAGAAAAGCAGACCGTAGAGTTTATTTAACTAAATTTTACAATCTCGAAAGAGATATTGCTTATCATTTAAAAAGACTTCTTAATGCTCATAGTGATTTTGTCATTGAAAACTTTGATGAAAAAATCAAAAAAGCAGAGGAAGACCAAGGATTTGAATTTACTCAAGAGCAAATTGATGGTATAAAATTAGGTTGTGAAAAACAAGTCTGTATGATAACTGGTCTTGCTGGTAGTGGTAAATCAAGCCTTGTAAATGGTATACTTACTGTTTTAAACAATTATACTTTTGCTCAATGTGCTCTTTCAGGAAAAGCTGCTGCGAGATTGCAAGAAGTTACAGGAGTTTCAGGGAAAACAATCCATCGTTTACTTGAATATAGTGGAGATGGGTTTGTTAGAAATGAAGAAAATCCACTTGAAGAGAACATCATTGTCCTTGATGAAATTTCTCTTGTCGGCGGTGAAATCTTCTTAGATTTACTTAAAGCAATTCCTAATGGCTCTAAGTTAATTATGTTAGGTGACTTTGGGCAGTTAAGCTCTGTGGGGCTCTTAAATCTTGCTTATGATATGATGAATAGTAATCTTATTCCAGTAGTAAAATTACAACAAGTTCATCGTCAAGCAAAGTCTTCTGGTATATTAACGATAGCTTATCAAGTGCGTAATGGTTATCAACTTTATGAAAACTATGCACAAGAAAGTATTGAAACAGTCGGAGAAAAGAAAGACATGATAATAGATGTCAGTCCTGACAGTGATGATGATAGAGATAAGATATTGCAATACTTTGAAGAATATTATAACTCTCCTTTAGTGGGAAGAGATATTGAAAAAATTCAGGTAATTTCTCCCGTTAAAGAAAGAGGAGATACTTGTGTATTTAATTTGAATCAAGACATACAAGAACTTGTTAATCCGATAGACCCGTTTAAAAGAAATTATGTCGTAAAGAAACAGCGTAAAAAGGTTGACAAAGATTTTAGTTATGTGATTCAAGAGAATGATAAAGTTATGTGTATTAAAAATAATTATCGCGTTTTTAATACAAGTGGGGCTCAATCTGCAATGTTTAATGGTTGGACAGGAATTGTAAAGAAAATTGATGATGATAACATGGTTGTCGATTTTACTTTGGGAGATTGTCCGATTATTATTCCATTAAAAGAGGTAGGCAATTATATTATTCTTGGATATGCAAGTACAGTCCATAGACTTCAGGGAAGTTCAGCAGATGTGGTAATTGGAGTGTTAAATTGGGGGTGTCCTCCAAACATGGCTTCAAAAGAGCTTGTATATACTTTAATTACTCGTGCTAAGAAAAAATGCATTTTAGTTGCAAATACAGGAACTTTAAGAAGTGCGATAGGAACTGATTCAGTAGCTTATAAGAGAACATTTTTGCCAGAGATGCTTCAGAAAGATTTTTATTGGCTTCGAGCAGAATACAATAAAGAGAAGAAAACAAAAGATGAAGCAATGAGGGCAAGGATGAAAGAGATTATGGCAAATTCTGTAAATGCTTCTGAGGAAGCAGAAGAATCAGAAGAAAATTCTTAATAAAAACACAAAAAAGCTCTTGACAATCAAGAGCTTTTGTGTTAGAATACAGACACTAAGATAAAAAATGGTGATATTTTATGGACAAATATTTTTATTCTAATTGTTTCATTGAAATGATTAAAGCTAAAATTAGGAATCCTAAAGTGAAGATAATGTATCTTCCAGCTTTTCTTAATGAAGTACCTTGTCCGCATTGGATGTGGCTTGATGAAAATGGAGAGCATGATTTTCATTATAGAGGAAAACTTCCTTGGTATAAATGGTTTTGGCATAAAGGACATATTAGAACTGTTCATAGAGGTTGCTATAAAGGTTGTATTATGCAAATGATTGAGAGGAAATATTATGAGGGAAAGTATGAATAAGTCGAATATCCCAGCTACTTTTAAAGAAGTTGGTTTCAATGAAAGTTTTCACATGGGAAAATCTGAGAAACTTTCTTATTATATAGATAAAAATCTTGACTTTTGGTGTGAACTTGAGGGAGGAGAAATTATTAAATGTCCTTCGGCTTATCGTATTAGTGCATTTACTTTTACTTGGTCTGGTTGTCGTTATTGGTATGATGAAGAGACTCAGCGCCATTATTATGTAAATCCATTTTACGATGGAGAAACATTTTATCTCTATGCAGATAGTTTCGGAGAACTGCTTGAGCTTATTAGGAAATTTGTAGAGCCAAGCGATGAAATAGAAGATGTACTTGATTCTTCTACCGAAATGGAAACATATAGGAATACAATAACAGAAATTTTTAAAAATTAAGGAATAATTATTATGAATCGTGAACAACGTAGACAAACTGTAAAGAATCTTCAAAAGAAAGGTCTTAAGCGAGAATCCGCAGAGACTATTGTTGAACGTATGGATTTTACCGAACATCATTTTAGCAGAGATGTTTGGGAAGGTGAAAAGGTTAAGTTGAACTATAACCGAATCACTCATTATAAGGATTGGAAAATTCTTCGTCAGGAATATAAGGATTTTGTTGAAGCTAACAAAGATACTGTTTTTACAGTAGAGTTTGATGATATTCGCAAAAAAGAAGCAGAGAAGAATGATGGATTTAGTGGTCTTTGTCAGTTTGTTGAAGATACCACTCCTGTGAAGTGGTTATTCTATGCTATTGACCTTATTCCTGAACCGAATCAAACCAAACCAAAGAGTGAGACAGAGCTTCAAAATGAAGCGTTTATGGCTCATGTGGATGAAGTTCTTAAAGAAATGAAGTAAGGGAGAGTCTTGAAAATGACTAATCTTGTAATTATGGTTGGCCCTGTCGCAAGTGGCAAGTCTACGCTTGCAAATAATATTAAAAATGTCTATGAACATAACGGACAAAAAACTATTATCGTTTCTTCTGACCAAATTCGTGTAGATTTGTATGGTGACATTAATGACCAGACTCATAACGATGAAGTATTTAAAGAAGTTCGTCGTAGAATTAATAATTGTATTGGCAAGATGAATGTCATTGTAGATGCTACCAGTATCAATGTAAAATCTCGTGTTCCTCTTCTTGACCTTGTTCGTAAGAATCCAGATGTGCGTAAAATTGCTATGGTAATGACTACTCATGAGGCTGTTTGCAAAATGCTTAATCGTAAGCGTGAACGAAAAGTCCCTGAGTATGTTATTGATAAGCAGATTGGTAATTTTGAAATTCCTTTTTATGAAGAGGGATTTGATGAAATTAATCTAATTAATTGGAACAGTGGATATTTTAGTTATGCTAAAGATGAATTAATGAGAACCACAGTTGACAGAGATGTTATCCAAGATTTTATGAGAGGTTTTGACCAGTGCAATTCTCATCACAAGTATACTCTTGATATTCATTGTCAAAAGTGTGCAAAAGAAGTGGCAAAGCGAACTGATAACGAAATTCTTATTCGTGCTGCGGAAATTCACGATTATGGAAAGATGCTAACTCAGGAAGAGAAACCTGATGGTAGTGGTGAATGCCGTTATTATAGTCATCATAATAAAGGGACTTATGAATTAATGCAACCTATTGAATGGGTTGGTTTTGAGGATTATGATAAATGCCTTGAGTGCTTGTTTTATGTGAATTTTCATATGTTACCCTTCTTTATTGAGACTGAAAAGGCTCAGAAGAAATGGGAAAAAATTATGGGAAAGGAAAAGCTTGATAATCTTTTCTTATTTAATAAATGTGACAGGATTGCAAGTGGTACGCAGTAATGTGGAAGCATCCTCTGCTTGGATATATTAAAGAAGTAAAAGCTCTATATGCTTATAATCACAATCCTATTCAAGATTGGAATTTTAAGCATTGGATTGAAAGTTTGTCTGAACAGGCTGAAAAGACTCATGATGCCAGTCTTTTAGATTTGCTTGAAGTATTTGAGCCTCTTGATATGACTGTTGATGGAGAATATGTTCTTTTCCATTATAAGGGTTTTATTGACCTTAGTGATATGGGATATTCTGAGGAAACCTTTTTCTATCTATATGATGGACTTTATCGAGAGTGTCGTTCTTGTGTTTTTGATGTAAAGAAAGAAGAGCTTGTACTTTGTTCTCTAAATAAATTTAAAAATATGGGAGAAGATGCTTTTGATTGGTCTGAAAAGGCTATTCGAGAAAAGTATACTTCTGCTCAAAAAATTTGGATTACCAATAAAATGGACGGTAGTTATCAGCAATTTCGATATATTACTAATTCTGATGGTTCTGGAACGATTTTTGGGTCGGGTTCTCAGGCTATTAGTCTGAATGAGTCTTGGAGACTAAAAGAAGGATTTGGTCTTTTGACTGATTCTCAAAAGCAAATGATTAAAGATTATCCTGATTATACTTTTATTTTTGAGTTCATTTCTACTAAAAATGCTATTGTTGTTCATTATACTGAGGGACAAGAGGGAATGTATCTAATTTCTGCTCGTTCTTGTGTTGATGGAACTGAAATGGATTTTGATACTATTCGTAGTCTTGCTACTCTTTATGATAGTAAGATGGTAGAGTATTATGATTCTGAAAATCTTGATTCTCTTTTGACTCAGGTTGACAACTTCTCTTCTGATGAAAAAGAGGGTTGGGTTATTCGTATGCGAGATGAGAATGGGAAAGATTTTCGTGTAAAAATCAAATGTACTGATTATGTCCTGCTCCATCGTGTAATTAGTAAACGAATTTCTCCTAATGCAGTAATTGAAGCCTTGGCTTATGGTAAGTATGATGATTTTTATTCTAAAGTCCCTGATGCTTTTAAAGATATTGTAAAAGGTTTTTATCTTGAAACTGTAAATTATGTTAATACTCGTACTACTGCGGCTATGAATTGGTATTATCAGATGATGGAAGAGCTTAAAGACCAGCTTGAAAATTACCCTGAAAATTATATCAAAAAGCTCAAGATGGTATGGATTAGTGAAAATGTGCCTAAGTGTATTGCAAGTGATGTAAGGAATATGGTGAATGAGAAAGAGACTCAATATCTTATTCGTCGTGGTTCTCCTTATCGTCACGCAGAGATTCTTAAACTAAAGAATCAGCATGAAAAGGCTATTAGACAAGCAAAAGAAAGACAAAACAATTTAAAGAAAGAAGAGTGATTACAATGGTTAATGTAAAGATTAAGAAGTTGACCGAGACAGCAAAGATTCCAACTAAAGCTCATGCAGAAGACGCTGCCTTTGACCTTTATGCAGACATTCCCGACAATACTTTTACTGCATGGGAAACTAATGAAACAAAGCAAGGTATTAAAATTATGCCTCATACCACCGTAAAAATTCCTGTGGGTATTGCGACTGAGATTCCAGCAGGATATTGGGGAGCAGTATTTGCGCGAAGTGGTCTTGCTACAAAACAGGGTTTGCGTCCTGCAAATTGTGTTCCCGTAATTGATGCTGGTTATAGGGGCGAATGGATGGTCCCTATTCACAATGACAGCTCGGAAGTTCAAATTATAGAACACGGAGAACGTATTGCTCAGATGATGATTCTTCCTGTTATTAATACTGTACTTGAAGAAGTTAATTCTCTTGAAGATTCTTCTCGTGGTGCAGAGGGCTTTGGTGATTCTGGCAAGTTCTAATCGTATAGACGATAATAAAATTCAGTTTTTATTTTGAGGTAAAATAAATGACTTTTAATTATTTTAAGTGTGACAAATGTGGCGCTCGTGTAGGTATTGACCTCGCTAAGAATTTGCCTGATTTTGAAACCCCTCGATATGAAGAGGATAATAAGATTTTCTTTAAGGATGCTCATATGATTTGTCCTGTTTGTAAGGACGAAATGAGCTTCGTTTTTGAAGAGAGTGGAGATTAGAATAATGGGGAGGACCAGTAATGGCTACTCCCAATTATAATAAACTTGTTTTCTTTGATACAGAAACCACTTCAATTTCGCCAAATTATATTGTAACTTTGGCTTATATTGCAGTTGAAAATAATAAGGTTGTGAAGCGTGGGATGATTACTTGTAATCCTGATTATCCCATTTCTCCACAAGCGAGTGCGGTAAATGGGCTTACAAATAAAATGGTTGCTGACAAGCCATATTTTGATGAAGCATGGAAAGATATTCAGGAATATTTTGAAAATGCTATACTAATCGCCCACAACTCTAACTTCGACTGCAAGGCATTGCGACTCGAATTTAAAAGATATGGATTAGAATTTCCAAAGCATTGGGAATGTGATACTTTAGCCAATGCTAAAAGACTAATTCCTAAAGGTGAAACAAAGAATTACAAACTGGCAACTCTTTGTGATTATTTTGGTATTGACTTGGGTGATGCTTATCATACTGCGGATTTTGATACAGAAGCATTACTTAGAGTTTTTAATAAATTAGTAAAAATTTCTAATGGTAATTTAGAGGTAAAAGAGGGATAAAGGGGGAATACTATGACTGTAATTAAGAGAAATGGTGTAGAAGTTACTTTTAATAAGTAGAAGATAATTAATGCTATTGTAAAGGCAATGAAATCAACAGATAGTGTTGAAATTGATATTGCTTTTGCAACAAAAATTGCTCAAGATATTGAGAACTTAGATAGAATTCTTAAGGTTGAGGAAATTCAGGACATTGTGGAAAAGAAGCTGATGGCTTCTAAATATAAAGATGTAGCAAAGAACTATATGAATTATAGATATTTGCGCACAATGGCGCGTTCTCAATATAAAGAGTTAATGGATTCTATTGCTGAAAAACTTAGCGCAAAAAACATTCAAAATCAAAACGCTAATGTAGACGAAGCTTCTTTTGGCGGACGAATGGGTGAAGCAAATGATGTAATTACACGTCGTTATGCTTTGGAATATCTTGTTTCTCCTATGGCAAAAGCCAATCATGAAAATAATGAAATTTATATTCATGACCTCAATGCCTATGCTGTAGGTTCTCATAATTGTCTTAGTATTCCTTTTGATAAGCTTCTTAAAGAAGGGTTTAACACCAGACAAACAGATGTTCGTCCAGCACAAAGCATTAATACTGCTTTCCAGTTAGTAGCTGTAATTTTTCAGTTGCAGAGCTTACAACAGTTTGGTGGGGTAAGTGCAACACATTTAGATTGGACTATGATTCCTTATGTAAGGAAAAGTTTTAGAAAACATTATATTGATGGCTTAAAATATATCCATAATATTTATGATGAAGAACTTTTTAATCATATCCCAGAAGATGCAGGAATTGAAGATAAAGAATATATGCTTTATGAGAAAGCATATAAATATGCTATGGATATGACGACAAAAGAAACTTATCAAGCTGCTGAGGGAATGTATCACAACTTAAATACATTACAAAGTAGGTCTCGGAATCAATTACCTTTTACATCAGTCAATTATGGCACTTGCACTCTTCCAGAAGGTAGACTTGTAACGAAAGCGTTACTCGATACCTCTATTAAGGGTATTGGTAGATTACATAAGACTTCTATTTTCCCATGTGGTATTTTCCAGCGTATGAAAGGAGTTAATGATAAACCACGGACTCCTAATTATGATTTATATAGATTAGCTCTCAAGTCAACCAGTGTAAGACTTTATCCCAATTATGCAAATGTTGATTGGTCTGGTAATGCTGGCTATGATATTAATGACCCCAAAACGTATTTTTCCACGATGCGGTGTCGCACAAGTAATCGGTTTGATATTAATGGATTTGGGCAGCTTAAAGATGGACGAGGAAATATTTGTCCTGTAACTATTATTATGCCCACACTTGCTATGGAAGCAAAAGAATATTGTGACAGAAATGGACATGGCTCAGATTCATATTTTGAATCTTTTATGACATTACTTGACACAAAAATCCATGAAGCTAAAGATATGCTAATTGAACGCTTTGATTGGATTTGTAGCCAGTCTCCTGATGCTGCTAAATTTATGTATGAAAACGGTGTTATGGCAGGATATGTCCCAGAAGAGGGGATTAGAAGTGCTTTGAAGCACGGTACTTTAGTAGTTGGACAAATTGGCTTGGCTGAAACTTTGCAAATATTAATTGGTAAAGACCATACCACAGATGAAGGTATGGAATTAGCAAAACAAATTGAGCAATTATTTAAAGATAGGTGTGCAGAATTTAAACAAGAATACAAACTTAATTTCGGTGTATATTACACTCCCGCAGAAAATCTTTGTTATACTGCCATGAAAAAGTTTAAGGCTAAGTATGGCGAGATTAAAGATGTTTCAGATAAAGATTTCTTTACCAATAGTATTCATGTCCCTGTTTGGAAAGATATGAGTCCTTTTAAGAAAATTGATATAGAATCTCAACTTACTGGATATTCTAATGCTGGTTGCATTACCTATGTTGAATTAGATGCTGGCGTAAAAAACAATTTGGATGCTTTGGAAGAAATTGTTAATTATGCTATGGATAAGGATATTCCCTATTTTGCAATTAACGTTCCTTCAGATACTTGTTTAAATTGTGGTTATACAGATGAAATTGGGGATTCTTGCCCGATGTGTGGAGGGACTGATATTCAGCGTTTACGTCGTGTAACTGGATATTTAACGGGGAATTATACCACTGCTTTCAACAAGGGTAAACAACAAGAAGTCGAAATGAGAGTTAAACATCAAAGGTTTAATAATGTAGAAAATAATAAGTCGGATTTACAAAATAACTAATATTGTAAATAATTAGTGTTATATCGGATAGGCAATTAATATTAAAAAGCGTTGGAGAGAGCATCGTTCTGACGCTTTTAATAAAAATTGTAAAGATTATAATATGGTTATTTATAAAGCAATTAGAAAACATGGGCTTGAAAATTTTACTTTTGAAATCCTTGAAGAGTGCTCTTAGGATTTATTAAATGAAAAAGAAGTATATTGGATAGCTTATTTTAATAGTTATTATAATGGTTATAATTGTACTTTAGGTGGAGATGAAAGTCATATCCATTTAGGGAAACCTGTTGAACTTTATGATAAAGAAGGCAATTTTGTAATAGAATATCCTAATATAGCAACTGCCGCAAGAGCACTTGATGTTTTTTATGGAACTTTATATCAAGTTATACAGGGGAAAAGACATTCTTGTAAGGGATATTAGGCAAAATTAAAAGAGGATGATGTTTTAATAACTCGATATAAAAACAAACAAGGTGGGAAAATACCAGTTTTACAAAAAGATGATAATGGTAATATTTTAAATGAATTTGAAAGTTCTTACGAGGCGGCTCGTCAATTGGGGTTAGATGCTTCTACCATTATAAAATGTTGTAATCGGAAATTAAAGCATTGTGGTGGATATAGATGGGAGAAAAAATAAATGCGTTACTGTAACATAATTGAAGAAGATGCGGCTAATGGAATAGGTTTTAGAACCACACTTTTTGTTAGTGGCTGTAATTTTCATTGCAAAAATTGTTTTAATCAAAAAGCTCAAGATTTCAATTATGGAAAAGAATATACAGAACAAACAGAAAGTTATATTCTTGAACAGTTAAATAAACCTTATATAAAGGGTCTTTCTCTCCTTGGGGGAGACCCCTTATGGCAAGATGTAGATGGATTAAAACAGTTAAGACAACTTGTGCAAAAAGTTCATAACTTAGGCAAAACTGTCTGGATTTGGTCTGGGTTTGTTTACGAAAATTTGCTTGATGGTAGTGGACTTAGTGAAGAAGCAAATGAAAGAATTCTTCTTGTTCGTGAATGCGATGTTTTTGTAGATGGACTTTTTGAAGACGATAAAAAAGATTTATCTCTTGCTTGGAGAGGTAGTAGAAATCAACGAGTAATTGATATGAATAAGACGAAAGATAAGGTTGTACTCTATTGTGAATAATTTTGGCTTTATAGAAAGGATTAAATATCGCATAAAACAATATCTTTGGAAAAAGATTTGGTGGAAATCTGTTCTTGCAGGAATAATGATTGGATTAGCGGGAGTAGTAAATTTAAGTGTGGACAATAAATTTGTTGGAGCACTTTTATTTTCTTTTGGTCTAATTACAATCCTTGCTCAAAGTTTAAACCTTTATACAGGTAAGGTTGGGACGATTAATCTTTCTTGCGAATGGTTTATGTTACCTGTTATTATATTTGGCAATTTTATTGGAACAAATATAATCGCTTGGGGAATGAGCCTTACTCGTTTTGGAGAAACATTAAATCAATCAGCTTATGTTATTGTTCAAAATAAATTAGCCGATAATTGGGTTAGTATTTTGTTACTTTCTATAGGTTGTGGAATTATGATGTATTTAGCAGTAAAAGGATGGACAGAAAATACAAGCACTTGGTTAATTGTTATTTTACCTGTAATGATTTTTATACTTTCTGGATTTGAACATTCGATTGCTAATATGTTTTATTTTGCAATGGCTAATGAATATAGTATAAAAGCTTTTTTATATGTTGGTTTAATGTTAATTGGTAATGCCATTGGAACATTGGGTTTCAAAAAAATAAAGGAAATAAAATAATTTTTAAGGAGAGAGGATATAATTTAATATCCCTCTCCTTTTTTATTCGTTTTTTATTTTGTAAATTTTCCTTGACAAATGGAATGAAACGTGTTATAATCTCAACAAGAATATAAGAACGGAGGTTCTGATTTTATTAATACGCAGATTGAAGAAAGACTTGAAACAGATTTTAAGACATTAACCGAAAAGGGTTTTGAGGTAGTAGGAGTGTATCTGGCAGGGGCGCAAAATTATTCTTTGTCAGATGAATTTTCTGATGTTGACACAAAGGCTATTGTGCTACCTCATTTCGAAGATATTGTTCGTTCTAAACAATGGGTAACAGATACAATTATTAACGCTGACGATTCACATACGGAAGTTAAAGACATTCGTAATATGTTTGATTGTTATAAAAAACAGAACGTCAATTTTCTTGAGACTCTTTTTACAAAATATTATTATTTAAATCCTGATTATACAGGTGAGTGGCTTGGAGCAATTGTTAAGAATCGAGAAAAAATTGCTCATTATGACGAATGCAGAGCTATCAAAGCAATGTATGGTAATATGCTAACAAAGTATAAAAATATGTATAAGTCCATGCCACATAGCGCAGCCGAAATTGAACAGTATGGGTACGCTTTAAAAGATTATCATCATTTAATGAGACTGGCACAATTTATTAGAAGATATATTTCAGGCGAGAAATATGAATCTATTTTAATTGCAGAAGACCGAGAAAAACTTATTGAATATAAGCGCATAGGTTTCCCTCTCGAAGAAGTTTCCAAGATTGCAGAAGAAACTCTTAACACGACAAAAAAGTTAGTGGATGATACTTTAGTAGAGTGGGAACAGACTAAAAAGGTAGATAAAGAAGCAGAAGAAATTCTTCATCGGGTAGAATTTGATTTTATTAAACAAAGTCTTTTACATGATTTGGGGACAGAAAATGGATAAAAACGAAAAATTGTGGTTTTCGACCAAAAAACGACCGTCATACCACAATATATTGTGGTCAGAGGATTTTAGAGACACAAGATGTTGTGGTGAACAAGCAAATAAAATCTGTCTTTTATTTGGGGATGTTTCGGACGATGATTATAGAAAAATTTTAGATGCAAAAGATGATTGGAGACACGCATAATGGAGAAGATTACTTTAGACAAAATCAATATTGGAAATATTGTAGTTGCAAGAAATGGTTGGACGGGTTATATTACAGAAATTGAGGAAGTCGATAACAGCTTCGTTTCGAATTTAACTAAAAAAACTGTTGAAACCTCTGCGAAAGTTCTAATTGGGGTGAGGACAGACGGAGAAAAAGAGGGATTCATTTTTAGATGCCCAGTATATATGGTTGGAAGAACGTTTTCGCAAATTGGAATTTATAAAATTAATGACAATAGTGAAATTATTAGTGCGGCTAAAACAATCGAAAAGCTTCCAGAAAATACTCTTGCTTACAACAGAAGAATTGGTGAATCTAAAGTTTATCAATATGAACATTTAGACGAGAACGTTTTAAATAAAATTAATGAACTTGTTGACGCTGTTAATAAGTTGAACGGAGTATATAATAATGAGTGTTAATATTATTGAAAAAATTAAGTCTCTTACAGAAGAGTTAAAACATTACGCTTGGGCTTATTATCAGAATGATGCACCTGAAATTACAGATGCGGAATATGATAAAAAATGTGACGAACTTAAGAAGATGGAAGATGAAGCTAATTATTGGCTGGCAGATTCTCCTACCCGAAAGGTTCAAGGAGCATTGCTCGATTCATTAAAGAAGGTTAAGCATCCTGTTCCTATGCTTTCTGCTGATAAATCGACGGACATTGCGGATGTAATTAAATTTGCAAGGAATAAGGAAATTACTATTAGCTATAAAGATGATGGTGCAACACTTGTTCTACATTATAATAATGGTGAACTTGTTCAAGCAGTTACTCGTGGCGATGGTGAAATCGGTGAAGATGTTACCCATACTGCTAAGATGATTAAGAATATTCCGATGTGCATTTCTTGCACAGAAGAAATAATTGTTCGCGGCGAAGCTGTTATTCCTTGGGATAAATATCGTGAGATGAATGTTGACGGCACTCTTGGGCATCCGAGGTCAATCGCGGCAGGTGGTCTCCGTCAGCTTGATTCAAAGGAAGCTGCAAAGCGTAACATTTATTTCTATGCTTTTAATCTTGTTAATTGGAAAGATACTGGTGTAACAACTCATGCTACAGCTATGAAGTTTTTGGAAATCATGGGCATTCCTGTTGTTCCTTATGCCGTTCTTGATGATTATGATGCTGATTCGATTAAATACCTCACCGAAATGGATTTTAATCGTGAGCGTTATAACATTCCTACCGATGGTTGGGTATTCCAGTTTAATGATTTAGCTTATGGTGAAAGTCTTGGGATTACTGCCCATCATCCTCGTAATCTGTTTGCATTAAAACCTGAGACCACAACTTATAAAACAATTTTCCGTGGAGTGGAATTTAATCCCACTCGTACTGGTTTGATTTCTCTTACAGGATTGTTTGACCCTGTGGATATTGACGAGACCATTGTTTCTCGTGCGACACTTCACAATGTTTCTTACTTCAAAGACCTTGAGCTTGGTATTGGAGATGAAATTGAAGTCGCAAAGATGAATGAGATTATTCCTGCTATTCTTAAGAATAATACTCGTTCTAATACTTATAAGCTTATTGAAAATTGTCCTTGTTGTGGTTCTAAGCTTGTGTTGAATCAGGCAGAATCTGGTACGGAAACTTTGATTTGTCCAAATGAGAATTGTGCTGCTAAACAGCTTGCTCAGTTTGTGCATTTTGTTTCCAAGCCTTGTGCAAATATTGAGGGCTTGAGTGAAGCAATCCTTTCTAAGTTTATTGACCTCGGCTTTATTAAGACTTTTGCGGACATTTATCATTTGTCCGACCACAAGGATGAAATCATTAAGCTTGATGGTTTTGGTGAAAAGAGTTATAAGAAGCTTTATGAAGCTATCGAGCTATCTCGTGAAATTAAGCTGAGTAATTTTATCACTGCCCTTGGTATTCCTCTTATTGGAAAGACTGCTGGTAAGACTGTTTCTAAGGCATTTAATGGTAACTATGGTTTCTTCCAAGATGCGTGGGAACATGGATTTGATTTTAGCACTCTTGATGATTTTGGTAAAGCAATGGCAGATGCTATGAATGATGCTTGGGTTAATCCTAATCCTCTTTGGGCTGGACTTGATAAGGAGTTTAGTTTTATTGTGGAAGAAGCCCCAAAGATTAGTGCAGATGATTTTATTTCAGGTAAGACTTTTGTTGTTACGGGCAGCTTTAATAATTATAAGCGCTCAGAATTAGAGCAAATTATTACTGACCGTGGAGGAAAGCTTTCTGGTTCAGTATCGGCTAAGACTTCTTTCTTGCTTACAAATGATGGAGATAGTGGCTCAAGTAAGGCTGAAAAGGCTAAGAAGCTTAATATTCCTATTATGTCAGAAGACGAATTTATTAAGAAAGCAGGACTTTAAAATGGAAACTATTAAACAGTTTTTTGATGCTTATGCTTTTCTCTCTAATTTTTATAATGCCCCTGTAAGTTATAATGGCTTAACCTATCAAAATTCAGAAGCAGCATTTCAAGCACAAAAAGAAATTAGAGATGAAGACCGTAAAAAATATACGACAATGAATCCCTCTCAAGCAAAACTTGCTGGTAGGCATTGTAAATTGCGTAAAGATTGGGAAGAAATTAAAGAGCAAGCAATGTATGAAATTGTTAGCGCAAAGTTTACTCAAAATAAAAATCTTGCTAAACTTCTTATTGATACTGAGGATGCATATCTTGAAGAGGGAAATTGGTGGCATGATACAACATGGGGAGTTTGTAATGGAGTAGGACAAAACAAACTTGGACAGATTCTTATGCGTGTTAGAGAGGAGATTTCTTTATGAATAAATTTATGGCAACTCCTATTGATAACACTAAAGATGGTGAATGTTCTCAATGTGGAAGATGCTGTAGTGCAATTCTTCCCGTAAATCCGAATCAGATTCTTCGTATTAAGAAGTATTTGAAAAAGCATCCAGAGATTAAGCCTCATAATTATACGCCTATTCTTTCTAAAGATTTTATGGATATTTGTCCGTTTCTTTCTGAGGATAAAAAGTGTATGATTTATGAGGTAAGACCCGATGTTTGCCAGCACTTTAAATGCGACCGTTTCAAAGACCCTGATTATAAGCCAATGGATTATCGTCAAGTTAAGCTAATTAATATGTTTACAACATTTAGCGACGAACCTTGTCCACAAGCTCCAAATCTTGATGGGCTTAACGAAATTCTGGAAGACCAGAAAGAAAGGGCTTACGGTAAAAAGAATGTACGTTAAATATTATTGTACTTATTGCGATAAAGACTTTCCCGATAAGTTAGCTTGCCTTGTTCACGAAAAAGTGGAACATATTGGCTATTCAAAAGATGTGGCAGAAATAATTTCTTGTGGTTATCAGCCTTGTGATTATTGTGCTAATGCATATTATGTTTATGGATGTGAACAAGATTGCCAGCACCAATTAGAATGTTTGGCAAAGCATAAGTGGGCAAAATTTAAGTATAGCGAAGGTAGAGATGGAGTAGAATGAATTATTATATTTCTGATTTACATCTGTTTCATGCGAACGTAATTAAGTTCGACTCGCGTCCATACGACACAATAGAAGAAATGGAATCTGACCTTATTTATCGTTGGAATAAGCAAGTATCTAATGGAGACCATGTATATTTGCTGGGGGATTTCATTTGGAAAGCTGGTTCTGATGAGTGGCTTCGTATGATTCATAAATTAAATGGCAATATTCATTTAATTTTGGGCAACCATGACCCAAGACAATATTCTACAGGAGTTCAAAAAGCTTTAACTGAAATTACTCATTATAAAGAGCTTAATGAAAAAGTAGATGGAAAAGATTATCGTTTAGTCCTTTCTCATTATGCAATTCTAAGTTATTATGGTTCTTGTTATCCACAAACTTTTCATTTGCATGGGCATACTCATGTAACTTCTGAGCAAAGCTTGGTGGAAGATTTTGCAAAAATGGCAAAAGAGAAATTAGCTCAGTCTGATAATCCTTATCAAAACAGAGCTCAAATGATTAATGTTGGTTGTATGATGCCTTATATGAATTATACTCCACAAACATTTGAATATCTTTTAATGAAATACAAGAAAGGAGAAACAAGAGCTTAATGAAAGTAACACTTTTGAATCCAGAAGTTCTTGAAAATCTTTATAAGAATCACGGAGTATTTGCTTGTGAATGTTATGGTACAGATAAGAAATATGCTGAACGTGTTGGACAGAGCTGCGAAGAATCTGGACACATGAGCGGTTCTCGATGCGAATATATTAAATTTGAAATTGAGGGCGATAGAGGAACGTTAGAACAAATGATGCGTTCTGAAATTGGTGTCCGTTATGATAATCAAGACAAGTATGCTTATATGGATTTGATTGAAGCTATTCCTCGTGTCAGTCCTGATGAAGTTGTTAAGAACATGAGCTCGTTTCGCTACATAGATACTAATAATTTCACTTATATTACACCAACTCATATTGAAAAGAATGAAAAAGCTAAAGCTTTGTATCAGAATCTTATGAGCCATATTGACACAACTCGTAAGCTTATTCGTGACATTCTTACAGAAGATGGGGTAGAAGCTCACACAGCGGTGGAAGATGCGAATTATATTCTTCCTCGCGCTACAAATACTACTTTAGCTATTGGATTTACTCCCGAAGCATTGATTACTTTTATGCATAAGCGTTTATGTTCTCGTGCTCAAGAGCCAATTCGTAAGATTGCAGTTGAGATGAAGAAACAGGTTGCAGAAGTAAATCCTCGTTTTGCAAAGGAGCTTATGCCACATTGTCAGTATCTAATGTGGTGTCCAGAGGGAGCAAAATGCTGTCATGCTTATCCTACCAGAGAAGAGCTTGCAGAAAAGTTAAAGAATCTTAAAAATAATACTTGACAAATAATAACACCTATGGTATACTCAGATTAGAAAATGAGAAGCCATAGGTGTTTCTTTATATAAAGGAGAAAAATATGGGTAGAAAGTTGCCTTATAAAACTTTACTTTTAATGGATAGTTAGAAAGTAATTGTCCATGATTTAGCGTATGATGCTTATGACCAGATTTGCGAAATTAAAGTGATTGAACAAATTCTGTTAAACAAGTTTACAAATAAATTTCAAAAAGTAATTACTGGTATCATTCTTTTTAATGATGAATATACCTTTGAATATGATTGTTACGGTAAATGTGTTAACGGCGAATTTGATGTGGAGAGTTTAAGATGAAATATCAAGTATTTTTTAAAAATAGCAAAGGAAAGAAGTTTTGGCTAAAAGATTGTGAAACCATTGGTACAGCTTTTGGTATTGATTCCGATTTTTCTGAGGGTTGGAAAGTTATTAAGCGTCATATTGATGCTATGAATGATGTAAAAATCATCCAGTTAAAAGAGAAATATGGCGAACAATACGATGAAGAAAAGGCAAAGAAATCTACATTTAAGAGTTATTATACCCGAATGAATTTCAATGAAGATATGAGCGAAATTATTATTGATGTGGGTTCTTGGTCTGAGTTTTATATTTTTAAGAAAATTGAAGAAACAGAGGAAAACAAAAATGCTTGATGTAAATAAGATTCTTGAAGAAGTAAAGCAAAACAGTTACGCTAAGGTGTTTTATTTTATTCCATGTGGCACATTCGATTCAAATAGTGATTTTGAAATTACTATTCCCACTCTCAATGGTAATCGCCCTTTTAATTTTTACATTTCTTCTATGCAAGCGGATGAATTTATAATTGATGGAACAGGTAATATTATCCCAGTAAATGAATTTTATGCTCAAGAAGAAAATTGTAACGCATATATGGAAGCTAATTATGATAAGTATGATTATTTTCCTGTTGGGTCTATTACTACCTGCCCCTCTTTGGTTGAATTTTTTCATACTCGTGATGAAGCAGAAGGTGTGGGTTATTACCTTTGTAACAAATATAATGGAAAGGTTTTGATGAAGTGAATAAATATAATGTTTTCGATAAAATTTTTCATCACAAGTCTTTTCTTTATTGGCAAAATTTAAAGATGCTACCTCGTCAGTTGAAATGGGCTAAACAGAGAGTAACTAAAGGATATTGCCGTTCGGATTGGTATGACATGGACAGTTGGTTTGCTCATGTCGTTGCTGATATGTTTGACGAATATGCAGAGAATACTTGTTCTCATCCTTGGGAGATTAATGACCCAGATGATTGGAAAGATATTCTTAAAGAGATGGCAACTCATTTGCGCAATGCTGGAATTGAAGAAATTGCGGATGAAAAATATTCTCACATGGCAGATAGCAAAGCTAAGATTCGTGAGCAAAACAAATGGAGAAAAGAAGAACTTCATAAATTCTGCGAACTTTTTGAAAAGTATTATTTTGATTTATGGGATTGAGGTAACAAAATGATTTATATTTATGATGTTTATGCATATCTTCAAGATATTGTTTATGTTATTCATGACACAGAAAAGAAATTAATTGATGCTGGGGCTAAAATTACTGATGTAAGAATTATTCCTTACGATAAAAGCATTCTTAGTGAGCAAGAAGTCGTAGCTTATATTTATTATGAGGCTGAAAAGGAGATTGAGTTGTGATTTATTTAGACCATGCAGCAACTAATCCAATCAATCCCCGCATTTATCAAGTATTAGTAGAAGACCTACAAGACCTGTGGGGAAATGCCAGTACCATGTATGATATTGGTATGGAATCCAAACGAATCCTTGAAGCAAGTCGTGCAAAAATTGCATATTGTTTAGGTGTAGATACTGATGAAATTTATTTTACTTCTGGCGCTTCTGAGGGGAATAGTTGGGTTTTAAATCAGAAAGGAAAATGTTTGTGTTCTCCTTATGAGCATGATAGTATTCTTTTAAATCCGAAATCTTGTATTATTGATGATGATTATCTCGATATGGCTACAATAGGTGCGCTTTCTGATGATATTTTGTCTATTCCTCGAATCAGTTCTTTTGAAAATTTCCTTTTAAGTTGGCAACTTGTAAATTCTGAAACAGGAGAAATTTTTAATCTTCATAGATATAGTCATTACGCACATGAACTCGGTATGGTATTTCATACTGATATTACTCAAGCTGTGGGTAATGTTAAACTTGACCTTAAAGGTTGGGGAGTCGATTGTGCAACAATGTCTGGGCATAAAATTGGAGCGCCTAAAAACATTGGAGTGGTTTATTTTAACAAAGAAGTATTCCCTCCTGATAAGATTAAGCCTTTAATTTATGGGCATCAAGAAAAAGGAACTCGTGGTGGAACTGAAAATGTTCCATTTTGTCACGCTTTAGCATTAGCAGTTGATGAAGCTGTAGCAACGCAAGAAAATAAATCTGCTTATTGTAAGACCTTAAAAAAGGCGTTTTATGATGAGCTTATGGAAGATAATTTCGCAAATGAATATGTTTATATTGTTTCTCCTGCGAATAGCGTAAATTCTACTATCAATATTTGTTTTAAGGATGTTGAAAGCGAAGTTTTACAGATGCTTATGAATCAAGATGGATTTAGTGTCGCTACGGGACCAGCTTGTTCTAATTCTTTAATGGAAGCATCAAAAACTTTACAGTACATGAAAGTACCAGAAGAATACATTAGAGGCGAAATTAGATTAACTTTTGATGAAAATAATGATATTAACGATTTAATTTTAGCCGCTCAAAAATTAAAGCATCATTATTTAACAATTATGCATTAAAAGAGTAAATAAAATGGCAAAGAAAAAAACATTAAATGAAGTATAGCAAATTTTAACAGAAAACAATTTAAAACTATTAGATGAAGAATATTTAGGAACTCATTACAAGCATAAATTTTAGTGCGTTTTACATCTTGATTAGATATTTTGGGGAAGAATAGACAGCTTAACCAGAAGGTCACAAATTTTTTGTCCTAAATGTAGACAAGAAAAATATGGCAATCGGGGTAAATTGCGGACACCTTTAAATTATGAATATGTAAAGCAAAAATTTGAAGAGCGAGGATATGAATTAATTTCAAAAGAATATAAAAATTCTAAGCAAAAATTAGAATATCGTTGTCCTCGACACCCAGATAAGAAATTATTTGTAGATTGGTCTCATTTTAATAAAGGTCAAGGTTGTCCTTTTTGTTCTTGTTATAAAGGAACTTCTTTTCCTGAAAGAATTGTATTAAATTTTTTAAAAGATAATTTTTCAGGAGTTTCTGATAATCATTATTATCTAAATAATTATGAATATGACATTTTTGTGCCAGAATTGAATTTATTAATAGAATATAATGGAATATATTGGCATAAAGATAAAAAATGTAGAGACTTGAAAAAGAAAGAAAAAGCAATAGAAAAAGGTTTTCATTTTTTACAAATAAAAGAACGAAAAGAAAAAGGTCCTCCTCAAATTTTAAATGAAAATGAAATAAATTTATATTTTAATTTTCAAAGAGGAAAAGAATATACTGAAATTTTATTAACGACGTTAAAAGAATTTTTGATAGATTTTTTTGATATTGAAGAAAGTTCTATTGTTTTAAATGATAATTTTATAAAAAGTTTAAATGATGCTTCAAATGAAACAAAAAATTCTATTGTAATAACTCATCCATTAACTAAAATTTTATGGGATTATGAAGCAAACGCTCCTTTACTTCCTCAATATTTTTCTCATGGCTCAACGGTTAAAGCAATTTGGAAATGCCCGATATGTGGGTATAGTTGGGAAAGTAATATAGGAGATATTACTCGAAGAATGGGAGTGGTTAATGGATGGATTAAATGTACAAATTGTAAAAATATAATTTCTATTAATAATGAGGATAAAAATGGCTAATTTTAAATTAAGTGAATATCAGGAAAAGATTCAAGACTTCTTTTTGAACCATCCACATGATAATATGCTTGTTAACGCCCTTGCGGGGTCAGGAAAATCAAGCACAGCTTGTCTTCTTCTTGAACAGGTAACTCAGCCGAGTGTTTATTTGGCTTTTAATAATTCTGTCGTTGAAGAATTTAAGAAGCGTATTAAAAATCCAAAAGTAAAAATTTATACTACTCATTCTATTGGATATGGCATTATGCTTTCCAATATGGAAGAGAAAGGAACTGCTGGGGGATTTGGAAAGCGTTCAAGTTCATCTGTGACTCTTGATAATCTTAAGATTTATAAGATTGTTGAAGAATATCTGGAAAAGTATGACCATGTTGAATTTATGGAAATGCTTTTCCTTAAGGAAAATTATGTTTCTCTTTACAATCTTGCTCGTATGACAATGGCAGATATGTCCAATCCTGATGATATTAACCGTTTGATTAAAGGGCATGGATTGTTTGTAGATTTTGAACATGGATATAGTGCTCCAACAAAAGAGGCGGCAACAAAGGTTATTCAATATATTAACAAGCGAGATTGGGAAACCTTTGAAAATAATTCTGTAATTGATTTTGGTGGTATGCTTTATATTACTTATTGGAAACTTAAGCGTAAAGAATGGAAAGTCCCTTTTTATGATTTGTTTTTCAATATTGTAGTAGATGAAGCTCAGGATTTGTCGCTTTTGCAACAGTCTTTTTTACCTTTCCTAAAAAGAAAAGGTGGAAGATTTGTTTTAATTGGCGACGAAAAACAGGCCATTTGTGCCTATCAAGGAGGAAATTCCAGAGCTTATGCTAATTATTATGTGGCATTTGCTCCGATTGAAACATTTGACCTCCCTATTTGCTATCGTTGCCCTACTTCTCATTTGACAAATGTGAACAGAACATTTGGTATTCCAATTCTTCCTCGTCCAGATGCGCCAAAGGGAGAAATTATTAGAATTAACAAGGAAGATATTTACAGATTTGCAAAGGGTGGAGATAAAATTGTTTCTCGTTATAATCGCTGGTTAGCACCTGTAATCCTTGACCTTGCTACTCATGGCATTCCTGTATGCATTCCCGATAAAGAGCTTGTAGAAAACCTGAAAAAAGTCGTAACTAAACGAGCAAAGAAATGCCCTTCTACTCGTGCTTTAAGGGAATGGTTCGACAAGGATATTCGTAAATATCAAGAAAGAGTTTCTAAAATTGTTAATTCTAAAGTTCTTAATGAAGAGCACAAAGAAAATCTTTCTTTAAAAGAACAAGTGGAGACAGTAGCAGATAGCAATTCTAAAATTGATAATATTAATTTCGTTCTTGAAATTCTCAAATACTATCAAAACAGGTTAGGAAATACTTCTACTTTAGAGTTTCAGAGGTATTTAGATAAACTTTTAAATACTTCTCCATCTTCTGATTGTGTTACTTTAAGTTCTGTTCATAAAGCAAAAGGGCTTGAAGCAGATAATGTTTTTGTCTTAAATGAGGGAAAAGTTTGTTTTGACCCTCGAAATAGTCCAGAACTTCAACAACAAGAAAAGAATCTTAGCTACATTTCTTTGACCCGTGCTAAGAATAAAATGTACCTTGTAAAAGAACCATCAGCTCAAAATACTAAAAGAGGTTAAAATATGGCAGATAAAAATAGTCAGGTTTCTATTTTAGGGTGTTCTCCCCAGTGTCCATTCTTCCCAAAAAGTGTTGGACGGGTAGTTGATTGGGTATATGATGAAAAAATTCCTTGGCTAAAACGCAGAGCAAAGCTAAAGAAATTTATCTGCCAATATGATGGTTCAGTAATTCGTAGTTGGGATAAACATCCCTGTGCTAAGAAGTTAGATGAATTAGCTATGTCTAAAGAAGAAATAAAAGAAGAAGCTAAAGAAAATAAAAAGAACAAATCTAAAAAGAAGAGGTAAAATAAAATGAAAGAAGCAAGCGGCAATTATTTTTATAATCCCAATATTAAAACCAACTCTAATGATGGCGATGGTTTTTATTCTGCTGGTACATCTACAGAGGATGCTGTTAAGGGTTTCTATAAGAAGTATCTTGAGCTAAAGGAAAAGCTTAAAAAGTATGACATTGATATTGAAGACGAATATATTGATAGTGAAAAAGCCGATAAAATTTATCATGGTGAGGCTTCGGATGGCGAGTGGGATATTGAAGATGATGAAGATGAATATTCTCCCATGTACGATAATTACGAAGAGCGTCAGGTCGATATGCTAAGTCTTCCTGTTTATTATCATATTGCATTTGCAATTCCTGCTGATTTGAGCTTTGGTAGCACTACTGCACGACAAATTGATGCTTTTTATGGACTTCGCGACAAGCTTGAAAAGGCAGTTGAAAAGTATGAGGATGAATGTGAAGACCTTGAAACTGGCTGGCTTAAGGCAGGAGATACTATTTGCATTGAGAATATTTTCGTAATGTTTACTACAAATAAGAAGTACCAGCGTCCTACCCTTGATACAATTCGCAGTTGTGTGCGCGATATTGCAGAAGAGTGTTACGAGAATAAGATTCGTTATTTGGCAATGCCTCGTGTTGGCTGTGGTCATGGACATCTTGATTGGGATGTTGTTAAGGAAGCTATCCTTGACGAATTTGACAATTATTTTGATGAGATGGATGAAGAAGAGTATCGTCCCTTTATCACTTTCTGCTATCAGTAAGCAAAAAAATTATAAAAACCTATTGACAAATCATGTGGGGTATGGTAATATAACACCATACCTCATTTGATTATTTATAGAGAGGAGAATTTCCTTATGGAAAAGACGCCTGTTTATTTGATTATGGTTACATCTGACAATCATAATAAATTCTATAATTGCGAACCAAATTCTGATGGGACTTTTACTGTAAAGTACGGTCGAGTAGGTGGACATGAAAGCACCAAAATTTATCCCATGTCCAAGTGGGATTCGCAGATTAATTCTAAGCTTAAGAAGGGCTATGTTTCTCAGACACATCTTATGACAGATGTAATTGAAAATTCTAAAGAGGAAGAGCCTACAGAGGGGAAAGATAAATTTTCAGTAATTGAAAATAAGTCTGTTCGAGATATTATTAAGCGTCTATATGATTTTGCGAATAAGGTTGTTCAGTCTGCTTATAAGGTTAAATCTTCCGTTGTTACTCAGGCTATGATTGATGAAGCTCAGAGCCTAATTGATAATCTTGCTCTTAATTATGAGAATATGGATTATAACCAGTTTAACAAAAAGCTTTTGGAAATCTTTATGGTTATTCCTCGTAAAATGAGTAATGTAAGTGATTACCTTATTTATAAGAATGACATGGATTCTTTTAAATCTATTATTGACCGAGAGCAGAGCACTCTTGATGCTATGGCAGGTCAGGTTTATAAGCCTGTAAAGATTGAAAAGAAAAATGCTGATAGTGATACCAATAACAATGAAGTTTCTGTTCTTGATGAAATGGGTATTACTATGGAAGATGCTACTGCGGAAGATGTGACTAAAATTAAAAAAGCAATGGGCGATTCAGCAGATAAATTTTATCGTGCTTGGCGTGTAACGAATAAAGCCACAGAAGAAGCCTATCATAAATTTGTTGATGCAAATAATATTGGCAACCGTAAACTTTTATGTCATGGTAGTCGTAATCAAAATTGGTTCGGCATTCTTAAAATGGGGCTTCGTTGGAAATTATCTAATGTAATTACTAACGGTTCCATGTTTGGTAGTAAAGCCATCTATTTTAGCAATCCTGATAAATTTCATGGTGGAGTTCGTAAATCTATTGGTTATACTTCTCTTGGGGGTTATTGGACTCGTGAACAGCAAAATTGTGGATTTCTTGCTTTCTTTGAAGTTGCTTTAGGTGATAGCTATGATGCTTACCAGTTTAGTAGCCAATATTATGATATGGATTTAAAGAAACTTAAATCCTTAAAACCTGATGCATGGCATCTTTGGGCGCATGGTAATACCAGTATGCTTAAGAATGATGAGCTCATTGTTTATTCTATGGAACAAATGACTATTCGTTATTTGGTGGAGATTAGGTAATGATAACCTATGAGAAAAATGGCCGAACATTTCACAAGATTGAAATTGGAGATACCTTTGGAAGATTAACAGTAATTAAAAAAGGTAATGGCTTAGTTGATAAAACAGGGCATAAATTTGGCACATGGATTTGTCAATGTTCTTGTGAAAATAAAACAATTATTGAAGTTAATACTGCTTCTTTAACACAAGGAAGAAAACAATCTTGTGGTTGTTTACAAAAAGAAAAGTTCCCAAATCATAATTTTGACCCTGTTACTAATCAACTTATGACAAAATATGGAAATACTTATGATTTAACAGGAGAATATGGTAAAGGTTATACAACATCAGGAGAAGAATTTTTATTTGATTTAGAAGACTATGATTTAATTAAGCAATATATTTGGAACACTAAAAGAGATAGTCGAAATAAAGAAGACCCAGCATATTGGTATGCAGTTTCAACAAATCAAAATGATGAGCGCATATGGATGCATCGTCTTGTTACACATTGTCCTCCTGATAAGGTCGTAGACCATTTTAATCATAAAACTTTAGATAATCGTAAAAATAATTTACGAGTTTGTGAAAGAGCAGAAAATTCACAATCTCAACGATTACGACCTGACAACACTTCTGGACATAAAGGAGTATATTGGGATAAAAGTCGTAATAAATGGATGGCTTTAATTACTGCTTTCGGTAAAACTCATAGTTTAGGGCGATATGAAAATTATGATGATGCTGTAGCAGTAAGAGAAGCCGCAGAAGAAAAATATTTTAAAGAATTTAATTATAAACCGCAAGAACAAGAATAAAAACAATCTTTTAATTTTGAGGTAAAAATATGCCTGTTAATCTGATTACTCATAATGCAGAATTCTTTTCTCTTCCTTCTGATTTTCTTCCAATTCCTACGCAGATTGTTAATTCAATTAAAGGTAATTATGTAGACTATTGCTATTCTGAGACAATGCTTCGAGAAGTGATTAAGAAAGCAAAGGAACAGAAAGTTAGTCTTGTTTATGAAAAAGTTCTTGACAAATACGGAGATTTGGATTATATTATTGTTAGTCGAAGTCATTTCTTTAATACTCAGACCAACGAAAAGGTAAAAGAGCCTATGCAGTTGGATAAAAACAATCTTCCTTTTGGTATTACTATTCGTCAGAACGCTCCTAAATCTTACAATGACGGAGTAAAGAAAGAACCTAAAAAGAAGATTAAAAGAGAAGTGACTAAGAACTTTTTCGCAGGAAAGACGGGTATTATTCAGATTTAAAAACAAAAAACAATTCTATAAACAATTTTAGAAAGGACTCTAACAAATGAGAAATGTTACAAAGAAGCTGATTGCCAAGTACAATATGTACGCAACGAAAAGTGACTGGGTAAAATATCAGTTTGGAAAGGTCCATATCATTTTTGCAATTATCACAGCTTTGGCTTTTGGTTTTGTTTTTGGTATGGATACTGAACGACAGACCATTCCAGAGCTTCTACAGGCAGAGCATGATAAGACAGTAAATGAAACCGCTCTTTATTATTCTGATGCCATTGAAGAGTATACTGAAATTCTTCATCACTATTCAGGATATATTTCTTCTGCAAATTCCGTAGAAAAGAAATATCTACGCTATATGACCAAAAGTGCTCTTTATGCTGAAATTGACCGAGTAGATAATTTCATGCAGAGTTTCGAGGAATTTGGTGCCGCAGAAAATCCTCTTTATGGAGAACTTGACAATTACAAAGAAGAAATTCAGAAGACCATTGATTCTGGACGTTATCTTTATCCTTACACTGATTGGGACTATGAAATGCTTGCTTTTTGTATCTGGCATGAAGCTGGTTCAACCTTTATTTCCATGGAAGAAAAAATGGATGTTGGATGTGTTGTTTTGAATCGACAGCTTCAAGGCGGGATTGGTAAGCAGATGATTGACCCCTCTATTGAGGATATTATTAATGAGGGCAAGAATGGCGGTATTGTTCAGTATCCTTATTCAACCAATGAATATTATTATGTAACCATCCCAGACGAATGTTACGAAGCAGCCAGACGAGTTCTTGAACGAGAAGTTGTTGCTCCTCGTAATGTATTGTATCAGGCAACATTCCCACAAGGCGAAATTTATCATTCCTATTTTCATCCTGAACTTGGTAATACAACCTATATTTGTTATGAGTGAGGTAAATTAAAATGAATTTGGTAAAAGATTATTATATTGTAGTAGCTGATGTAAAAAACCCTGAGCGTCCTACTCATTGGGATAGGACTATTCTTGATGGCAAACTTTGTGTATTTTTGCATGAGATTATTACAGGAGAGCATTTCTTTTTTTGTGTGAATTATGGCACAGAAGATTATCCTGATTGGCATACTGTTACTACAACTCGTGTAAAATCTTTTAACGTTGATGGAGATGGGGAAAAAGTAAATTCTGTGACCGTAGAAACTAAAAATACGATTTATCATTTTACAAGATTGGAGATTTAAATATGTTTAATTTTAACAATAAAGATGTATGCCCTTGTCTAACTTGTGAACATAACAATGTTTGTATGTATAGAGAAAAGTTTACACTATATTATGACAAGGTAAATAGCGAAAATAGAGATAGCAACATTCCCGAATGTGCAACACTCTCGGTTTCTTGCAGATATGCTCGCTATAGCACCATTTCTGCGTCTTGTGTTTCTCGTGGTTCTAATGTGATTCAGGGCGTTGGTATTGCTGACGCTGTGCCTTGTAAGACAGAGAGAAATGAAGGAACTGTACTTAATCGTAGAGATGTGGTATCACATCCTACTACAACGGGGATTCCTTATACTATTGATACAAGTTCTCAGTGTAAGATTTCCTAAAAACCAAGAAAATAATAGTAAAAAGGGCTTGACAAACTCAAGCTCTTTTGCTATAATGAGGGTACAAAATTCAAATGAAATGTAGGTTTTATTTTCTATGAACATTTCTGAAATTCAGCGAGTAAATGACGCTATTAATTATTACACAGAAAAAAGTGAAGAATATAAAAACAAAGCCAGAACAATTGCTAAAGGCTGTATTTGGTTCGATTGTGGGCATTTTATTCCAGACTCAGAAGCTGAAAATTTAGAAACGGTTTCTGAAACTACAACTCAAACAGAAGTTGTATTTAGAGGTAGTGACTATTATAGAGACGATGATAGAATTGCAGATGTGACTCGTCTTATTACTTATAATCTTTGTCCCCTTTGTGGAATTAAACAGAGAAAAAAATCAGAAATTATTCGTCAAGTAAATGAAAGGCGTATTGGAGAATGACTGAAAACGAGCTAATTGTCTCTTCAATCAATATTTACGAGTGGGGTTCAAGGGTTTATCAAACCGCAACAGAATTTTCCGATTGGGATTATATTGCGGTTGTTCCAGACGATTTTCCTAAAGAATCAGACCAATATGAATTTGGAAACCATACATATAACATTGAACATGAATCGGAATGGCTTGCAAAACTTAAAAGAAATTCTGTTGAAGTTTTAGAGTGTCTTTCCCTTTCTCCTAAGTTCATTGTTAAAAAAACAAAATCTTATCCTTTTACTTTTAATCCAGACGGAGCTCATGCAGCTATTTCTGAACGAGCATCTATTGCTTGGGTTAAAGGAAAGAAAAAGCTTACTATTGAAAAAGATTTTGATTGGCGTGGTGGAAAGAAATCTATTTGGCATTCTTTAAGACTTTACCTTTTTGGCTGTCAGTTGGCTCAAGGTGGAATTATTTGGGATTATACCATAGCTAATAAATATTACAATGATATTATTGTTGCAAAGCATGGTGAAACGGGTCAAGAAGAATGGGAATATCTTAAAAAGACTTATCATACTCTCAATAACAATCTTCATTCTCAAATGAAAGCAGAATTTGAAAAAGTAAAAACGGGAGAATATATTCCAATTTATAGTATTCACACGACTAAAAATTATTGTGAGGGTTTTAACGGTTAAAAATAAGAGGATGATAAAGACATTAAAGATAATGCTAATTCCAAATAATAAGCAAAAATCTAAATTGTTTCAATCGGCAGCCGTAGCCCGTTTTGCATATAACTGGGCATTAGGCAGAGAACAGGAAAACTATAAAAATGGTGGTACTTTTTTATCTGATTATAATTTAAGAAAAGAATTTACAAAATTAAAATCTACAAAAGAATATAGATGGCTCAATGATTATTCTAATGATATAACTAAACAGGCAATAAAAGACGCTTGTTTGGCTTATAAAAGATTTTTCAAAGGTCAATCAGCATTTCCTAAATTTAAAAGTAAAAGAAAAGCCAAACCAAGTTTTTATATGGATACTGATAAAATTCAGTTTACAAATAAAACTGTTAAACTTGAAAAAATAACATTAAGTAAAAAGAAAAATAAACAAAAGCTTAACTGGATAAGACTTGCTGAAAGAAACAGAATACCTACAGATAGTAAATATATTAATCCAAGAATAACATTTGATGGTATCAACTGGTGGATTAGTGTTGGTATTGAATATGATGGCAATATAGAAATGCCAGTAAATGATGGTATAGGAATTGATTTGGGAGTTAAGGATTTAGCAATATGTAGTGATATTGATAAGCCTTATAAAAATATAAATAAAACCCAAAAGATAAGAAAATTAAAAAAGAAAAAACGTAGGTTACAACGTAAGTTATCAAGAAAATATCTAATAAATAAAAAAGGAGATAGTTACTGTAAAACAAGTAATATTATAAAAGCTGAAAAGAAGTTGTTAAAACTTAATCACCGATTAACAGATATTCGTCATAATTATTTACATCAAACAACTACTGAAATAATAAACCGAAAACCAAAGTTTATCGTTTTAGAAGATTTAAATGTAAAAGGCATGATGAAAAATAAACACTTATCAAAAGTCGTAGCAGAGCAATGTTTTTATGAGTTTTATAGACAAATAGAATATAAATCATCATGGAATAACATTAAATTCATAACAGCAGATAGATTCTATGCAAGTAGTAAAATATGCTCATGTTGCGGAGCAGTAAAGAAAGACTTAAAACTCAGTGATAGAATTTATAAATGTGATAATTGCAATACTGTAATTGACAGAGATAAGAATGCAAGTATAAATTTATACAATTATGGTAAATCAATAGCTTAGTTACCTAAATAACACTATTGATATGTACCGATACGTTAGTCGGGAATTTAAGCCTTTGGAGTATCATATCAAATGTGAGTAGTAATAGATTTCCTATTATCAAAGCAGATACGTTGAAAAAGGAATGAAACATAAGATTTTATATTTTTTATAGATTTTTATAAGTTTTCAGTAACGGCAGAAGAGCTTGTTCTACAAGAATCTGTTATGGGTAATTAATATGACTAATGAACGTGCTGCTCAAGTGCTTATCGCCGCATATTCTTTTATAGTTAATCAATGTGATAATCAATTCATAGACAACTATGAAATTGCTTGTGCAAAAGCCGTTGGATTACTTATGAATACCCCTGACATTATTGAGGAGACAGAATAATGAATTTCTTTCAAAGATTTTTTGGACATTTAAAGACAGTAACAAAGCATCGTTGGTGGGTTTGTTATTATTGTTTCAAGGCTGGTATTCCGTGGCAAGGACTTATACACGACCTAAGTAAATTTTCTCCTACCGAATTTTGGGAGTCTGTAAAATATTATCAGGGTTTTCGTAGTCCCATTGACTATTGCAAAGAAGTTAATGGCTGGTCTAAGGCATGGATGCATCATAAGGGCAGAAATAAGCATCATTATGAGTTTTGGCAGGATAATTTTGATTTGGGTTGCAAGCCTGTTCAGATGCCCTATAAGTATGCTCTTGAATTGATTTGTGATTTTCTTGGGGCGGGTAGAGCTTATAATGGGAAGAATTTTTCTCCCGAAAATGAATATAAATGGTGGCTTAATAAAAAGTCTCGTGGCATTAAGATGCATCTTCAGACGCTTGAATTTGTAAATTTAATGATGGAAGATTTTCTAAATTCTGGCTTCATTAATACGCTTGTTCGAGCAGAGGAATACTATAACTTTGCGGCTATTCGTACACATTCTAAAGATTCAAAATGGAGAGAAACAGATGAGCGATAAAGTTTATGAATTTAATTCTTCTAATGCCGTAGGTTAGCTTCGGGAAATTGCTATAACTAAATGGCTTGAAAACAGGGAAGATGTATTAAGTGTAGAAAATGTTTCAGGAGATAAATTCTATTAGAATTTAGATATTGACCTTATTGTAAACAAAACCAATGGTACATCTTACACTGTTGAAATAAAAACAGATACTTATATTACTGGTAATTTATTTTTTGAAGTTATCAGCAATGAACAGCGTCAAACTGAACGGTGTCTTATGAAGTCTGATGCGCAATTTTTGTTCTATTATTTCTTAAAAACTAAGATTTTATATATTCTTAATATGAGAAAATTTAGGCAATTTGTCATAGACCGAATGGATATTTTGCAGGAGAAAAGGGTGAAGAATAATCTTTTTACAAGTCGAGGATTTCTTGTTCCTTTATCTCTTATTGAAGCTGAAATGAAGCCTTTGAAAAAAATCCAGCTAAATTGATAAAAACCTCTTGACAAATAACAAAAGGTCTGATATAATAAACACATAAAGTTAAGAGAGGTTTTTAAAAATGAATTTCGATAAAGTTGTTTTTGTAATTGCTCTTTTTTCAGTTGTCGGACTTATGGCATTTTTTATTCCACCTTTTGCTGAGAAAACGGCGAACGAAAAATATAGCACTAAAAATGTTTTGAAATTTTTTACTGCTATTTTGTCAGCAGGAATTGTTTGTGGAGTTGCTATTGGTTATTCTCTAACAAATAGCTTGGATAAAACTATCCAGTCTCCCACAAAATATGTTGGAGCAGAAATTGTAGCTCGTGGTACAGATGGAGCATACATCTTTCAAGAGATGGAATATGATACGGGAGAAACTTATCGTTATATCTCAACAAATTGGCTTCCTTATGATGCTGTTTATCTTTTGACCGTAGACAAGGAGACAGATGAAGTCCTTGTTGTTTGGAAAACGGCAGACGATGGACCGCGTATTGAAGCGGTAGGATAAAAACATACTTTTATTTTGCTTACAACAATCCTTTCGTTGTGATGTGGTGGAGCTTTGCTCGGTTAGCGCGTGACTTCTCTTCAGAGACACCACGGGATAGCATCATGCGTGGTGCTATCCCTAATATGCAGGATTAGTGTTAGTGGTTAGCACGTCAGTCTTCCCTCTGTTTAGTTTAAAAGTAAAACACGCTCTGGAATGAGTCCTTTACTGGATATGTTGAAGAGATGCAAGTGCAAGACTTGTAATAGAGACAAAACTGAAAGCGCCAGTTCGAATCTGGTATCTTGCTCCATTTTAATTAAAATTTAAAATTTAAAGGAGATATTATAAAATATGGATGTTACTCAGATTGTAATTATGGTTATTGGTCTTTGCGTTGCCCTATGTACCGCAGTTGTTATTCCTGCCTTGCGTAATAAGTATGGTCAGGATAAGATTGATAAGGCTCTTGCAACCATTGAGACTTATAAGACTATTGCTGAGATTGCAGTAAAGGCTGCTGAACAGATGGGTCTTACTATGGGTTGGGATGGACAGAAGAAGCTACAGGAAGCTATGGATTATGCTGAGAAGAAGCTCGCTGATATGGGAGTTGTTTATGACGAGACAGCTCTACGCAAGGAGATTGAGGCTGCTGTTTATGCTATTAGTGGCGCTCTAAAGGGCAATACTAAGGTTAAGACTGGTACGAAAGCATCTATTACAGAGGCTTAATTACACTCTCTCCATCGGTGTTAAACTGATGGAGAATATATGGTGCGTTAGTCAAGTGGCTAAGACCCCACCCTTTCCTATAATGCAGGTTTGCCTTGAGACCCAAGATGTGTTTGATTCACATATTATAGACCAACGGTGGTAACATCGGTTCGACTCCGATACGCATCAAGAAGCAATGCGGGATAAACTTAGGAGGACTAAGATTCTCAGCGCAGAGAATGTCTATGAAAAATAGATGGGTTTCGATTACCCTATCCCACATTGTTTTATATTTTTTTGAGGAATTGTTATGAAACTTTTTTCACGAAAACTATGGATGAATAATGAATATAATTGCGCTATTACAGATGAACTAAATGATTTGTCTGGATATATAACTGGATATAGAAATAAAACTAAAGCTTATGGTCATTACGTTTTGTTTGATGATGGTTTCGTAAAAGACAAGGTTATCCCAATTAGAGTAATTGGTGGAACTATTGGCGCAATTAAAATTGATGATAGTTTAACTATTACAGATATTATCATTGATACAGAATATGTAGTAAAAACATATCCAACTAATGTAAATGAACTAATGAAGCATTGGATTGGAGAAGAAATTGAGGTAGATAAAAATGACGGACACGAAATTTTTTGAATTTAGTAAGAATGTTGTTCGTAATTATGTAATTAATCATTTGGATAAGTCTGATACCGCACCCAATTTTGAAGTGTATATCGTGTGGTATTGTAAGACTTTGCAGAACTGGAAGGCTCTTCTTTCTACCACTCTGTTTGATGGTATGTATTACGAACTTACCCTTAATGGTGATAAGGACGAAGCATATCTTGATGCTTATAAGAAGTGGGACAACAATTGTATTAAAATTCCAACGGAGTATCTATAATGAATGTTATTATTCCTTTTATTCTTGGAATGTGGGTTATGTTTGTCATTGACTATATTCGCAGCATGAACAAAAAGTAATTAAAATTTCTGAAAAAAGTTTAAAAAGGTCTTGACAAACAAAAAGGTTTGTGCTAATATAAAGACAAGCTCAAATGAGCGTTCCATGATTTATCTCTTTCGACTCTTACGGCAATTTTTTAATAATATTCTTGCCAAGAAGCTAACTGTGGTTCGATTCCACAATCCTTTCCCTGAGAGGATTAGTCAAGTGGTAAGACAGCTTCATGAATTTATTAAAGAGTCGAGAATAAAAAAGTTATTAGCCTATTGACAAATCAAAATCAATATGGTATAATAAATACATAAAGTTGGTTAATCGGTAACTGTGAGAAAGTAAGATAACTCACGGGGAAATGTAGTTCACCAGCCTCACTTACTTGGGGTGCGTAATATGTTGCTAAAAGACACCTTCCCAACTATAAAATTAAAAGGTAGCAAGTGTACCATTTTAACGGTTTTGGGTACACACCTTCTTATTAAAAGAGGAATAAAAAATTTGTTTTATTTAGCAAGAGTGGTTTTAAGTTCCCTGTAACGTGGTATGCCAATCACATTCAATCTTGCTATTTAAATAGGTAGAAGAACCTACTGTGTTTCTTGTTAGTACGCTCCTATTTTGAGTTGGAACACTTGAAAACCAGTAGAGTTCCCAAACCGAAATAATATGCGCCAGTAGCTCAGTAGGTAGCAGCAATTGCCTTTTAAGCAATAGGTCAGGAGTTCGAGTCTCCTCTGGCGCACCAAAGAGAGAACCAACAGAATATATGGTGGAAATCCAGCGGACGAGGAAAAACTCGCGCGCACAAGGCAGTAAAAGTCGTTTGCCTGTTCTCTCTACTCTTCTCTATATGCTTTTGTAACTTCGAATCTATCTCCCCGTGCCATAAAAAGGAGTCTTTAATATGAAACCTTGGTCTGGAAAAGATTTTGAATATCTTGACCTTTATGTAAAAAATAATAAAAAGATTGGATATTTTGAGGTTTTCGATAAAAACGGCAATCTTCTTTTCAGACATAATAATTGTTCTCACGCTTCTGTGACCACAGTTAAAAAGAAAGTTGAAGAATTCCAACGAAAATTATAAAACAGGAAATGGGAGATTAGCTCAGTTGGTAGAGCGCATGACTGTTAATCGTGATGGCGTAAGTTCAAGCCTTACATTTCCCGCCAGCCACCAGTGGCAAGAATGTGTAAACTTACTTTGCTCGTGTAATATTTGGTCTCCTTAACTACGATACAGTGAAGACTAAGCGAATGGTCGGTGAACTTTATACTAAACCCGACTACCATCCGTAATTGTAATGATATTCGACACTCACAGCAACTTTTTATATTAAATACATATGATTTGGGTTCATAAACGTAAAATAATATAGTGTCGAGAAATTTAACGCAGAAAGGATAAAAAACTATGTCAAAGCCAAAAGAGAAAATTATTCTTGACCTTTGTGGCGGTACTGGTTCATGGTCTCGTCCTTGGCAGTTAAATGGATATGATGTTCGTATCATTACTCTTCCTGAATATGATGTGCGAACTTACAAGCCTCCTGAGAATGTTTGGGGTGTTCTTGCTGCTCCACCTTGTACAGAATTTAGCAATCTAAATTGTATCGCTGAAAATCGTCATCGTGATTTTGACGCTGGTTTGGAAATTGTTAATGCGTGTTTGCGTATTATTGGAGAATGTATTCCGACTTGGTGGGCTTTAGAAAATCCTCGTGGACATTTGCGCGATTTTCTTGGACCTCCTGATATGACTTTTCAACCTTGGGAGTATGGAGACCCTTGGACTAAGGCTACAGATATTTGGGGTGATTTTAACATTCCTCCAAAGAAGTATTCTCGTTGGGAAGATGTTCCTAATAAGATTCCCCTGTATACTCGTAAGGGAAGAAACAAGCCTAATTTTGCTTTCCTACACAAGTCTGCTTGGAAAAATATTCCTCAGCTTAGTTGGCATCATCAGCCTGAAACAGATGCGGAATTTAGAGCAATGACTCCTCCTGCATTTGCTTGGGCATTTTATGAAGCTAATAAATTGGAGGATTGAGAATGAATGAAAAGACTCTGGAAGAGCATCTAATTTCTTATTCTCAAATGTCCTCTTGGGAAAAAGTAAACTTTACACAAGACGTTTTGGGTATAGAATTTCTTTTCTATCAAAAGTGTATGTTAGCAATGATGTATGAGGCAGATAATATTTTCCCGAATAAAAGAAAATTTTTATTCTAAACCTCTTGACAAACACAAAATGTTGTGATATACTTAAGTTACACTAAAAACAATATGGCTAACGGCAGTTGCTCAGACGGGTCGGGGTTAACATAGAAAGGTTAACAGGTAGTACAGCGGTAGGTAACAAATCCGTAAGCCGAAATGAGTTGGGAAATCCAAATGATACGGCTTAGTCCCTCATAAGAGGTTGAAGAGAGATTTTAGGTAAAGGATAACAACCTTTAACTGCTCTTCGTAATTGACCATGAAACAGGGTCATAGCTACCACATATTGTTTTTAGATACTTTTTGGTTTTTAAATTCCAAAAAAATATTTTAAAAAACCCTTGACAAACAAAACAAAGTATGCTATACTAAGTACACAATCAAGGAAGACGAATGGTTGGTGAGTCTCAAAACAACCCAACTACCAAATGGTAATAAGTGCGTGAGCTTAAATGAACAATATAATGAAGAAGCGACCCCGACCTCATATATCGTATATATGTTGTAAATTAGAAGAGTGTGGTGAGCAGTAATTATAGGAAACATTTAAGTAAGGATTAATCGCAGTCCTGCTTATTATCATTACCATAGTTGTATCTCAATTGGCAGATAGCGAATACAACTTATATTAAACTGTCCGATTCAGCAAGGATGGCTAAAGCCTTGTCGGTGTTCCATATATTTGAACTCATCTTTAGTCCGTTAAGCTAAAGCCCCATCTCCCGTCCGAAGTCTTGGAGTAGAACGCAAGCGATTGGCGTTCGAAGCAGAAAATGAAAGGGGAAAGAACACGATATATAGTGAGAGAACCTATCGGGGTGCTAATATGATAGGGCAATCTATGTTCGGGAAAATCGTGCGTGGATATTCCACGGGGTAAGCGTAGCGAACTTACCTAAACAGTTTCTTAGTTACTGAGGTAATTAAGCATAACTCATGCTACGGTTAGACTGTATGAGAATCCTACTCTCTAAAAAGGATTAAGGTGACTAACCCTCTGAATGGTCGGTGAAGAGGAAGTTCAATCCGACTATCAGATTCTTTTGTAAATGTTTAATGTCCATTCGACACTCACAGCAATTTTACTTAATGTTCTTGAAAAACATCGTGTAGGGTTCGACTCCCTATTAGAATAACCCTTGAGCAAGGAATGTCTAAGTCTGGCTGGCCTGAACACCAAGTGTCGAGTATGCTCACTTATATGCTATTTAGAACAATGGTAGTTCGCTTGGGGCAGACCCAATGAGATACTGGTTCGAATCCAGTCAATAGCATCTAAAGCCTTTATTGCGAAGCTGCAATTTTTCACAATATAAAACCTTCCCTGAATATCTTTCAACTCCTGTGCAGAGGATATTAAATAGAAGATTTCAGTATAAGGGCTGAAAGTTTATTGGGTCTTTCAGAAAGCGCTTTGCCTTTATAGTGTAACGGAAGCACGGCGAGGGTACTCGTGGGGTCTCAGTTCGAATCTGAGTAAAGGTAGGGAAGTTTCTTCTCTCTTCCCTTAAAAGAGAAGTGGAGGGTGGGTGTCTTCGGATTCCCCTTACACGAATGGCTGGTGAGTGTTTAAATAACCCAGCTACCAGCGAGAAATCGTCACATTACCAACGGTAGCACAGTCGATAGCTCTTACTGAGTGTTTGTGCTCTATAGACTCTATAAAGTAAGAGGTTTTGAGTAATGGATTGGGTATTCTCGCTCCATTAAATCCTTGAAAGAAAAAGTATAACAAGGACTTTCTTTTAAAAACACAGCAACGACCCGCCACCTTGTTTGTATAAGGGGAAGCCTGTGAGTTATAGTTAAAAGGTCTATAACATTTATATCCCTACTTAGTGTAAGGGGCACACCTATTAACTGATGTTGAGCAAACACTAAAATAGCTCTTTAGTGATAACAGACACATCGGGGGAGGTTTTCTGGTTCGATTCCAGTTGTAGGGTCCACCGAGGTTCGGATTAACCGATAAACAATTAGTAAATGAGTTGCTACTTTGAAAATTGTGTAAGGGATGAAAAATGCGCTATAGTGACTCCGATATAAGCACCTCGGACCAAAAGACAGAATGGTTAGATATTTCTTGATGTCTTTTCAAAAAACAAGAAATCCGTAAGATAGATACGAAATTTATCTCGGAATACAGTTTAACAGGTTACAATGTATTCGACACTAAACCGACCTCCAAGCCTGATGGACTGGTAAAAATAGAAAGGCTATTCTAAGTTTAGTAATGAAAATGACCGAGATAATTGGGTGCAAGTTTGTCGGAACATTCCTGTAAACCTCTCCCTAATCGAACCGAGGGCAGATATGTGGAAAGCTGGTCTGTCAGTAGTTGCTAAACTGAATATGGCTCGGTACTCCAATCGGCAGAGAGAGCGGATTCAAAATCCGTCAAGTGTGGATTCGAATTCCACCCGAGCTACCACGGCTCGATATGATGAGCCTCCTCATTTTGCTTCGACACTAACAGCAACAAAGTTATAATACTTGCAAGAGGGCCTGTGTGTTGTAGGTTCGAATCCTACTGTCCGCACCAATATGCGGACATAGCTCAACGGGTAGAGCAACAGAATGTATAAAATGTGTCGAGTTTTAAAAACATTATTAAATTGTATTAAAAAAGATTTTTATGTCTTAAGTATCTCCTCCTCTTCTTGAATTGCCACAAAAAATTGCAATTTAAAATAGGTCTTCCAGAGCATACATCATTGCTTTGACAAAAAGATATGAGCATAATCTCACGACGGTGTAGGTGTAGTAGGTGTAGGTGGTAGGTCTTTCTGTGTTTCTTTCTCTTTTTCTTCCTAATGTTGATATGAATGTTAATGGGAAATAGCTAAAAGCCGAAAAAACAAAAAGACAGTCCTAATTCAATGTAAAAATCTTTTTAATAATCGTCCTCACAAAGAGAGTGGTGACTTGGAGTGAGGACAAATAAGGCGGGAAGGGTGTCGGTTCCCAAACGAGACTCATAACCTCGTCCACGTTGGTTCAACTCCAACTCCCGCAACCATAAAATTTATAGAAAAGGAAATGACCCAGTATGAGTAAGAAATGCCTGTCTATTCCGTTTATCTTTGACGGAGAAGAATACCAAGTAGTTTACAGTCCTATTGATATTATTGATGAAATTTGGATTGAGAAGAAAAATACTGGTTTCTTCTCTAAAATTTTTCCTTGGTCTCGGATAAGTAATAGAGACTGGTATCCAGCAGTTTGTCAGGAATATAATGAATACCGTCTTAAGCATCTTGACTTTGGCTTGCCTACTTATAAAGATACTAATTACATGGAAGAAGTTATGCGTTTTTATTATCGCGAGTGGGTTGCTGATGTTGTTAGCTCAAGAGAAGCCCGTGAACGAGAAGAGGAACAGTATAATTATATTCTCAACAAAAACTATGCGCCTGATGAGGTAAAATATGAGTAAAGAAATCGAACGTAAATGGCTTCTAAAGGGCGGAGATTTTAGTTTCCCAGATGAAGCTAACGTTATTAGAGAACAGTTATGGCAGTATTATCTTGAGATAATCGTTGATTCTGATAATCACATCATCAGCGAAACTCGTATTCGTTATAAATCTGGTTCTAATAATGGTAAGTTGACTTACAAAGTTGGTAATGGACTTGAAAGGCTTGAGTTTGAGGATAAGCTTTTTTCTGCTCGAAAGTTTGTTGCTAAAATGAGTAAGGAAACAGGTAAAAAGGCTATCAAGAAAGAACGTTTTACTGTCTATATGGATGGTCAAAAGCCTGTTGAAATTAGTATTGTTGATGATACTTGGGCTTATGCTGAGGTAGAATTTGAATCTACAGCAGAAGCTAAGAAGTATAAATTCCCTTGGCCTGAGATGATTGCAACCGAGGTTACTGGTGTCCCTAAATATAGCATGGCGGGATATTGGGTAAATACACGCGAAAACCACCAAATTTGACCCAAAAAGTTGCAAATTTGGGCTAAAATAGGTAAATAAAAACGGAGTTTTATTCTGATGTTTAATTTTAAAAATCCTAAGCCAACGGTCTTTTGTATTCATTGTAATAAGATGGTTGGCTATGATACAGATGTAGCTAAAGTTAATCTTACTATTCGTGGAATTAATTTTAGCTATGATGAAAAAATTGCATTCTGTGAGGAATGTGGCAATGAAGTTTATATTGCTGCCTACAATGACATTAATGTAAATTCTCGTGACAGAGCTTATAACAACGAGATTAAGCGTCGCAAGGTAACTCAGGAGATTTATGGAGTTTCTAAAAATACAGAAAAGAACTCTGAAAAAACTCTTGACAGTCTTGAAAATCTGTGATATAATTAAGTCACAATCAAGAGAAGAATGTGCTCCCATTGCTTTGTCAATTGGTATAGTTTGTAACTAACAGCTCTCCTTTGTTTGTTCTCAACTTTCTGTTCATTTTTTGAGTTTCATTTTGAAATCGCCTCCTTTCTTTTTTGCACCAATGGTTGAGCACTTCTTCTCTTGTTTGAGAAAAATAAAAAAGGAAAAGCAAATGAAACAAAAAGACATTAATATCGGAGATAAATTCGGGATTTACGAGGTTCTTGGAGAACTTCAAAGAACTAAAACAATTTAGCCAAGACGTTTTTTAGTAAAATGTGAAGTGTGTGGTGCTACAAATCTTAGTATAAATAAAGATAATCTGCTTAGATGCCCTACACATTGTCAACCTCATAATCATCATTATCTTAAAGAAGAAGAAATTATTCTTTATTCCTCAAATTTTGAAATAGAGAAAGTACAACGAAACAGTAATCGTAGAAAACAATTATCAAAATTAGCAGAAATTCCAAAAGAAACGTGGCAAGAATTAATTAATGTTTCCACAAGTTATTCAGATTTGTTATCTCGTATTGGAAAAAGAGATGGAAGACAAGATTATAAGGCATTAAAAATTTTCTTGCGGCAGTTCCCAGATTTAGATTTTTCCAAAATGCAAGAAAATGCTCAAAAGAAAGAGCACGTTAATGAGATTCCTTTTGGAGAAGTTTTTAAAAAGGGAACTAATTATAGTTCATCTCTTTTACGAAACAAGTTAATTAAAGCTGGAATTAAAACTTTTAAAAAATGTGAAGAGTGTGGCATAACAGAATGGAATGGAAAACCGATTGTTATACAACTTCATCACAAAGATGGAGATAGAACTAACAATGAATTGGATAATATAGCAGAATTATGTCCTAACTGCCATTCCCAAACTGAAAATTATTCTCGAAGAAAGAATAGAACTATTGTCAAAGACATAAAAGATTTTGATTACTCTTCTCATTTAGAAGCTCCAATTATCAAACCAAAAACTATTATTAATTCTTTCTCAAATGAATTAACTTTCAAAGAAGAAAATCTAAAAAAAGATTCTTTTTGCTTACCCGTGATAAAAGAGTATAAAAAGTATTTCTGCTTTGATTGTGGCAAAGAAATCAGTAAAGGTTCTATTAGATGTTTAGAGTGCGACAAAAAAAGAAACCAAAATCTTTCTAAATGTCCTTCTAAAGAAGAATTAGAAAAAGAAATTCCTAACCATTCCTCTATGGTTTCTTTAGCTAAGAAATATGGAGTAAGTGATAATACTGTTAGAAAATGGCTTAAAAAATTAGAAGTTGAAAATAAACCTGTTCCAACAGAGAATAACACTTTTCCAACTTCACGAGAAAGTTTTTCTGTAAATAAAATGAAAAAGACGCTATCTCAATGGGAAATTTATCTTAATATAGACCGAGGTTTTCTTGTAAAATACCGTCGTAATCATGATAAAGAAAATACTCGAAATTTTATTCAAAAAACTCTTGACAATCAATGAAAAATATGTTATAATTCATACATATTAAGAGTTTAATCTTTGCGGCTGTGTGGAAATTGACAATCCAGCCCTTACTCCGAATAAGGGAATCGCCAGTTTAATTCTGGTCAGTCGCTCCAACCAAGAACTTCGTGGTAGTAAAACACGATAAATAAATTAAACTACCTCCTGTCGGTCAACCTCTTCGGAGGGTATGTTGGAGTTGTTGGGTGAGGAATCGAAAGTCCCGACCGAAGTTCTTGTTTTTTCTTAAATATAGTTGTGTAGCCAAGCGGTAAGGCAACGGGCTTTCTCAGAATCAGTTAAATGGGTTATATAGTGTGATGGGGTTAAGTAACATTATATAAGTTCTGTTAGTAGGCTATCGGACATTAATCCGACAATGCAAGTGCAAGTCTTGCTTTTGGGCCCAGACCCCGTGATTTCGCAGGTTCGAGTCCTGCCACAACTGATAACAAATGTTAATTATTCGACTCTCACAGCAACTTTTCTTCTACATATAATGCCTTTATTTATATTTGTAATAATGAGTCGAGATTAAAAACAAACAGTAAAACAAAAATAAGGAGTAACATTTTAAATGGATATTCTAAATACTCCAAATGGTCCAGCAATTCTTGGAGCAAATCCGACAGAACTTGCCACTTTTGAAAAGCAATCAAATGTAACTCGTGCATTTAAGGTTAGTCTTTTCTGTGCGAAGTGTAAAGCTGAGATGGAAATGACAAATCAGATGATTCCGACTTATCCCCCAAAGATTCAATATATTTGTCCAGTATGTAAGAATAAGATTACATCTGAAAAGATGTATCCTTATATTGATTATGAGTTTGAGGGAGAAGCACCTAAGAAAACAAGTCAGATTCTTGTTTAAAATCGCTAACAAGAGAAAATAATTTCTCTTAAGTTCATATAATTTCCTTTCTTTATCGACCCTTACAGCAAACTTTTTTGGACTTAACTGTTAATTAAGAATTCAAACAGGGTCGAGAATATAGCGTAATAGCTCAGTTGGTTAGAGCAGTCAACATCCGCATCGTCTAAGTAAGACAAAGAATGCAAGTTCAATCCTTGCTGTGGATTCCATTATAATTGACAGGTCGATGGTTCAAATCCATCTTACGCTAATAACTATACTAAAATAATTGTATATATAATCTTTCAAATCGACGCTCACAGCAACATAGGTTATAATAGATAAAAATACTATTTTATTTACTAAATCATTGATTCCTCCAATCAAATTTGTGTGTTGTTTTATTAGCTTTGTGGTGAGTTTCCTTTCTTTAGCGTCGAGTCCTTTCTCGGAATGAAGTACATTCTGGGGATTGGTGTAACGGTTAGCACGGCGGTCTCTAAAACCGTACCATTCTGAGTGGGTCAGCAAGGGTTCGAATCCCTTATCCCCTGATGCTTCTCAAGGGAGAAGTTAATTCTTCTCCCTTGTTTCCGAATAACTTAAGTGTACCTCATGTGTCCTTTCGCAAGACACATTTTACCCCAGCAAAAGGAACCAAAACAGAATGACCCATGAAGAATTTGAAGCAAGAGCTCAACAAATCTATAATGATTGTGAGCGGGACGCAAGTTTGAACGGTGGTTTAGGACACGCTGCAATGGACGCTCTTATGGAAGATTGTCTACGAGAAGCACGGTATATTGCAGGACTTGAGATTTTTAATTCTCTTCGTCATATTTGCTACTAACCATACAGGTGTAGCTTTGGTTTCAAACAATAAAAATAAGCTACACCTGTAGTTTTATATATAGTAACAGTAAACAATTTAAACATTTTAATTAGACAAATTTAAGGAGAAACAAAAAATGATTGATAACAATATGCCCACAACCTCTACTCAGGATGAGTCTTTCCTGTTTGATTGTGATAATAAGTGCTGCGGTTGCTATGAAGATGGTTTTCAGTATCTAATTCTTGAGGACGCTGGCGTAACTAAGGCAGAGCTTAAGCGTACTGATATTGATGCTTTTAATGTTCTTATTAAGCTCTTTAGTACACTTTCTACTAAGTATGTTGCTTTTGAGGACACCAAGTTCCATGAGCCTGTTATTATGAAGCCTTCTTATAGGGGCGCTGCACGAGTCAATTTCAAGGATGGCGATACCTTTAATGAAGACGATGGCATTAAGCTCTCTCGTGAAAAGGCACTATATAAGTATCACCGTGACTTTGACCGAATCATTGCAGGTGCTCTTAAGGATGCACGAATTCTGTGTGCAAATCTTGAGCGTTATTGTAATAAGAATCACATTGATATTAGTAATGTTCCTTCTGTTCAGGAAATTCGTGAGACTCGTTACAAGAAGATTTAATTAGTTAATGTTAGTGGATTCCTCCTTTCATAAAATAAAAATCAAATGACTAAGAGAACGGAAATTTATCCGCTCTTTTAGTCTATATAAATATCTACACTTACAAACTCGTAAAAATTTTTCTTGACATACAAGATATTGTGTGTTATAATTAAAACAAATCAAAGAAAGGAGTTTCAATTTTGGATTTAAATTATCAAGAAGTAGAAAAGTTTTATTCTGACTTATTGGACACTAAAACTCCAAAAGCTCAGAAATATCTTGTATATCAAACTTACGCCGAAGCAAAAGAAGCACAGGAAGAGTTAAAAGATGCTGTAACTTATTTCCAACACAATGCTTATACTAAAGGTTGTTCTTGTGTAGCCCATAAAATTACAGATGTTCTATACATTATTGAATCCGTATCTTTAATTGGAGAACATAAGCCTCATTATTATCCACTTCTTTGTTTTGAGGGGAATTATGAATTATGTCTCGATGCAAACGGATATAATTTTTGCACAATTAATTATCTCGATTCTGTTCTTTATGGTTATATTTATTTATATAAAAACACAGAAAACGCAGAAGAGAAATTTAATTTTGTAAAAACTTACCTTTATTATGCTTCTCAAGAATATCTCAAGAAAGACGAGGAAAATAATCATGACTGACCCTTATATTACTCCACATTGCGAAGCATGGCTCCTGTCAGTATGCAACAAAATTAAAAATGATACTTTCCTAAACGCAGAAATTTACACTGGTTTAAAAGAAGCTGGAATTGAAATTAAAGGCAATACAAAATCTATGAAGATTGATTTCAGTGCTATTTGCGCTTATTATCATGCTTTAACAAAACTTGGATATGCTAAATCGGTAGAGGCTGCTACAAGAGAATGCGAGCGTTTAGTTGGATGGAAAAGAAAGATTTAAAAAAGAACAAGTTAAAAAATAAAATTACCTCAAATAATTTCACAGTAATTAACTGTGATGAAATTAATAAGGAAGAAAAAATTCGAGAGCGTACCGTTTCCGATATTCCTCATAAATGTAAATTTTGTGGCAAAGAAATGCGTCTTTTCAAACCAGATGTTTTAGCTCAAATGCAAGAAGATGTTAAAACAGAATTAGGAAGTTATACTTGCGATTGTGAAGGGTATCATAAATATTTTATTACAGTTATTCAAGAAAGAAAAGCTCAACTTGAATTTCAAAAAGCAATGTATTTAATCAACAAAGCTCGCCAAGAAATTTTCTTAGACTCTGCTTTTTACAAAGATGCTGTAAAACTTTCTCAAATTCGAGCAAAAGCACAAAAGAAAGTAGACCAACTTGAAGAAACAGAATCTAAAAAAGAAAAATACAATCAGTTAGAAAACTATTTTAATTCTGTAAATGAATTTAACGAGGGCAGAGGAAATATTCTCGATTATTATTTCTGGCCTGTGTTTAATACAGGAGGTCAAAATAATGAAAGTAAGTAATTTGTTTAACATAGCGAAAGATATATTTATTAAATGTATCACTGTAGTGACAGGTTGTACCACAGGTATTTTAGTGACTGCTATTGTTGTAGGAATTATAGTTCTTTCATTAGGATTAATTCTTTTTGGACTTGGATTAGAATACTTTGTTTTAGCCATTCTTTCTAAGGGGTTATGTTATCTATTAGGTATTCCGTGGATGGGATGGATTAAGACTTTACTGTTTTATATAGGACTGGTTATTGTACGCAACATTTATTATGAGCTACAGCCAGAAGATTAAAAGACTTTAATAAAGGAGATTTTACTTTAAATGAATTTAACAAAAAAAGATGGGGTTAATATTCTTTCGGGTTCTGTTGACGAATTTGCTATTAAGATGGTAAATTGTGCCAAGAAGAATGTAAAAAATCACAAAACTTATGTAAACGCAAACTTCTTTGCTGGATTCAAAGAAAGCGGAGAATATTTTACTCTTCCAGTAAATCATCTTGTTTGTGACATTGAAGCTACTTCGGCTCCACTTGCAAAGTATAATAAGTTGCGTGGAAAGTTTGTAGGTGAAAAGTATTTTTACAATTCCTATGTCGCACAAGGCGGTGTTCCTCAGTTCTGCGGTCATGCTCTCACAACTTTTTATATTGAAAATGGCAAGCCGCACATGGAAGACCTAACCGAGTTGCGAGATACTATGACATACGCCATTGCAGGTATTCCTCTAATTAAGGATGGCAAGGATGTTATGTGGAAAGATTATGTTAAGCCCCAAGGTTGGAGTGGCAGCGAGCTTTACGCAACCTATCATATTCTTCTTGGACTTAAGCCTAACGACAATAACATTTATATCATGGATTGGAAGTCTACTCGTAGCAATATGATTTCACCTTATGCCGAAGCTTATTATAAGTTTAAGCCAATGGGCTTTACTAATCTCATTAAGCTTGATGGCGGTGGCTCAGAGATTATGAAATATGAGGGCAGAACCGTCCATGCTTTATCTGAAAACCGCATTATTAATGCAATTATTACTTTTGAGCGCAAGGGACAGCAGAATGAGTATGAAGTAAATACTCACAAGTTCCCTACTCGTGTTCTTGTTCGTTGGTGCAAGGGTGATGATGTAAAGTGGATGCAGCAACAGCTTTGTAAAGCTGGTTTTACTTGTGATATTGACGGTAGTTTTGGTCCTGCCGCTTATAAAACTCTCAAAGCTTATCAGAAGTCTCGTGGACTGGAAGTTGATGGTAAGTGTGGGCCCGCAACTCGACAGAGACTTTCTCAGGAATAAATTATGGCAGAGAAAACTTTTACTATTTCTTGTACAATGGAAGAAAGATGGATTAATCATTTTCTGTCTCTTCTAAGTTATATGGAATTTTGTGGTAAAATTGGTCATTCCTCTTTAATTGGTTTTTATTCAGATGGAGACGGAGATTTCCGTCCAGAATTTAAAACGGATATGAAATGGGAAAAAGAATATAGTCATACCACAGAAAGAGCCCCAGAATTATATTTTGACGCTGGTTAAAAATAATTAAGGTTTGTCAGGATTTTTATTAAAAGGTCTTGACAAGCCTTTTTTTATCTGCTATAATAAGCACATAAAAAATAAAGGAGTATGATGTTATGGAAATCGCCACTTCTTATCTGGTAAATTATACTACTTATCAACCTAATTTTATTGTTGTATGTGCGCTTGTGTTTTTGTATGTTGGAGCTTTTGTAAGTCTCCTTGTTTGTGCATCTACCATTGATAAAATTATCCGTCAAATCGCAACCAGAATTGGATTAGGTCTTTTTATCCTTGCTATTAGTTGGTCTTTTATTATAAATACTAAAATGGTAGAAAATTATCACTATTATCAAGTTCAAGAAATTTATATCCATGATTACGATATTTCTCTTAAAACCTATATGGAAGATTATGAGATTCTTGAATCTACCCCCGTTTCAGTTACAGTTCGTTCAAGAGATTGGAAGAACGAATATCCCGAATTAGTTGGTAAGAAAACTGATTTCGACATTAAAACCATTGACGCTGAAAACAACCCGTTAGGAAAGGATAATTAAGATGGTTTACGAATATACTACAACAGTTGATTTTCCGCTTACTCAAAACAAAAATGGTTGGTATGTAACTAAAGATGCGGTAAAAAAGATGGTGCGTTATTACAATACACATTATGGCTGTAAAGCTCCAGTTGTAATTGAAAAAAGTTTAAATAAAACTGATATTGTTAAAACAATCGCCCCTGTTGTTGGAACTCCTGTTGTTGGAACTGTTGATTCTTCTAAGAAACTGCTTATCGAATATCACGATGAAACTAAATGCAGTGTTAAGATTCCTGTGCTTTTAAAAACTGATTTCTCACCTGAAAAGTTTTATCAAGCGATTGACCTTTGCAACGTAACCGTTAATCCTAACAATCCTGATGAGCTTATTTCTTTTAGGATTGAAAGTGTTGTCGCTATCCCTAAAAATAAGGAGGACTAAAAATGAGTTATGATATTAGTTTTCGAGTGAAAGTTGAGGGCTTAGATAATGTATATGTTGAGCCTTATGGTGACAACACCGATGCAAATATTACTTGGAATGTCCGTGAAATGATTATTAAGTCCACAGGACTTGAAAATTGGTGTGCTGAGGGTTGTCTTGGACTCTGCAAAGATATTATTCCCCACATCGCAAACGGCCTTGCTGAACTTGAAAAACACCCAGAAAAGTACAAGCAATATGAATCTCCTAATGGTTGGGGAACTGTTAAAGGACTTAAACATTTCTTTGCTTGTATTATCAATGACTGGACTTCATATTGTGAAGATTATTCTACAGAAACCCTTGCAGACGTAACATATTTTTATATTTGTTAAGAGGAGAAAAAGTATGAACTTTTTTGAAGAAAAGACCGACATTTATTATGAACAGTTTTCTTTTTGGGCTTTTGCCGCCCTGTTCACCTTAATTCAATCCACAATTAGCGGCTATCCTCTTTTGTGGTATGTTGTGGGTTGTATTTATTTTGTTTTTGCTTGTGTTTATCATTGGCTCTATTTTGAATCTTACTATCATTTGCATGATATTAATAAAATGGATAAGTACACGGCTTCTTTGAGTCGCTGGATTGCGGAGAAAAATCGTGACCTTTCCTAAGAAAATTCGAGAACAAGTCTATAATAAATATGATGGGCATTGTGCGTATTGTGGACGAAAAATTGACTACAAAGATATGCAAGTAGACCACTTCATTCCACAGAGACGGTGGAATGCAGAACGGAGTAATGACATTAGCAATTTAATGCCAAGTTGTAGGTCTTGTAATCATTATAAACGTGCTCATTCTCTTGAAACATTCCGCAGATATATTTTCGAAATTCCCAAAAAGCTCAAAGAAAATTATATCTATAAAATTGGTTTAATTTATGGAAATGTGATTGAAAATGAGCATCCCATTAAATTCTATTATGAGGAATGTGAGGAAAAGAAACACCATGACTTTAGCCGAACTAAAAAAGATTGTTGATAGCTATTGTGAAGACAAATATGTAAATCCTGATGAAGTCAATGTAATTATTACCTTGGAAGAAATGTCGATGGGTCCTCGTGCTGGGACAGGGGTTGAAAATATTTTTATGGGGTTTGATTGGGAGCGCAATCAATTTCGTATTCAACCCAAAGAAAAACTTGTTCGATACAATAAACAGAGAGATATTCCAAAAAGAATTATTTATTATAAAGCTCAAGGTACTTATTGCTGCACTACTTGCCAGCATCCTATGAAGAAAACAGAAGCTAAAAACAATAAGTATTGTCCTTATTGTGGGCAGAAACTTTCAGGCGAAATTTTACTCATTTGATAAAGGAGTATAAGCATGAAAATCAATCGTTATAAGCTCACTCCTGATTTTATTAACTTGTCTCAAGATAAGCAGATTCAGTTTCTTCTTAACAATGGATTTAAAGAAGGATTTTGGGGCGCTCAAAAAGATGGGAGAGAACATTTATGGTACAGTTCTAAAAATTTTGTTATCCATAGTTCAATTGATTGTAATGTAACGGTAGACCTTTTACATCTTGATGAGTGGAACGATTATGACTATATTGCTATTGACGATGAGGATTTCGGACAGTATTATCAACCCTTTTATGATTGCATGATTGGCAAAAAGCAAATCGGAAAATGGGAATTTATGGCAAAATGTGCTCAAAAATACAACGAAAAAATGGCAAAATTTTGTGAGATGCAACTTCTTATGTTTGGAGAATATCCACAAGGAGAATAAAAATGAACAATATTTTTGAATATGTGCTAAGTTCTATTGACTCTAATGATTTTCGCAATGCTTATTACGATGCAAGAGAGGAAGAAAAGAGGCTATTTTTTGAACTGCTCATTAAAAAATTATATGACGCAGTTTATTAATTACTAACATTTTAATTGTTAGTATGAAATAAAAATGTTACAATACTGAGGTCTTTATGCCGTCCGAAAAAACTATACAATCTTATTTTGCCAAAGCAAAGAAAGCTTCTGAACAAGCCACTTATCCCAAACAGAAAATTGGTTCTGTTATGGTATATTCAGGCAAGGTGATAGCTGTTGGTTATAACACTTTTAAGACCAATCCTCTTCAAAAATACTATAACAAATATCGCTTTAGCTCTGACCCTAAGAATAATGGTCTTGTTCATGCTGAAACGATGTTGCTGCTAAAAACAAGGTTTCTTGATTTGGATTGGAGCAAAGTCTCTATCTACACATATAGAGAATACAAAGACGGTTCTTTGGCACTTGCCAGACCTTGTATTGCGTGTCAAACCGCATTGGCTGAAAGAGGAATTACAGAAGTTTACTATACTACACCGAAAGGATGGGAGAAATTATGAGAAGTAAAGAATTTTTAACCAATAAGATTTGTCCGTTTTGCGGTAAATATTTATATTGGACATATGAAGACTATGAAAAAAATTATGAATGTGGGAATCCTGATTGTATTCCCATTAGAAATAAATTCTATGAGCTCCGTAAAAAATATATGTTAGCTCGAACTGAAGCCAGTAAAGCGAAAGCAGAAATTGGAATTTTTGCAAGAAATAACACTTATCTGGGGCAGAAAAAAGAAGAATATAAAAATTTAATGAACCAAGTTGATTTCTTATCCGAAGAGATTGGAGAGTATTTCTAATGATGGAAATAATTAAAATTGCGATTTTATCTGTTCTATTTTGGCAGACGATTTCCTGTGTTGCCATTATGATAAATGAAGATAAAGGACTTTATTTCTCGATTTGTGTTCCTGCTTTTATCCTTAATATTGCTGGATGGATTTATCGTAAGCTTAATCTAAAATATGCGCAGAAACATCTTTGTCATGTTGCCGTTCGCTCTGAAAAACTTACTGACCCTGTTCCTATTTTTACTTTTTATTGTACTCATAAGCAGTATGAAAAGTTTTATCATAAAGGAGAAAATGAACATTACATTGATTTCCTAAGAGACGGTTCTACTTTTAAGTCTGCTCCATTTAAAAATGAAATTTACCGAGAACAGGAAAGTTTTGCTGGCTACAAAGAGTTCAAAAAGAAATTTGTAAATCCGAATAAATAACACTTGACAACCTCTTATTTGTATGCTATAATTTAGGCAAACTGATAGGAGGTTTGATTTATGAGAGTATTATCTCTTTTTGACGGTATTTGTTGTGGACATTTAGCTCTTGAAAGAGCAGGAATTAAGATTGATTCCTATGATGCTTATGAGATTGAACCAAATGCAATTAAAGCTACTCAAGCTAATTTCCCTGATGTTGTTCATCATGGAGATGTAACGCAGGAAGATTTCACTAAGTATAAAAACAAAGTCGATATTATTATTTTTGGGAGCCCCTGTCAGGGCTTTTCGAGTTCAGGTAAGCAACTTAACTTTTCAGACCCTCGAAGCAAACTTTTCTTTGAAGCTGTTAGAGCAATTAAAGAATGTAATCCAAAATATTTTCTTATGGAAAATGTTGTGATGAAAAAAGAATGGCAAGATATTATTTCATCTTATCTTGGCGTAGAACCTATTGAAATTAATTCTTCTCTTGTTTCAGCACAGAATCGCCGTAGACTTTATTGGACTAACATTCCAAATGTAACTCAGCCCAAAGACCGTGGAATTAAACTTGAAGATATTCTTGATGATGTTGAGTTCAAGAATTATAAAAATCCTGCTGCGATTCGAGGTCGCAGACTCAATAAAGCTACTATTGTTGGACGTAGACTTGATGAAAATGGACATAGGCAAGATTATGATAAAACTATTCCTATTTCTCAGTGTCTTGAAGTCCGCGCTTCGAATACAGATAAGTCAAACTGTCTTACTACAGTGGACAAAGATAATGTTCTTACACCACTTCCTGTAGGTAGACACCCAGATGCTTTTAAGAATAATCTACCTTTTAGGTATTATACCACTAAGGAAATGTGTCGTTTGCAAACTTTGCCTGATTCTTTTCTTAATATGATTCCTGAAAGTGCTGCTCGAAAAGCTCTTGGTAACGGTTGGACAGTTAATGTTATCTCTCACATTTTTAGCTTTTTGCCTGATGAATATAAGATTCCAGAGGAGATTATATGAGAATTGTTGTAGATGAATTACCCTCTTATTGCGGGGATTGCCTTTTTTGTTCTGATATTTACTATGATGTATGTGACATTAGTAAAAGTCGTTGCGCACTTCCAAAATTAGAAGATTGTCCTTATCTTATAACTTTAGGTGGATATTTAGCTTCTATTAAGGAGAAAGAAAATGAGGATTATTAAAAATAATGCTCCTGTTAAGCAGGAAATATGTTGGAACTGCAATTCTATTCTTGAGTTAAACCCTATTGATTATGACACAGAAGAGAATTGGGGAAATTACGATGGAAATTCTTATTCTTGCCTTGCCACTTATTTCATTTGTCCTTGTTGTCGCAAGAAAAATTACATTGTAGTTACTATTGATGGAGAAAAAGCAGACCTTAAACGTTTCAACCGATAATTAATTATGGCAAATAAAAACTAACTTTTAATTGAGGTATTTTAAATGACACATGAACAGTTTAACCGTCTTGTAGACGAACTTGAGAATACACGAGTAAAAACTCTTAAGGAAAAGAATGCTCGTTATTCTCAGCCTGATGATGCACTTCACAATTTTGATGAAGGGGCTAAGATTATGTCTTGCACTTCTGCCCAGTGCGCTTGGAATTATGCTACTAAGCATATTATCGCTCTTCGTGACATGGTACTCAACAACAATTTTTCTAATCGAGAAGATGTTCTTGAGAAAATTCAGGACATTCAGAATTATCTTACCTTTATTTGGTGTATCTCTGAGGAAGAGCGCGAAAAGCTAACCGCAAACGACACTTGTGTTCAAACCATTTCTGCTAAGAAAAAGAAGTAAAAAAAAATATTTGAAAAATTTTCTCTATAGCACTTGACAAACTGCCTGTCAGGTGCTATAATCCTAATATCAAAACAAGCGACCGACTCAGCAAAACTCAAAATAAATTAAGCGGTCGAGAATGGAGAATATTATGTATAATAACATTAACAAGAATTCCAAGAAGAACTCTAACAAGGCTTGGTCTCCTAAGCCCGAAAAGCCTATGCGTCAGAAGTCGGACAAGGAGAAGTTCTTCGACAAGATGGAAAAGACTAACAAGGGCTTCTATGTTCGTGCGGTTGTTCCTAAGTCTTTGCCCGACAATATGACCTATACCACCAATGGTGCTGTGGCATATTCCACTACTTCTTCTGCTCTTCTTGATATGTTTACCAAGTTGGTAAGCTACCGTTCTCTGGATGAGAAGCAGATTGTCACCGATTGGCGCAAGGCTTTTAACGAGAATCCTTATCTTGCTATGCGTTTCCTTGGCTATACGATGGACATTCGTTGCGGTGCTGGCGAGCGCCGCTTCACTCAGATTGTCATTCGTGACCTTGTAAAGAATGGCGGTGCAAGCATTGCTGCAAAGCTCGTTCCTCTGATTGGCGAGTATTCTCGCTATGATATGCTTTATCAGTTCCGTGGCAACCCTACTTCTGAAAAGGCTGTCCGCGATTTCCTTAAGAAGCAGTTTGCTGAGGACGTGGAGAACATGAAGCAGCATAAGTCTATTTCTCTGCTTGGAAAGTGGCTTGATAAGCCCAATTCTCATTCTAAGCAGACCCGTGATAATGGTCTTTGGACTGCAAAGCAGTTGAACATGACTGAGCGCAACTATCGTAAGGCTCTGTCGGCTCTTCGTAAGTACCTTGATGTTGTTGAGCGCAAGATGTCTTCGGATAATTGGGCTGCTATCGACTACGAAACTGTTCCCTCTAAGGCAAACCTCAACTATAACAAGGCATTCCTGCGCCATGATACTGAGCGTCGTCAGGCTTTCCTTGCTGCTCTCAAGACTGGTGAGGCTAAGATTAACGCTTCTGTGGCAAATCCTTGCGATATTGTCAACAAGTACATGAATTTGAATGCCCGTTGGTATGGACTTCCTCAGAGGGCTGATGATACTCTTGAGGGAATGTGGAAGGCTTTGCCTGACATGATTCCTGATGATAAGGGTATGCTTGTCGTATGTGACTGCTCTGGTTCTATGCAGAGTGGTATTGGTAGCACCACTAATATGCGCTGCATTGATGTCGCTATGTCTCTCGCCATTTATTGTGCAGACCACCTCAAGGGCGCTTTTGCAAACAAGTATATCACCTTTAGTGCTAACCCGCATATTGTGCGTTTTAATAATAACGATAGCCTCTGTAACAAGCTTCGTAAGACTTTGGAGTGTCAGGATTGTTCTAATACCAATCTGGAAAAGGTCTTTGACCTAATTCTTAAGACCGCTATTGACAACCATTCTCCCCAGTCTGACCTGCCTGAGCGTATTCTCATTGTCTCTGATGGCGAGTTTGACTCCATGTGCGATGCTAATAATATTGTCGGTTGTTATGGTTGGACCAGTTCTCGTAAGCGTGTTGACAAGACTTTCATGCAGAGTATTGCCAAGCGCTTCAAGAATGCTGGCTATAAGATGCCTACTATCGTTTTCTGGCGCGTGAACACGAGAAATTCAACCGCTCTTCCCTTTAAGATGGACGACCGTGGAGCTATTATGGTGAGTGGTTACAGCACGAATCTCCTCAAGATGGTTCTGTCTGACAAGACTAATCCCATGGACGCGCTTCTTGAACAGCTCAATATTCCTCGTTATGACTGCTTCGAAGCAGCATATAGCGCGTAACTCAAAAGGGTAGGTTTTCCTGCCCTTTTTCTCTAAAAGGAGTACACTTAATGTTTGATAAAACCTATCTTTTATCTCCTCAAGGACAAGCAGATTATAAAGCTTGGATTAAAAAACTAACAGATATTGCCGCAAAAGAAGCTGGCGTTTCTGCAACAATAGATAACGATGGAGAACCTGTTCTTATGCTTATCCGAGGAAGTGACCATGTACCAGAGAAGCTAAGAGATAAAAACGCAAATCTTTATGTAATTAAAGTTACAATTGAAATTAAAGATATTCTTATGCGAGAACTTGAAGAAGTTGACGCAACAATCAGAAACTACAACTTCCCAAAAGAAGCTCTTCCAGAAGTTTACGAAGGTGTAGAAGAATCTATTATCTCTTTTTTAAAAACTCGTTTTATTGAACGAGAAGAAATTCTTCGTAAGGCAGAAGAAGAAAACAAATTCAAAATTTATGACTTCTTTGATAAGGAGGATAAGACCGATGAAAATTCAGCAGGTAACAAACAATCCTGACCTTATTGTAATTGATGGTCGTTGGCGAATTTCTCTCTCCACTGGTGAGATAACTGATTTTGATGGGACTAAGGCGTATGACCCTCCCGAATACATTTTCAAATTTCGTGACGAAGCGTTAGCTGGAAAGTGAGTATATTATGGAATATATTTCAAAGAAAGATTTGATTGAAAAGCTTGAATATACCCTTTGCGATATTTTCTCTTATGTTGATGATTACCCTGAATATACCGAAAAGGGTTTTTCGAAAGAGCTTGTAAATGAAATTATCAATTCTCTTCCAACCATTACTCTTTCTGACGATTAAAAATATTTAAAAAACTCTTGACAAATGCCTTTTGGTATGTTACTATTAAAGCATACCAAAAGGTTATTTATTTTTTAAGGAGTTTATATATGTTTTCGGTTGAAACTGCCATTATTGATGAGATTGTAAAATACAATAAAGTAGATTGTCCTTTTGTTCTTACATCAAATTTTATAGAAGATGTTAAAGAAAAAGTAGACAAAAATTTTAAAGACATTTATAATTTGCCTACTCTTTGGAGATTACATAAAGCATCTTTTTCCTCACCTGAATTTCCTGTTTACGATTTTCAATTTTTTAATCTAAAAAGACTGGCTTGGGAAACTTCTTATCTAAAAATGAAAGATGTATCAGAATGGAAAGAATATCTTGAGGGAAAACTTATGCTTGGATTTAATCGAGGCAGAATTCAGTACGATACTCTCATTAACAACGCAAAAGAATTTCTAAAAAACGAAGAGGGTTGCGTAATTTATGACGCAACAACTACGCCAGAATGGAGGACAAAAGAATGATTCAGATTCGTGATAATGTGTTTGAAACGAACTCATCTTCAACACATTCTCTTTGTATTTCAAAAGAAAAGTTTGACCCGAAGAATATCCCTGAGTATCTTAATATTACCGCTAATGAAGATTTTGGGTGGCGCAGAGATACCTATAGCACCGCAGAAGAAAAAGCGAATTATATTTATGAAGTCATGTGTGAATGCGGTATGATTGCTGAACTTAAAGACTTCAAATCTAAAATTAAGAAGCTTGGAATTAAAGCCAGTTATCCTTGTATGGAAAAGGATAAATGGGATGATATTGTCATTGGTGGTTATGTGGACCATGCTGGTGAAGCTGTCCCATTTGTTCACGAGCTTTTGAAAGATGAAGACAAACTTTGTCGTTTTCTTTTTGATTATAAGAGCGTCGTTTATACTGGCAGTGACAGTGAAGATGATGGCGACGCAAGTTGTTATGTGGCAGAAGCAGCAGAAAACAATGGCTATACTTGGGGATATGATGAAAACGAAGATTGGAACGAAACTCATCACATCCATCCAATGTATGACCCTGAACATTACGAATATTTCTTTAAGGGGAACTAAAAAATGAGTAATAAATTTGACCATCTTGGTGCTCGTATCTATGCAGTAACTTTTCTTGAGTACACCAACTCTCTACAGAATTGTGTGTCTTACAATCCAACACGCGAAATCGGTAAAGCAGAATATATTTATACTGAACAAGGCACAGGTAAAATTCTTGTAAGCGAAACTAATATTGATAAAATTAAGAAGTTTGGCATTAAAGAATTAACCTTTGTGGGCTATCTTCCTGATAATCTTTTCTATCTTTAAATTGAGGTGATTTTAAATGATTCAGATTCGAGACAATACTTTTGAAACCAATTCCAGTTCCAGTCATTCCCTAATTATTACTGATTTCGATGGCAAGTATACTCCCGAAGAAATGATGAAGGGTATCTATCTTTGGGATGGTAATAAGGATAGAATGTACGAAAGTAACCTTGAATTTTATCGTTCTCCTTTTTCTCTACTTGCAACTTTTGAATCTAAGTCTCGTTATGCTATCGCGTCCTCTGATGGACGATTGGCTGATGAAGTTGAAAAAATTTGGCATAAGTATATTCCAAATTTTAACGGATTTAAATTTGATATGAAAACCAAAGAATACGATTATGACAAAAAGGAATGGGTAGACCTTGACGAACCTAAGCCTATTTACGGTGGAACTGATGATTATCAAATCGAGGGCTGGCTTAAAAGTTATAATATAAACCTCGAAGATTTTCTCACTATGCGTCGCTATATGGTAGTTTGTGATGGAGATGAATATCGCGAATGGTACCACATCCTTGATAGCGGTCTTATGGACAAGTCTCACATTATTCATGACAGTGAAAAAGAAGCTGCGGAAGAGTGGAAGAGAAAGTACGAGGAGGAAAACAAAAAGTGAATTCTTTTACTATCAAACACATTACAGGTAATGTTCTTGATTCTGATGCTCCTATCATTGCACATCAAGTTAATTGCCAAGGCGTAATGGGAGCAGGAGTAGCAAAGTGTATTCGTGAAAAATACCCTGATGTTATGACAACCTATTCCAGATGGTGTAAAAAATATCAACCTCAATATCTTCTGGGAATGGTTCTTGATTATTGCACAGATAAAAATCAAATTATCGCAAATTGTTTTGCGCAAAATAAAACAGGTTCAGGTCGTATGACTGATTATGAAGCTTTTTATTGTTGCCTCGAAAATCTCAAAGAAGAATTTAACTATTATGGCTTTGAGCATCGAATCGCATTTCCTTATAAGATTGGTTGTGGGCTTGGTGGAGGAGATTGGGATGTTATCTTGGCTATGATTAAGTCTGTTTTTGGGCATGACGGTGACTACACCATTGAACTTTGGTCTATTGATGGCTTTGATTTTGCGTCCTAATGGGATAACTTGTTTATCCCATATAAGATAAACAAGCTTATTCTATTTTATTTTCCGACTAAGGTGGTAACGCCTATGTCAGATACTTTACACTTTGCTGACCGAATAGAACGTTAGAAATTTATCGAATCTATAGGTCGGTATGGGGCGATTATAGCCGAAGTATATACTGATAGGGGACATCCTAATGGTCCTGAGATTCATAAAATTACGGACAATGCCATTATTATGGTTTACAATGAACGAACTGGAAATCATGTAACCGATTTAATTGCTCGACCACGGCAATTATTGAGATACAAAATTCCTATTCCAACAAAAGTATTAGAATTAGCTTATCAGCATTATCAACTCGGTTATAACAATCGTTAAGAGGTTTAAGTTTTTTTCTTAAACCTCTTGACATTTACATATGGATATGCTATTATAGGTATACAACTTAAGGAGGTTGAACAAAATGACAGAAGAAAATCGTATTTATTGTGCTTATGATACCCTGAATCCTACTATCAATCCTGATGGTTCTGAGAAGCATTGGTGCTCTCATTATGGCAGTTATGTTTGTAAGGGTTGTGACCATCGGTTTGATGGAGACCGCATTAAGAAGTATATGGAAGACCATCCAAAGGAGCATTAACTATGGAAAATAATTGGGTTTCTTATAAGAACGGTAATTATAATGTCCATTTAGACCTCGTTAGCGGAACAAAGATTCGTGAAAATGACCTCACTTTTTTTAAGGCTAACCGTCCAGAAAATATGGACATTAAGATTACAAATCGTTGTACTAATCCTTGTGGCACAAAGGAATGTCCTAAGAACTGTGAGTTTTGCCATGAAAATTCTGGTCCTAATGGCAAGCACTCTGACGCTCTTAACTCTAAGTTTCTTGAGACGCTTCCTGAATGGACAGAGTGTGCCTATGGCGGCGGAAATGTACTGGAATATCCTGACCTTGTTCCTTTGCTTCGCAAGTCTAAGAATCTTCATTTAATTTCCAATATCACTGTTAATCAGAAGCATTTCATGGAAAACATTTCTCTTCTGCGTGAGCTTAGTAATCAGAAGCTTATTTACGGACTTGGGATTTCTCTTACCAATCCTTATGAAGAGGGATTTATTGCGGCTGTTAAAAGTTTTCCTAATGCTGTTATTCATGTGATTAATGGCGTTGTAACTCTTGCACAACTTTCAGCTCTTGGTTGTAAAGACCTTAAGATTCTGATTCTTGGCTACAAGGAGGTTCGTCGTGGGGTAGCATATAAGGCTGATGTAGACCACATGGTTGAATTCCGTAAAAATCGACTTTACGCAAGTCTCCCGTTTATCGCAGAACATAATTGGTTCAAGACAATTTCTTTTGACAATCTTGCTCTTGAACAGCTTGAACCTAAGCGTTTTCTGAGCGATGAATTTTATCAGACACATAACCTCGGAGACGATGGATTAATGGGAGAACAGACTTCCGCTTCGTATTATGTTGACCTTGTGGAAAATGTGTTTGCTCGTAATTCTTGTGATGTAAACCATCGTTATCCGCTTGAAAATCATACTGCTACGGAGTGCTATCAGCTTCTACGCGATAATAAAATCTAACGGGGGGAAAATAAAATGAGTTTACTTGGATTTGGCTCTCCTTTTGCAGACATTTTCATGGCTATGACAATGGATAAACGCTTTAACGAGCCAAAAGATAATTTTGGTATTCCCTCTACTCCTGATGTTTGGGATGAAGAGGAACTTGACAATGATTATTTTTCAGATTACGAAAGCGAGGAAGATTTTTAATGTATATTCTTTTTGACCCTAACACCAACGATTATGTTTGTCGAGCTTCAAACGGGGGATATAATATCTGTAAAGGAATTTTTCAGTCTGCCTTGTTTTCTACTGAAAAGGGTGCTCTAAACATTCTTAATAACGGTGGTATTCCAAAGCTGATTGCTTCAAAGCATACCTTTAAGCCTACTCGCGTTACCACAAAGTCTGGTAAGGCATATAAGATTATCAATCCTGCCGAACCTACTCCTATTAAGGCTTTTGATTTCTCTGCCCCAGAGGAAATCCGCAAGGCTGCTGATTATCTTGGTCGAGTAATGGAAGATGCTGCTGGACTTTCTCTTTCTATTGCTAATATGGATAGAGAAATTAGCGATATTCAGCACTACATTGAAACCAAGCCTCTTAATGCTGCACAGCGTAGTCATATCTTCAAGATTTATCGAGAAAAGTTGGCAGAACGCAGACTTTATAAAAATCTTCAAGATATTACTTCTACAATGGAGAATGCTCATATCAGCGAAAAGAATCTTAAGAATATCGTATATTCAGTTGATGGACTTGATACAAAGGAATATTCGCCTCGTAGCGCCTTTGGTGAAATTCTGTTCGGTGTAAAGAAAGTGGAGGAATAATTATGATTCTTATGACTAATGACCAGATGGAAGAAATTCTTAGCGCAATGCTTAACAGACTTGTTGAAGATTCTGAATTTAGACGCGAAGATATGCGTGAGATTCTTGAAGACCTCGCTGACGAATTTCGTTATTAAGAAAGGAGTATATTATGGGATATTGGGACCCGCCTGAGTATTTTGATGAAGCAAAGTTTCCTGAAATTGATGCTGAGACTGATACTCTTATTGAGCATTTAGTTGGAGCAATCAAAGAGGAATATAAAGACAAGATTGCGAAAGAATCTGACGCTTATCAAGACCTTAAAGCAAGTTATGATAGCTTGCGTAGAGAACTGACAAATAAAAACAGCGACCTTTTAGCTAAAGATGGGCTAATTGAAACTCTCAACAAAGAATTAGCTAAAAAGAAAACGGAACACCCCTCTTTTAAGTTTGATATTGGCGAAACGGTTTTTTACGTTCGCGCAGAATATAACTCTGAAAAGAAAGCTCATTGTCCTCGTTGTAATGGTAAGGGATATATTGAACTTGATGCAGAAAAAAACAATCTTCCGCAAGATGTTACTGACCCCGTAAAATATCTTTGTCCTGAATGTAAAGACTGCACAGCAGGATTTCTTTATAGAGGAGCAAAGCATTTTAAAGAGTATTCTTATTATTCATACACTGTTGGACAGGGAACTATTGTAAAAATTGCCTATGAAGTGAAAGAGGGTGGCGAAACTCGAACCATTTATCAGGTTAAAAACATCTCTATGTTACATGAGGCAAATTATGTGGAAGAAGACCTCTATGATAATAGAGATGATGCGCTTAAAAGAGCACAGGTAGAAGCAAACCTTTCTCGCATTAAAGCTTTTACTTCCGTGGGTATTACAAAGGATATTATTCTCAATGGCTGAATTAAATCCATGTAAGTTTTGCGGAAAATCTCCAAAAATCTATCCACTTATTACTCGTTCTATTATAAAAGATGTTAGCCAAAAGATTTCTGGAAATATTTACAAAATGCAACCAGAGCGCATTGAAGTTCCTGCTTTTTATACAGTAAGTTGCCAAACCGAAAAGTGCAAGAACCACCTGCACAAATTCCCCAATAAAATGATTTCTGAGGATTCTATAAACGGAGCTATTCTAAAATGGAATCAGCAAAATTAAATTCTTTCTTTTTTGTGGGTAAAGACCCTCCTAAAAATCCTCATATCGGAGATATTTGGTGTAGTGGTGGAATAGGAAACCCAATGATGGTTTGGACAGAAAATGGAGCAGTTGAAATTGGTGACATACCAAGTTCTTTGAATTGCGATTATTCTCCTATGACAGACAAATTGGAATATCCTACTCATTGTCCTTCTTGTGGAGCACCAGTTAATTCCTCTCGCCGCAAATGTGAATATTGTGGGGTAGAATATCGAAAAATTTCATATAAAAATTAACAAATAATTTTTTAATCTCTCTTGACAAGGTATGTAAGACCTGCTATAATGGCATTAAACCAGTCAAGGGAGGTTATTTTTTATGATTAAGAAGTATTCTAAGATTATTCCTGATGAATACCTTGCTATTCAATGGACAGAAGATAATTGGGATGAAGTCAAGAAATTTATTAGAGAGTACAATATTAAGCTTAATCCCCATGATGAAAATACTTTTTTCATTGTTGATGGAACTCTCGACACCTATGAAGAAAGGGATTTTGTACACATGGGAGACTATATCGTAAAACAGGGAAAATGGGGTTTTCCTTATTGTGTTAAGCCAGAAATCTTTGAGAAAAATTTTCATTTTGAAGGTTGGGATATGACATGAATATTCTTTTCTTAGACTATGATGGTGTAGTAAATGTCCCAATGTGGCATCCTCACCCAGCAGACCCATCCAGAATGATTTGCACTTATAACTTTCCCAGCAATAACAAAGTAAATGATTTCCAATGCGTTCAATGGATTTCTGAGTTTTGTCTGAAATATGACTACTCCATTGTAGTTACGTCTTCTTGGAGATGGGAAGATAATTACAAGGAATGTCTTATCAATGGAGGACTTAGACAGGGAATTGAAATCATCGGGAAAACTCCTGATTATATGTCTTATTTCGGAGCTACACGAGGAGATGAAATTCAAGCATGGCTTGACATTCATCACGAAGAAAACATTAACTTTCTTATTGTAGATGATACCTGTGAAGAGGATTTAGAAGTTCACAAGATTGATTATGAAAACAATAAAATTATTGGTTTGGATAAATTCCAAACGCTTAAGCTCCAAGACAGATTTATTCAAACCAATACACTGATTGGATTTAGAGAGCCAAGCTTCCATTATGCAGAACAGCTTCATCAAGCTTTTAATGCAAATAAAGGAGAATAATTATGGGTTATTGTACTGAATTTGAAGGTAAGGTTACTTTTAATAAACCTCTTACTCCCAAATTTAAAGAATATGTTAATGCGTTTTGCGAAATGCGTCATGTAAAGCGAAACAACGAAAAGATTAAGGAATTATTTCCAAATTGGAAAAAATTATGTTATGATGGAGTGCTTGGCGAAGAGGGACAATTTTTCATTGGGGGAACTGAATTTGATAATTCAGTAATAGATGGAAATAATCCTCCTATTCTTATTCCCTCTCTCTGGTGTCATTGGCATCTCAACGAAAAAGACGAACTTGTTTGGAATGGTATAGAAAAGTTTTATAACTATAAAAAATGGCTTGCTTATTTACTTTTTTATTTTTTTGAGCCAAATGGTTATTTAGGCAACGGAAAATTTTTCTATGAGGGTGAAGACTGGGAATACGACTGGGGAAATTTATATGTTGTAAATAATGCTGTAAGCGTTATATATAAAGACAAAGAGCCTTATTTTGTATATCCCGAAGTTATCAAAAAATAAAACAAATTAAAATAAAAGGAGAAATTTATTATGTTGCCTGTGAATGTTGAGGGTATTACTTGGCTGACCACGAATTACACCGCATATAACACACCAATTATTGTTGGTGTCATTTCGTATGTTTTATTAACATTAAGCTGTTGTATTGCGTTAATAGCAGCTTTCTTCTGGTTTAGTTTTAAAGAAAAGTATTTAACGCTATATTTAATCGCGATTTTTGTATGCTGTATGATTTCATTTTTAGCTGTTTATCACAGTGAAAAGAAAAACCGAGAAAATTTTATCCCCGAACCTATTTCTTATGTAGTATATATTGAAGATAATGTAGATTATAAAACTCTTATCCAAAATTACACTATTGAATCCGAACAAGATAACCTAACAACTATTGTTTTAAAGGAGAATTAAAATGCCAAATTATCTATATGAAAACATTCGAAAAATTCCTTCAAATCTAACCTGTGGCGATTTGATAGATATGAGAAATTATTTGAATGACATGGTAAATTGTTGCAGAAATATTTCAGTTGAGCAAAAACAGGTTATTGGCGGAGCAATCTTTGCTAATTTTGAGCGTAAAATTTTGAGAGCTGTTAATTCTTACCTTGGAGAAATTGAAGCTCGTCCTGATGATATTATCAACAATCCTGAAACTGATAAGCATCTGACGGATACAATCCGCAATCCATGGTCTACTTCCCCACAAATCCCCACTATTACTCACAACGTCAATGAATTTGGTCATACTCCTAAACGTAACTCTGTTCATAAGACAAGACACATTCTCAGTCCAAAAGCAGCGGATGAAGTAAGAGCGCTTAGGAACATTTCTCGAAAGTTTAATCTATTTGTAAAAAATACCGCCAGTCCAATCAGAAAGCCTGTTAATATTCATCTAACAGACGACGCTGCACATAAAAATAAATATATGATTGATATTTCTTTCGGTGTGGGCGGAAATGATATTTTTATCAAGTTTTATAATTTCTCTTACCTTTCTCCAAATTGTTTTTATCGTTTTCACTTTAATCCTGTAGATAAGGAAATTAATTCAAGAGATTTTTGGACTCACTATTCTCGTCGAGTAACAAAAAATATCGCAAAGGCTATTCGAACAATTGATAATAATCCTAACAATTGGTATTACATGGAAGTTAAAAGGGGAGATTTGGATTAATGAACGATTTTGTTATTCAGGGCGTAACTATTTTAGGCACAGAACCAGAAAAGGGGCTTAGTCTTTATGCGCTCATCGTCATTCTCTTTTTGCTTTTCTCTGGAGCTGTAAGTCTAATTTTAATTATTTATTGGGCAATAAAAAGTAGTGAATCGTTTGTAATTCCTCTATTTTCTTTTGCGTTTTTGTGCTTATTGGTATGGGTCGCAGGAGAGTGTACACGTTCTTATATAGAGCCACTTTCAACTGTGTATACTGTTTCCATTGATGACACAGCGAGTTATAATGAAATAAAAAACAACTTTTATTACATTCGTGAACTTCCAAATGGTCTATATGAAGTTAAACTAAAATCAACAAACTCTTGACAAATCTCTATTTTTATAGTAAGATAGTATTAAACTAAAGAATAGGGGTTTCAAAATGACTAAAAATCGAAAAAAATTATATCATAATTTGTTCCATTTGTCTCCCACTCCTAATTTAACCATCCTTAATCCCAGAGTTCCAGAAGCAGCGGTTTGGGGTTTTGAAGATACAAAACAAAAAAGAGTATGTTTTTCTACTTCAATTAAAAGATGCTTGATTGCTTTATCAGATTGTAACGGACAATATTATGTGTATGTCCCTGTAAATCAGCACAAAGCTTACAGTCCAACACCAACAGAAGTTGTTGATGTAAGTGAGACAAGCGAAAAATGGATTACTCGCCCAGTTAAAGTTAAATGTATAGGGGCTATTGTTCCTACCACATATACCGTGCAAGAAGTTTATTTCCCTATACATGATGAAACTCTTGGAATATTTACTTATGGCTGGAAATGGATAGAAAAATATAATTAATAAACTCTTGACAAACCTCTATTTTTATGGTAAGATAATCTCAAACCAAAGAATAGAGGTTTTATTTATGACCGCTCCTAATAACATTTGTATTTACGCTGACCCTTTCCCCGATGGAGAGCTTCATTGCCTTGCATATTCAGAAGCAAAGTATCCTAATGGAAAAATGAATTTGCATTTTCCTGTTTGCTCTAATAAAAATTGTCCTCTTAGAAATCCTAAACTTTTGAATGGGGGTAAACTTAATGTCTGATAAGCAAAAATTGTCTGGTTGGTTAGCTCCTAATGGAGATTTTACTCCTGTATTTTGGGGAGAGCATGATGGAATGAGTGAAAAACTCTGTTCTATGTTAGGTTTAGAAGAGTTTTTCTTGCCTGATGAAGAACTTATTAAAAGAGGTTGGCTTAGAATTAGTTATACCTATCTTAAAGGCGGACCGGTTATTAATATTGGAATGAGAGAAACAACTCATTTCACCGAAAGCCAAAAGAATTTTCTTCGTCCTTATTTTGAGGATAAAGAACATTACGAGTTTTTTGCCTATCTCTATGCTATTTGGGAGGAAGAAAATGAGCGGTAAAAAATATAATGAAAAATTGCAAAGAAAAACTTTAGATTTTCTAACTCTCTCAGAAGGTTGGGGAGGAGAAAATACTCTCCCTTTTAACTTTGAGTTTGTAAACCTTTGTGCTGCAATCGCTGTTCATTTAGGGACAAAATATCCTTGGGAAGTTTATCCTACCTATGGAAATTCTATTCAGTTTGAAATTAATCTGTGTAACAAGATTAATCCTAACGAATGCGATTTTTATTTTGAATTTGAAATTTATCCAAACGGAAATACACTTGGTGAAATTGATAAAATTTCTTATCTTTTTGTAAAAGAAAAAGAATATCAAAATGCTCTGGGTGGATTTCTTGAACTCGAACCAAATTCTTCTCCCGCTGACATTGCAAACTATTTTAATACGCTTGTAGGAGATTATATTTATGCCCAAACACATTGAATTTAAATTAGGTTGGCTTTCTCCTGATGGTGAATTAGTAGAATGTAATAGCTTTGACCACATTTCTTCTGCCAGTGAAATTTGCGATAAGCTTGGCTATTCTTATACTAATGCAAGAGGAAATGCGCCTGATGATGTTTTGCTTGCTCATGGGTGGTTACACTTGACATTCTCTTTACTTGACCATGAGTATAGAATTTATTATGCCTATTTCAATCATATCAGGCTAACAGAGGCACAAAAGGCTTATATTCGTCCTTTCAAGGAAATGGGATATACTTTTGGAGACTTGTTCGAAATGACATGGGAGGAAGATAATTTTGATTAATTTAATTAAAAAAATTGCTCTGGCTCTTGTGAGTATTTTCTTTTTTGCATCTCTTTTTTATGGTTATATGAATTAGAGGAACAAAGATATGGACAACATTATTCATATTCCATTTAGCTACAATATTTGGAAGCCCTCAGAAATGAGATACTTCATTGACAAAGAAACACAACGCTGTTTCAAAAGTGACAATCCAGAAGAAATTCTAAACCGTCCTTATTTTTCTATGTATGTGGAATGGTGGCTGCATAATATCGGCTATTACGCAACATATCCTTTGTGTGACGATTTTGATTATTTTTTCGAGCTAAACGAAAGATTTAGAGATGTTGATTTAGAGGAATGGAAAAGGAGTGTTGATTAAATGCTACCAATTCTTGTTATTTTAGCTTGTATAGTCATTCCAATTTGTCTTTATAATTATTTTGAAGATAAAAATAAAGTCATAGGAAATTCTTTGGCTAACAAAACTCAAAAAATTACTCTTGATGCTATTCAAGCTAAAAGAGATTACGACAAATATTTCTATGAAGCTAACATTGAAAAATGGAAGCAGTCTAAATTTTATTGCTTTGTTTTAAAAACAATCCATGATGTAGCCAAAGATGGAGAATCTGGTGTAATTATTAACTATTTAACAGAAAAAAATGTTATCCTTCCAACAAAAACAATTTATAGTAATTATGGGGAAGCTATTACACCTTCTGGACACACGGTTCTTTTTCGAGAAATTGATTATCAATTTTCACCTGATAAACTTACTCATTTCTCTGATACCGATGCTCTTGTGACTTACATTGATGGCTTGATTCGATATTTAAAGAGTGAGCATTTTAACGTCAAAATCCGTCCGAGTTACACCAATTCCATTACAATTTCTTGGTAATTTGCAAACTTTTTCATAAAACTCTATTGACAACCTCCTTAGTCTGTGATATTATTATCATAGTAAATCTAAGGAGGTTACTTTTATGAAGCTTGATATGAGATTTGGATGGTTGATGCTTCGAATTTTCGCTTTGATTGTCACAGTATCTTTTCTTTTTAAGAACGGATTTAATTCTACCTTTATCGTTTACTGTGTGGCTTGCATCCTCACTTGGGCGATTGCTCTTAGGTATGAAAAGAAGATTGCCATAAAGGAGAATTAACATGAATAATTGGTATTTCGATGCTTTAAAATATGCCAATCGACTCGCTACTAATTCTGGTGGTTGGAAAGAGGGAGAACAGGAAGAAGTAGAAAAGGTTCTCTCTTTTATTGGTGATATGCACGATACGTCCACCTATGATTCCGAAGTAGATTCTCTTTACAATGTATTTGAAAATGGTTTTTGTTACTATTTTGCCAATATTTTAAATCTTGCATTTCCTAATATTGGTCACGTTGTTTGGGTTCGTCCTTGTGGACATATTGTTTGGCAAAGTCTTGTCACAGAAATTTGCTACGATATTAGTGGAATTTATCTTGACTACGAAACCACAGACAATTTAATTCCTGTTGACAGAATGGGACAACTTTTGAAAGATTTTAAGCACAATGATGAAGAATATCGTTGCTATAACTCAGATTTTAAAACTTGGTGTGATAAGTATGGATTTAATCATCTCTTTGCTATCACAGCAATTTACAAAAATTTACCAGAACTTAGCGGGAAAATTTATAAGGCTTGGGATGAGCTTTATTACTACATTGAAGACGCAGCAATTAAATTTTGGGAAGATTCTAAAACCAATAAGAAAGCCTGTTTCCGTGTAATCGAAGCAGAACTTAGAAAGGGTAAATTTTAATGAAACTTTGGGTTGATGATATTAGACCTGCCCCAGAGGGTTGGCATCAGGCCTATTCAGTTAACGCAGCTAAAGAAATGATTCTCGCTAATTATCCTGATATTGAGGGCATTTCTCTCGACCATGACAGTAGTATCTACAATCAATTTGGAGGAGATTACATCAATATTCTTAAATGGTTAGAGGAAGAAGAACACAAAACAAACAAAAAAATTGTAACTTTCCCTATCCACATTCACAGTATGAATTCAGTTGGAGCTCAAAATATGCGAAATATTATTCAGCACAACAATTGGAAAGAAATTCCTTTTTGGGATTTAATTTAAGGAGGACTAAAATGAATAAGCAGACAAACGATTTTATCATTAGCCTTAAACGTCACACAGAGACCGAAGACCGCTTTGGAGATTACTATCTCAATGCAACAGCAGAATATCTTTCTAACATGAGTGAAACCCCTATTGAGCACTACAATAAGAATATTCTTTACAATTATATTCAGTCTGCTTTTAAAGATTTCATGTCTACGGCGGATTCTCCTCAGCTTGCCATGTATGATTTCTTTGACTCTTTTAATCGTAATGTTAAAAAGTCTTCTGACCCAGACCTTGTTCTTGCTCATGCCTGTTGTGTAGCTATGGATTTAAGCCAAGTGCGTGAAAAGAAAGATGGTGTATGGGTGACAGTAAATGGTTTTCATGTACCTGCTGACCCCAAGGACGATGAAAATTTAAATAACAAAAGCACCGCGCAATCATCTGAAAAGGTTGAAAATTATTCACCTATTTATAACACAACTCGAAAAACGGCTGAGACTTCTTGGCCTGCATGGAAGAAGGAAGTTTTTAATAATAGTGTCGCTATTTCAGCACACGCAAAAAAAATCTAAGGAGTTAATTATGGATTATATTGACGCTACCATTGAAATGAAAATCAAAGAAGATGGCAATCCTAAATTTGAGATTGTTCTTCCTCAGATTGTTGAATGGACTTGTTCCATTGATGCTTCTAATATAGCCGTTATTCGTAAAGATGTGCAGTATTGGGACGAAGTTGAAGATTTTTGGCAATTCAGAAATATTGTGCGTGATAGTAGTTCACACTCTCCTTTTAATGCCCCTTATATTCGTGGCGCAAATAAGCATGATGCTGATTATGTTTTTGACGAAGACAAGAGTGTTAAATGGAATCGCAATGCTGTAATTGAATACAATAAGACAGTAGATTCAATTCAGGCTAAGAATAAAAAGTTTCAGAAAAATGCAGATGACATCTTCAATTCTTGTGTCATTGCTTGTATTGATTCTGTTTTTATTTCTGCTGGTCTTAAAATTAACACAGATGAAATTGCGTATATCATTGCTAAGGCTAAGGAATATGACTATGATTATGCTTATGAGTTAGTTGACCGAATTGAAAATTATTGCGATTTTTATGTCGAGCTTCTTAAAAAGAGGGAAAGCCATGCCTGAAATTTGTGTAAAATCTTTTACCTTTCAGTATGAAATGCAGTTTATCAAAGAAGTCAAAAATTATATTATCCCTCGTAATATTTACAACAACCTTGTCAAAGAAATCAATGAAGAGCTCCTTAATATTACCGATTATTTAATTAACACCGAGCTAAATTATACACTTAATTTTCTTCCTCCTTCGGGAGATATTGATAATTGGCAGAAATGTGGAAATGGTAATTGGTGTAAAGAGGGCAAAAAGCTAAAAGAAGATAAGACTTTAAGGCTAATTCTTCATGCCTTTTGTAATAGTTGCTCATGGCGCAATCATTATCTTCATGTTTATTGGGACTACGATAAAAATATTCTCACTTTCGAAGAAGAATATGGAGATAAATACGAAAATTAACTAAAAACCTATTGACAACTCCTTTCACCTATGGTATACTAATCATAGTAAATGAAAGGAGTTGTTTTTAACGGAAGTTATTCAGACGTTGGTTCTTGGAGCAATTGTTTTCTACGCAAGCTCTAATCTTGGACGCGAAGTTGCTGAGTATCTGAATAAAATTAAGGGGGATAAAAACAATGACTAAGAGAGATAATTACGAAACTCTTTGGAGAGACCTTTACACTTATCTTACTGCTTCTAAAGATAATGAAAAGCTAACTTCCTATACTATTGCTCGCTATATGGAAGGGGCAGAGGCCGCTCTTAAAAAGCGTTTGACAAAGAAGAACTATGACTCTTATGGGCTGTCTTATGTAATGGGACAGATTCGTTATGCTTCTTCCACAGACAAGGATAGCAATTTTACCTTTAGTGACTGGGTAAGTCTGTACGAGACCATTCAGAAAGCCAAGGACGAATTTGAAGCAACTCAGATTAAGTGGTCTGATGAGCGTAGTAAGTGGATTTTCCGCAAGACTTCTGCAAAGCGTGGAGATATTCACACTGTTGTTCATAATCCGTACCTCACTCCTAAGATGCAGAGTATGCTGTGTTACATGGCTGACCACAACTTGTTTTAAAACCGATTGCACAAAAAGAGCAATTACAAAGAAATTGCACAAAAAGAACAATCAAAATGAACAAACTGAACTTAATTAAAAGGGAGATTTTATTTATGAGCGAATTTAAGAATTGTTACAAGTATTCTGATGTTTGCGCTCGTATCATTGGTGGTGGAGACCTTGATACTATTGGTGAAATGGCTATTGCAGAGACTATCTATGGTGGTCCCGACAATTTTATTATCCGCAAAGTCTATGACTTTGGAGAGATTGGCACTTGGATTGCTAATAGTTATCTTGCCGATGATTCTTCTCACTATTGTTTTGACAAGAATGCTCAGGAATGGCTTACTGCAAACGAAGATTGGTGGACTGGTAAATGGGGAAGAGAAACAGAAAAGAAAGCCTCTCTTGATTCTCGTAAAACAGCACACGCCAATTATTCCATTGACCATGTTATCGAATGTCTGAAAAAGTCTCCGCTTTATACAGCCGAAAGAATCGAAACAATTGATTGTCTTTATCGACTTAGAGATAATGGATATTCTCTTGTTTGTTGGAGCACAATTAAGGGTTGGGTAGCTATTAACTATGATGTTGAAGATGGCAATCATGCTGATATTAAAGCTTTTTGCTATAGTGACGCTTCTATCCTTGAAGAATGCTATAATAAGGGTTATTTCGATGAATAAGAAGCATACTGAATGTGGGATTCCCCATGCTAAAGAACTCATCAAAAAGAAAGCAAATCTAATTCCAGACAATCTTAAAAGAAAAATGGAATCGTTTGTCTTTTGGCTTGATGTGTGGTATAAAAACGATTCAATCGAATACTTTAGTCACGATGAAAAGGGCTACATTCTTCACGGGTTAAGCAGACCAATTCGAGGTCGTAAAATGGGATGTGACAGAGAAATGCCAAAAGAATACCATGAAGCTGCGGATTGGGTTTTAGACAATTTCGAATACTATATTTCAGATTAATAGTTAAAATTAAATTGAGGTAATTTAAAATGAAAGATGTAATTTATTCTATCCCCATTGACGATTTCATTGACCGAGTAAATGCGGCTGATACAGAGCTTGTAAAGGACAGAAGTGACGAATATCTTCTCAATAGCAATCTCTGGACTGATAGTGAGCATATTCTTGCTAATGCTTGTCTCAACCTTGAAGATGCTCGTAATATGGGTATGGATACAGTTATTTGCTCTATTACAAATGGTATAAACAAATGGTATGCTATGAAAAAAGGTGCAAATGGGTATCGTGGAGAAGATACTAAGCTATTTTTTGCTCCTGCTATGTATGCTCGTTTCTTTACACTGTTAAGGATTGAGGACAAATTTAAGCCTTAATTGTGCAACAAAATTTTAAAAGTCTCTTGACAACCCTCTTATAATCTGCTATACTATATCATAGTAAGAGATAGGAGGGCTGTTTTATGAAGGCTTTTAAAATTGAGGACAAAAACTTTTATCAGGCTATTTTACCTGTACTTGAGCAATGTTTTGAAATTGTAAACCACCCTGACCGTTATCATCGAGGGATTTTTTATCATCTTTCAAAAAATTGGGTGGGGACTTTTAACATAACCTTTTTTTCTTTTTCAAAAGATGGTCTTTGTAATCCTATTACTTCTCTAATAAATACAGAGACAGACATTCTTTATAAGTTTGGTGGAAAAACGTTTGCGAAAATGGTTGAACATTACTTCTCTCCTGCTGGCGATACTTCAATGGGAATGATTGACTGCTGGGGACATGACACAGCGTTTCTTTATACCACAACGAAAGAAAAATATTATGTTAATTTCATCAATCTTAATCCAGATGATGTTGAAGAAATTCACGAATTTGATAAATAAGGCAGATAAAGGAGACATATAATATGTTTAAAATTATCTCAAACAAAGCAACAACTTATAGTTGCATTTGTCCTGTGTGTAGTAGTTATTTCCTTTTTACTAAAGGTGAGCTTCAATATCAGGACTGTTTTTCAGACCTTGCTTATTTTGATTGTCCGTGTTGTGGTGCTGTCCTTACTAATGATAAGGCTGTACTCCTTGATAATCGTGACGCAGCACAACATTTTAACGAGGTTGTATTTTAAGTGAAGTGTCCTTTTTATGCATTTTTTGGTTTCTGAAAAATGTTTTCAGAGAAAAATTATTCGTATAGATATACACTAAATAACACATAAAATGAATTAATATACAAGGAGAATATATGGAAACCGTTACTTTTTCATCTCAGTTTATCGAAATTTTTGACCACCTCTGTCAGAAGTTCGGTGTTGTAATTGATTGGAGCGCTCAGAATGTCGTTCCTTATATCACAGCCCTTTGCGGACGTATGACCAAGTATCTTATTTTTAAGAATGTTATTCTGATTTTTGCTTTCATTGGAGTCTTTTATCTATTTTGGCGTTTTTCAAAACCTTGTTGTAGTAAGGAAAACAAGTGGGACCCCGACTTTCAGTATTGTAAGAGTATGAATATTTCTTATATTCTTGGTTGGCTTGGTAGAGGAATAGGCGCAGCATTTACTATTGGCATGAGCATATCTGCTCTACTCACGATTGTTAGGTGTATCTATCTTCCAGAATTTGTGATTATAGATTGTCTCAGCGCCTATCTGTAATTTGATAAAAATATAAAAATATTTTAATAGCCTATTGACAAACCTCCTCTGATGATGTATTATTAAGATACAAAATTTGAGGAGGTTACTTTTATGAACAAGACTTGCTATGCTATTGCGATTGACTCTACTTGGGTTGCGTCAGACGGAAAAATTTACACAGATACGCATTATGTTGGGCAGTATTCTTCTGGAATTACTCCTTACGCTCGATTTTCTGATGCCACAACTTTTAGCTCCATTTGTGTAGCTAAAAATTATTTTAATCGCAATAAAAATGAAATTCTTAAAAAAGCATCTAATTCTAAGCTTTCTAATCCTCGTATTGTAAGGCTCGAACTGGTTAAAGATTATACATCGCTTTTGTTTTAAAACTTAGAGGAGGTTACTTTTATGAATCCTAATGTTTGCGCTGATACAACCACTTTTGGTCAGTATATGGAGAACAATCTGCATCTTTTTTGTGTTAGTGATTGCTATGTCAATCTCTTTCCTAACTTTCCTAAGCACGATGGTAAGGCATTTGATGAACCCATGCAGTTATCAATCAAAAACGCTATTAAACTTTTTGGGAATTATCGTCTAATTCAAATTAAAACTTACGGTACTTATTTCTATTTTCAGCTTGAAATGGAGGGCTAACAAATGCTTACTATAAGCAAGATTTACCGCATTGTCGATGATAAGAACGACACTCTTATTACGATTGAAAGGGATGATGGCGGCACTTATCACTGGAATGTAAAGAATGCTGATGGTGATGAGCTTGGTTTCACTCTTACTGACCACAATATGTCTCATGTTTTTCAGGCTATTAAGGATATGGGCAATTTTGTCTGAGAAAAAAGGAGGATAAACCGATGCAATTTCCTCACGAGTGTTTTGTAATTGCGCTTTCGCATAGAACAACTAAAAATATTACCACTGATGATTTTGCTGGTGTCAATCTCGATGAAGGGATTGTACATGGCTGGGCTAATTTTAAAAATGCAAAAACATTTTCAACTGAAACAGAAGCTAAACATTTTTTTGAAGAAAACAAAATTTATCTTATGCGTAAGCTTTCTTGGGTTGAAACTTATAATCCTCGTATTGTTCGGGTGACTTTTACAGAGAATTGTAAAACTAAACTTGAATAAATTTAAATAAAAAGGATATAAAAAATATGAACAAAACACTTATTCTTGGCTCTCGTCATACTGGTAAGACCTATCGTATTATCCATGAAGCTATTAATGCACAAGGTATTATTATCTGTGCTACCGAAAGCAGCAAAGACCATATCAACAGTATTCTTCGCGAATGTAATCATACCGAAGTTCCCGTTTTTACTCTCGCTGAAATGAAGAGTGGTAAAGTTCGTGGCACAACTGGTCCTTTGTTTGTGGATGAGGCTCAGGCTATTCTGGGAGCACTGATTGCAGAGAATGTAGGCATTCTTCCTATTTGTGGGTATTCTTTTGACACAACCAACACCAATCTATTTCTTTTGCAAAACTCTCTTTAAAAATTATATAAATCTCTTGACAACCTCTTTAGATTGTGGTATTATAATGATACTGAATTTAAGGAGGTTGTTTTTATGAAGATGGAGCTTGGTGCAAAGATTGATTATTTTGGCAATGTTTATGAGTATATTGGAAACGAGAGCGATTCTGACAGCAAGATGATTTTCCAATCTGTTAATGATGATTCTTATATTATCTTGACAGAAAAAGATTTCATTGAAGACGATATTCAGATTCTTTAAGGAGTATTTATATGCTACACAGTATCAAAGAGCTTGAAAACTGGCTTGAAAAGCATGGAAAGATTCTTGAAAGCAAAGTAGAAATCTTAGAGCCTAATAAGCCCAGATATTTTATTTCCTATGATTTCTATTGGAATGGAGAGGTTGTTGCGGGATTTGCTTGCGGACAAAAAACTTATCGAAAGTGTTTGCAGACTATTTATAACGACTGTATTGAAATGATTTGTAATTATATTTACTATTTATAATGACTGCATTGAAATGATTTGCAATTATATTTTAAAAGGAGCGTATTGGAAATGAGTGGAATTAGCTTCCCTTGTGGTAATTGTAGCTATCTCTCTTGCAATGAAACACAGCAACAAGAAGCAAAAAGTGAAGGAATTGACATGAACCATTACTGTAAGAAATATAATAAACGTTTATTTCATTATACCAATTCTCGCAATCACTCTCCTGAAATTTACGCTTGTGAAGAGTGCGATAACCAAACTTATAATAAGCTGGATAAATATATTCGAGAAGAGCTTCGTCGTGATATGGAAAATGACTCTGCCTTTAAGATTAAATACCCTTCCGCAGAAAAATTTCTTGAAATTGTCAAGATGATGAAAAAGGAATCTGACCTTATTGGAAACAAGTCTATGACTCTCTATGAGTTCTATGAGAGCGACTTCTATCGCGAGAGACTTGAAGCAATTTCTAATCAAATTAAGTTAGACATTGAAAAAGCCATTGAAAAGGATAAATCTCTTAAACCTATTCCTAATAAAGCGGCTAAAGCAAAAAACTCTATTTATGAAACATTCATTTATGATGGTAGGAACTAATGGAGAAGCATAAATTTTAAAAAGGAGAATGAATATTTATGTCAAAACTGGGTAACGTATATGAACTGGATTTTAATACAAGAATGAAGAATAAATATCCAGTTGTGTATATCAATGACGAATATATCGTTTGCAAGTGTAATGGTACTAATCTCCCTAAAGTTTTTAGGCGTAATGATGGTAGCATTTATATCTATGGAGAAGTGCTTGACTACGCTATTTTTAAGGCTATGAACAATCCTTTTGAATACAGGTCTGGTTACAATATCTATGTTCCACATAGAGTTAACGAAAGCTTTCCTGAGTTTTTTGTAGGCTCTGAAAATCAGAAACAGCTTGAAAAAGCTAAGAAAAATCTTGAAGCTGCCAAATATAATCTTTCCGGTATTAAAACTCAACTTAACGCCGTGCAGGAAAGATATATTAACGCACGAGTAAGAATTGATGAATGGCAAAAAATTGTGGATAAATACAAGAAGCTTGTAGCTAAAGAGGAACAAGAATGAGTAATCAATATAATATATTCGCCTATTATATTCCTGATGCAATCGTATATTTTAATAACAAAATTAAAACTTATAAAAAATTACTTGTATCGGAAAAGTTTTTTTCTGTTGATTGGCAGAAAAAGATTGACGCTCTACAGTATCTAATAGACGAACTTGTATCGCTCTATGGAAATCCCCCATCTAATAATCTGCGTTTCGATTCTTTGGTTTGGTGCTCAAATAAAGCTATGATAACTAAAGATTTTACTGTAAGCGAAATTGCGGATTCTTTAGCTCATGGAATTTGGTACTGTGTCCCTCAAAGTGGCTTTGATGGACGATATTTTCTTAGTGAAGAAAGTCAAAATACTTTAAATTCTTTACGCGAACTTGGAAGATTAGAGGAGATTGTAAATGGCAACAATGAATAAGAGCGTTCCTTTCAAAGACGGAGATAATCTCGATTTGTATTTATCTACCGCAAGTGAATACACAGTAGATATTGAAGATTTAATTGACTATGCGGAAGGACGTAAGTTTGAGATTATCAAAGAGGTTGGCCATGCCCTTGAGGATGGAACTTTTGTAGGCTGGGAATATACGCGAGACATTGATGTATTTAAGCGTTTGCGTAATATTGGTTGTCGCAGCATTGGAGTGAGCAACCCCACTAAGCCCTCCCTCTCTGAACTTGTAGGCTTGATTAACAATGAAGAGTTTTATGGAGCAGTTACTCTTAAAACTCTTTATGCAGAAAAAGAATATATGGATTATGTGCTCAAACGCGGCTATTAAGGAGAAATATATGCGTAAACTGGATTTTGTTGTAAAAGCATTTGCTTATGATGATGATGCTCCTCATTATATTTCCAAATATAATAATATTTTTCATTCAAATGGTACATTTGAAACAGCTTGTCATTTTGATACAGAAGAAGAAGCAGAAAAGGCAATCAATAAAATTAAAGAAGATACTCTTCCTTCCTGCGGGTTTAAGGATTGGTATATTATTCAGACAGAAACAGTAATCAATGTTCATCGTTTTGTTAAGCACATTGCTTTTGAAAATTTCTAAATAATTTTATAAACCTATTGACAACTTCTTTTCAATCTGGTACAATAACAGTATCAAAGAAAAGGAGTTGTTTTTATGCTGTATAAGAATTTTGCTGAGAAACTTCTTCGTAAAGCGATTGATTTAAGAGAATGTTCCAAAGCCATAGAAAATGAAGCTATGTGGCATACTTCTGATGAAATTACCAGCCTTGTTTTGAAGATGGATAGATTTTATCAGGCTGGTTATGAGTATATTAACTGTCTAAAATTTCATTCCCCCGACTCAGAGGGTATTTTATATCGTTTTGTTCTTACCGAAGAAGAGGTAGATTTAACTTCTGGATTAGATGAAGAAGCGGGATATATTGTTCTTAGTGAAATTGAGCGTCAAGTTATTGACAATGCGATAATGACGGAGGTTTAAACGGATTTTTTAACAAGCTCTGCACCGCTTAAAATTTTTAAGCGAAACAATCATCTCACTTAAAAAAATTAAGTCAGACCCACCCCAAACTTAAAAAAATTAAGAAAAATGGTAAATAAAATGGAAGTTTTATTTGCTCGCCCTAAAGGAGATAGCTATGAATAATTTTTTCTGTAAATTTCTTGAAAACCTTGTCAATGTTTTTGTCGCTGTTGTTATCGGACTTGTTCTTGGTGGTCTGATTTTAGGCGTAGTTGCTCTTTTTGAGTGGAATCTTCCTTTTAGTCCTTTCTCTAACATTGTTATCTTTGGTGTTCTTGTGGCACTTGTTTGGACTGTCTTTGATACATTGCAGCAGAAATTCTAAGGAGGTATATTATGAAAATCGAAAATGCTATCGCTCATGTTACTCGCACTATTAAAGATTACAAATCTCAGCCTTTTGTAACTTGTACTCCTTTGTTTGAATCTATGTGTGAGGAATTTATCAAGCTCCTATCTGACAAGGAAAAAGAGGGGTATAAATATATCTTCTATGTCCATGATGGTAGAAAAGATAAACGTGGCTTTTATCTGAATAATTATATCTTGACTTTTTCCGATGTTAGACACGTTTATGATATTAAGTCTCAAAATTATTTTCAGATTGACGATGAATTTTCCGATTTAATTGACTTTCTCGATTTTGATTTCTGGTACGCTTATTGTTTGAAAGATGATAGGATTCTTAATGTTGTAAGATAATTTAAGATATTTGAGGTAAATTAATATGACTAAAGAAGAATACATTTCCTATAAGAAAACTCTTTTTCAGGCAGAATGTAACACCAGAATTAGACTAATGGAAAAGGCAGTTAATCAGCCTCATAAAGATTTGGTTTTTGTCTATTGCGATACCGATGCTGGTTGTATTTACACTCGCCCCACTTTATCCATTAGAAGAGAACACCTTTTTAGAAATAAACTTATGTTTAATAAGAAACCTGTAAAATGGGCTGTGTCTGAATGCTATTGTGGTAATCATAGTTTCTTTTTTGACGATGAAAAGAACAGGGTTTGTTCTAAATGTTTTAAAACTTATCTGAATTCTTGGGGTTGTTTAATGACTGAACATACTGCTCACTGGGAATCTTTGAACTTTACCAGTAAAACTCATCCTATGGGTATGACCGATGCTTTTTCTATGCCAGCAGAAGAATTTGACGAAATGATGAACGATATTCAAAATAATTAAGTTAGAGTAAACTGAAAAATTTTTCCAAATCTATTGACAACCTTCCTTGCTCATGTTATAATTAGCATATAAAAACAAGGGAGGTTTTCTTATGAATAAGTTTTTGTGCGTCGATAATTTCTATGTGAATGGTAAGCTGGAATGCTTGGCTGGTCGTTCTTATCCCATTGAATTTGCTACAGGTGACGATGAGGGTTATGTAACCATTCATAATACCGAAAGTAGTGAAAATGTTTGGGCTACTTGTCTTGACTTGGGTGAGTGTTTCGAAGGATTTTAAGAAGATAAGGAGATTTTATTATGAAGATTACTCGTGAGGTTGATATTTTCCAGTGTCCTGTTTCTATTAAATATTGCTTTTTGTCGTTCGATATGTTAGAACCGAATACGGTTAAAATCGCTGACTATGTGCGTGTTTGGCATGGGGAAATTGAGCTTGACGATGTTTCAGAAGGGATTGCAGAAACGGATATTCAAAAGGCTATTTGTGAGAAATGTTTCTGCCATTTCCAAAATGGTGAGGACGAAACTTTCTTTGGAAGAAGTATTTCAATTTCTGATATTATTCGTGTTAAAAAGGATAACACTTTTAGTGATTACTATTGCGATTTTGTTGGTTGGAAATTGGTTAAGCCAGTGTAAAGGAATTATAATAGAGTTGGAGGCTGCTATGAATAAGAATAAGTACAACGCTCAGATTTTTCCCAATGGTCATATGATTATCTTTGAACAGAGTATTCTTGATGAAGCGATTGAAAAGGGGAAAGAGATTCTTCTTGTTTGTAATAATGCAGATGGCGGCTATGCTTATGCATTAAGCGCAAAATCTTATGAGGATGGCATTTACTTGTATTGTCAGGACATTTACAACACTCTTTTTACTTCGGATGAATTAAAGTGTTTTCATGCAGCAATCATTGACGAGGGTGAAGAAATTATTATGAAAACTGGTTCTCATGCCACTGCTTATCGTTTTAATCGTTTTGTAGATGATAAAAGCGAAATTGAGAATCCAAATGATGAACTTTTCCGTAAAATGATTGACGAAGAAAGCACAGTTAAAAATCTTTCTGCGAATTATAATGATGAGGGAGACCCTGATATTGAAGACTGGAAAGAGCGTGTCTGGGCTTTGATTCGCTATCATATTGTTTCAGAAGATGCTTTGAAGTATTGCGTAGGATAAAGGAAAAGAGGAGAATTTTTTATGGAACGAATTGAAAATCTTAAGACTTATACTCAGGAAGACTTGAGAAAAGATATTGTCAAAGCTCTCTTCGGAGATAACGCAGTTCTTGGTAGAGACTATGTTGATTTTCATTACCAACCTGAAAATGATGCTGGTCTTGTTGTTAAATTCCGTGATAAAGAATCGCCTTTTGCAACTAAGACCTTTATCATTAGAATTGAAGATGCGGCTAATAAGGAAGTTGTTAAGGAGGAAATTTAACTATGATTACAAATGGCCTTCTTTATGGCTCTATCTTTTTATAAGGAGAAATATTATGCCTATTCAAGATATTGTTTATACTATTTACAGCGATACTAACGATTCTTATCTCTGTTGGGATGAGATTGATAACTATTATTACTTCGGTCAGAAAGATGATGAGAATATCATTTGTTGGTCTTCTCCTGTTGCACTTAATAACTTTTATGCTGTTGCTATTAAGGACCTTTCAGTTATGAGAACTCCAAATCTTTGCCCTCGTTGCGCAACTCTTATTCGTAATAAAACTTGATAAAACTTGTCCTAAACTTGTTTATAGTATATGATATAAATAAGTTTAAAATAAGTCCAAATATTTCTTGACAAATTGAATTTTATATGATATACTGTAGACAGAGATTGATATAGGTCTCTGTCTACTTTTTGTGTTTTAAGGGAGACTTTTATATAAATGGATAATGAAAATTATAAAGAACAATTAGCTCAACAAATTATGGAACTTCTAAACGATGATGCAGAAGGAAAATATTGTGAAAATGGCTATATTGAACATTTAATGCAAGAGTATGAGAAAATTGTTGAAATAGAAAATACTCTTTGGGCTAAAGTAAAAACTCGTTTAAAAGGTGTAAAAACAGTTAAAGATTATCGTTCCATGTGTCAGCTTTTAGATGAGCCAGAAAAAAAGAATAAAGAATATAAAGAAGAACAAATTGCATTATGGCGAGAATGTTTTTCTTTTAAAATGGATGGAAGAAAATTTACTCGTATTAAAATTTTGTCTGATGATGAACATGATTCTTTAGTCTTAAAACGAAAATTTTCTAATAATGCTTTTTATACTTTTTGTGTATTTCTGTATCAATATTGTTTAAGAGATACAGACTTAAAAGGATATAATAGTGTTTACTATGGTACTACTCACGATATTGCTTTAGCTATTGGTTATATCAATTCTGCTTTTAAATATTATCGTTGGAATAAAGAAGATTATGCCAATCAAATTGAAAATAATATCCTTTTAGAAAGAATAGACAAAAAACCTTTTTTGAAAGATAAAAGAGATGAGATTAAAAAAGGTCGTGTTGCAGAATTAGAAGATGGGCAGAAAGTAACATTTGAAAATTTAGCTAAAATAAATCATTTTGAAAAGTCTACTCTTTCAAAAGTATCTAAAGATATTGATTATCAAGTATACTCTTATCAAAGAAAAGTAGATGAAATTTTTGATACTTTATCTAAAGATGAAAGTTTTGTCTGTCAAGATGGTTATATCGGTTTGTTCATATCTTCTTCTGTGCCTAAAGAATATTATTCTAAAATTTATCGCAAAGACAATAAGTTTTATTATGATATTGATGGAACTACTTTTCAAGTAACTTATGAAGAACGTCCATTAAACATGAATACAGAATTTCCAATTTATTTTAATTTGAGATGGCAAGCATTGGAAAATCTTAATCTTACAAGAGAAAGTCTATATGGGCATTATGAAGAATATAACCAAGAAATGATGTTCCTCTTATTAAAAAATCTTGGCGTTCTTAGCGTTTATAAAACTCATGTCGTAATCTTTTCTAAATTGGCTTTAAAGAAACAGCTTGAATCTTATTCTCCTGCTTTGTTAGGAACTTTAAGCAATCCAGATTTTTATGGCATTCAAGTAAAACAAAATATCGAAAAAAGTAATGAAGATAGTATTACTGTTTTTAAACAACATTCTGAAAATACAGAAAAGAAAAAGTCTCCTGATAATGTTTTTGATAAATCACTTAAGTCAAAAGTTTCCGTACAATCGAAAACTACAGACTTCATGAACCGACAAATGATTTCTGATTTGATTGCTATAAACGCAAAAAGTATTTTCCCTGATGGTATTACAGTAGAGAATTTTAATGATTATGAAAATACAGTATGGAAAAAATTGTTTTCCGAAAGCGATAAGAAAATAGGGAATTATTTAAAGGTCTATAAAACTCTCTAATTTAATCCCCTTAAAAGTAAATTCCCCCTTTTTTATTTTCTTCGGACATTTTTTGGAGGTCGTTTTTTTCCTTATTTTATAAGGAGAAAATCGTGTTTTTTGTAAACATATTTCCCCACAAATTCACCAATATATATAAATTACTTATTAGTGAAATCGTGGGGAAATATTTTTTAAAAAAGTCATCTAAAACCCTATAAAATAAGGTGAAAATGACTGTTAAGAAAATGTCCAAACTTTTTCAAAAAGGGGGAATTGGGTGATTTATAATTAACCTTTATTCTGTTTCGCTTGCACATTTATTTGTAGTGAAAAAAATGTTCGCTTCGCTCCATTTTCTTTCCCTACAAAAAATGTGTCTGCGCTTGCTTTTTTTTACAGATACCTTTGCTTCCTTGCTTTTGCCACTGGAAAATATCCTTCGCTGCGCTCGGACTTGTTTACTCCGTAAAAATGCAAGCATTTTTATCGTCGTAAACTGCGCTCTTACGAGTATTTTTCAGTCACGCTCGTCCCACGGCTCCTCGCGTGTTCTTTTTATATTTTTAGAAGATTATAATGACAAAATAATAAAAAATCTCTTGACATTTTAATGCTTTTGTGTTATTATCTGTATAACAAATCATGGGTGTTTAATCGTAGGAAATGGAATAGTGAACTTGACTTTTTAGGAGCGTTAGCGACGCTAAAAGTCTTAGTTCACTCCCATTTTCGGACTTTTGTAAAAGAGGTTTAATATATGGGTGCTATTAGAGATAAATTGAATTCTATTGCTAAAAATGAAAGATTGTTTTCTTTAAATGAGCTATATGACAATCAGGGTATGCCTTGGAATGAATATTTTATTGAGCTTGTTAAGAAAGTTGAAATCATGTCCGATGAAGAATTTGCTCTGTATGTCGAACAGGGTGACACTAATGCTGCTGAATTGCTTTTGAAAGATATTGAAAGCTTTCGTAAAATTAGGGACGGTATTGCACAAGATTATGAAAAAATGAGCAAAAGTAATCTTGTTTAGAGATATTAAGTAAGTAATTATTTGTATTAAAAGAAAGGAATCAGTTCTATGTGGTATTGTGTGCCTAATTATTCAATGAAATGTAGAATTTATCCTAATAAGGAACAACAAAAAATTATTGATAATATTCTATATGGTATTCGTGTGGCTTACAATGTTACCATGTATGAAATGATTATCAATTTAAAAAATACCAAAGAAGCTACAGATAAAAAAGATAAAGAAAAGATTATTCATTTTCCTGTTTTTAGCAATATGGTTAAAAAAGATTGGCTTAATTATCTTCGTGACAATTATCCTATTGTTAAAGAAGTTCCTGCTGGTTGTCTTAGTTCTTCTGTTTACGGAATTTTTTCTTGCGATGCTAAGAAAGCATGGGAGTCTTTAGGTAAGAAGCCTGTTGAGTTCTATAAGCCTTTCTTTTATTCTGCAAAGAAACCTCGCACAAGTTATTCTTATCAGGAAACTTTTTCTAAGTTTTCTTTTTCTGAGAATAATAAAAATGTTCTCTATATCAATTTGAATAAAGTTGGGCAGATTAAAATTCGTGGTTGGAATCAAAAGATTAGATTTGATAAAGATTGCTCCAAGGATTTCTTTGATTATATTAAAGAAGCTCAGAATAAAATTCAGTTTGGATTAACTGTTAGCAAAAATAACGTTGGAGAGTATTATATCATTTTTAAACTGTCTAATGTTTACAAGTTTATCAATGAGCCTGAGAATGAAAATAAAACTGATATTGGTGTTGATGTTGGTTTGAAAGATATTGCCATTTGTTCTAATGGTGATAAATATGAAAATAAGCATTTTGCTAAGGCTGAAAAGCGTCATAAGAAGATTCTAAATCGTCAATGTTCTCGTAGATGGGGCTGGTCTAATGAGGAATTTAGAAAGGCTCACAAAGCTAATCCTGAAATTGTTCCCTCTAAGGGATATGAAAAGGCTATGTTGTCTATGAGAAAATTGGATAACCAAATTGCCAAGAAGCGTGATTTGTATAATCATGAGGTAACAGTTGATATTGTCTCTTCCGCCAAAACTATTGCTGTTGAATCTCTTAATGTTAAAGGCATGATGGCTAATCATAGACTTGCTTATGCTTTGTCTGATGCTGCTATGTATGATGTGCTTAATAAACTCTCTTATAAAGCAGGTTGGTATAATCGAAATATTATTGCCATTGGACAGTTTGACCCCAGTAGTCAGCGTTGTAGCGTATGTGGTTATCAGAATCCTTTAGTGAAGAATTTGTCTATTAGACAATGGGATTGCCCTTGTTGTGGTTCGCACCATGATAGAGATATTAACGCTGCTAAAAATATCCTTTGGTTTGCGCAACAGAAAATGCAAGAAAACAAGGAAACTCAAGAAGCCTAAAATAAAAAGATAGAATTTTAATAACACCTTGACAAATAAATGAATTTAGTATATAATATCAATATAAAGGTTGGAGGTTCAACCCCGCCTTGGTGCGAAGATAAAGCTCCCAGAAATTTTCTGAGAGGTTCGCACCTAAAGTCGCCTAAATAATTCATAAAACACACTCTAAATTGAGTGAGAGATTGATTTAGGAACTACACATTGTATACAGGAATGCGAAAATCGTTGATATTATTGCCGTTGCATTCTGCGTGGATGCGTGGATTGAAATACTACTACGCCCGCGTTTCGACCAAGGAACAGAAGTTACATCCTGCGAGGATGTGTAAATTGAAATGTAGATATGGTAGTCGCATCTTGCATGGATGCGTAGATTGAAATACAGACGATAGGGCAATTTTATTTTTCAGCCGAGTCGCATTTTATGTGGATAAGTGGATTGAAATATATCTGGGTTATTGAGTTTGTTATCTTCTGTGTGAATGTGTGGATTGAAATGAAAATGTCAGGTGGGTTAAGGATATTAGTGTAAATGGAAGATAATTATAAAAGGGGCAAAATGAATGACTGAATTAGAAAAGAAAGATTGGATTGCAGATTTAATGTATGAATTGGTACAAGATTTAAATAGATGGGATAAGGAAGAAATAGTTACAGTTTGTAAGAAAATTATTACAGTTTGTAACCTTTAGCGGTAAAATTGTTACAATTTGTAACCCTTTTATGGAAATCTCGGTAGGCTGGAAACACTCGTCTCCCGATATATCGGTTGCCGATATAGTGTAATCTGGTTCCTTTTAGGGGAGGAAGAGAGTGCAACACCAAGCATCTTGTTAAAAAAATTTTTTCTCACAAGTTTCTTGTAAACCCTCAAAATCCCTTAAATTTCCATAAAACCTTATAAAAATTTCTAAAACTCTCTTGACAAAAGCACTTCTATACATTATAATATGTATATCCTGAATGATATGAGCATTATTTTACGGAGGTGTTTCACACAATGCCAGTAAATCCGATTCGTATATCTTCACACGCAAAGCTTCGTTTTTCATCTCGTTTATCAATAACGCACAAGTCAGAATTTTTAACCTTAACAAAGGCAGCACGTTCAAAGGGACTTCCTATCCACACATTAAATATTTCAAACTATAACACTTGTTACAAGGACAAGTTTAACCTAACCTATCCAGAGTTTTTAGCTCTTAAGAACAGGGTGTATTTCAAATCAAATGCGACAAAGGCATACTATTATAAAGGACACATTTTCATTTTTGAGGGGAAGAGCTCAAAGACCCTGACGACAGTATATCCAATCAATGTGAATGGGTATGAAGGTTTGGAATAGCCTAAGTTTTAAATTTTTGACTTATGGAGGGATAAATAAAAATGTTTCTGGACATTGACCGTTATCAGATAACCATGGATGGAGAAACGTTATTTAATGGGGAATTTTATAAGAATCTCTTTATTAACATTTACAATCATACAGGAAGAGGAGCGGAAAAATTTGTTGAGACAAGGCGATATTATATTCCCAAGAATCAATGGTTGATGTTTTTGCATTTTATTGAAGAATGTCCTCAGAAAATTGCTGTAGATAGTGTAGAGAGTTTGTTGAAGCTACCTGATGGGACAAGGATTAAAAGGTTTGAGGTCAAGGGCGTTCCGTATTAATTAAGGTCAAATTATTTATTTAAAGGAGATAAAGAAAGTTAAATGCCGAACATATATAAGCAGAGGAACAAGCTAAATCAGCTTGCATTGAAGAAGCAGAAGGAGTTTCCAGAGGTAGTCGAATGCATTAAGCCATTATACTCTCCAAAGAATCCAGAATATATTTCCCTTAATGTAGGCGAGAAGGTAAATCTAAAGCGTTTTCCGTCAGCTTCAAGTAAGGATACATTATACACTTTTGGCTTTGTATCAAATGCTGAACATGATAATGTAGATTTATTTTTCTTAACAGAAGATGAAGTTCGAGAATATTTTGATGTAAGTGAAATTGAAAAGCGAGGGCTACAAATTTCAGATGCTCCAACGGAGACAGGCTTTGGAATGGCGTTGTCACAGCTAAAGCAAAACTAAAAAGCAAAATTAATGTTGAATATCATAAAAAAGATATTGACAAAAGCGAAATAATATGATACAATAGGCTCATGCTGAAAGGTATGAGCCTAAAGGTATTGAAGCGCAACAGAAATTTAAAAAATATTTTTCAGAATTTTAAAAATAACACTTGACAAAAAAGAAATAGTATGATATAATGCCTATAGTGGGAGTAGAATAACTTCTGCTATGGGCTTAAGATGTTTAAGGAAAAATTTTATGATATTTTCCTTTTTGAATTTGAATAAAAATAAGGATAAAAATAGCTCAAGGAGAAAATTAAAAATCCTTAAAATGAAAATAAAACCCTTATAAAATAAGGCTTTAGAGGACTCTTCTCTTAAAAGAAGATTGTATATATTCCTTAAAAATAAATTGTATCAAATTAATGAATTAGAAATAAAAAATCAAAATTAAACCGCGCAATCGTTTCTGCTTGCGGCGGTGCAAAATAACAAAAGTTATATGAGGAGGTTAAGAATGAATAGAGAATTTAAGACCAAAGAATTAAAATATGTGGATTTTCATGTTCATAAAAAGGAGAATGAATTACCTCCTGTATTAGTAGCAGATAGTATTTGTGGGTCTGGTAAGACTCAGGCTGCAATTGAATATATAAACACTGCTCCTGTTCATACTCGTTTTTTATATGTTACTCCATATATAACAGAAATTGAAAGAATTATCACTTCCTGTCCTAATGTAGATTTCCATACGCCTGATGTAAAAAACGAAAAAGGTTCTAAAATGACAGGATTTCAGTATTTATTTGATAAGGGAGAAAATATTGTTTGCACTCATAAGCTGTTTTCAATGTTTACTCCTAACAATTTTAAAATTGCAGAAGCTTATCATTACACCTTGATTATGGATGAAGTCGCAGATGTTGTGCAAAAGTATTCTGTTAACTCTGCTACTCTTTGGACTTTATTTAATCCTGAATTAAATTATGTTCATGTAGATGAAAGCACAAATCAAATCATTTTAAATAAAGAAACCGATTTTTTTGAAAAAGGATACTCAAACGCTGAACTATTAGAAACTTGGGGAGAACAGGGACTTGAACTAATAGAAAAAATAAAGAATGGCTGCATATATTTATATGGGTCAAAGTATGAGGATATATTGCAATCATATAAAAATGGTTGTAAACCAGAAGAATTTTCAGCTAATATTATTATGTGGGCTTTCCCTGTTGAAATTTTCAAGTCTTTTGAAAAAGTGTTTATTCTCACTTATATGTTTAGTGGGCAATATCAGGCGAATTATTATAAATATTTTGATATTTCCTATAAATATTTGCACACTGAACCTGTGGGATTAAGAGATGAAAATACGAATGTGCCACGTTATCAATATAAAGACCAAGTTTATTCTAAACCACAAGAACCTGAATATGCTAAATATAAAGACCTAATTGAAATTGCTGAGGGCAAGATAAATTTAATTGGAGCAACAACCAAAAATGCTAAAGGTGGAGAAAAGAATACTGCCTTGTGTAAAAATTGGTATATTGATACTCAGAAAAGTTCAAATAATGACGCTGAAACTTTAAAGAAAAATACTTTTAATTTTTTCAATAATATGTGTAAAGTATATTCGTCTAAAGATATTATTTGGACAACATTTTTAGAATATAAAAACAAAATAAAGAAAGCGCCGTTCTCAAAAGAATCTTGTTTTGTTTCATGTAATGCAAGGGCTACAAATGAATATCAAGACAGACATTGCTGCGCATATTTAATTAATGTATATATGGACCCATTTGTGAGACAGTTTTTCTTGTACAGGGGGATAGAGCCAGACCAAGAGACGTATGCTCTATCAGAATTGATTCAGTGGTTATTCCGTTCGGCAATACGCCAAGGTGAGCCAATTAAGTTATACATTCCATCACAGAGAATGAGAGAGCTTCTTGAAGATTGGTTAAATGGAAACTACAAATATTAAATTAAATGAGGTAGAATAAAATGCCAAGAGGAAGACCAAAGAAGAAACAAACAGAACCGTTTAAATTAGTTGATAAAATTGATGAACAGAATAAAGCGCCAAAGTGTCAAAATGACACTTTGGATGACACTTTGGAAAATGCTAATGACACTTTAGATGAAGCTAAAGAAAACAATATGAAATCAACTAAAGGTCACAAATCCAATTCAAAGCAATATCCTCTTTGTACTCGATGTGGAAAGCCTATCTCAAACACTAATCCATTTAGAGTTAATTTAGCTTATCTTACTTCTGTGGCTTCTTATCATAGAGAAGTTAAAGAAGATGTGCCTATTCTTTGTAATGACTGTGCTAAAGGTCTAAGTGATGCTGTAGATAAATATCTTATTAGTGGTGGAGCTAAGAAGAAGTTTGAGAGAGATGAGAGAGAATAAATTTTTTATTCTTTCTGTGTGTTCCACTGATACAGTAGTTCAAATCTTTGTCAAAACCTTGTATGATTTTGAACATGAAATAAATACGAAGAAAATACGAAAAAATACGAAACAATTCAAAAATAAATTAATTTTAATTAAAATAAATTAAGGAGAATAACCTCATGGCTAACACTACAAATCCCTATGTCCCTAAGCCCGTATATGAAACTTGTGTCACTCGTATCATTGGAGAACATAAGTGTCTGTGGTATTCAAACTATAGACCTGATGTGCATAAGATGGAAAAGCTCATGGAAAGTAATCCTGATGATGTAAAGATTGTTTTAGATTATCGCAATGAAACAGGTGAAGCTTATGGGCTACAGGTTAAAGTGCCTGAGAAATGGTTTAAGACTCCAAGCAGACCTAAGCAGATTAATCTTACTGATGAACAGAAAGCTGCAAGGTCTGAGCGTATGAAGAAAGTTGCAAAAGGACTTTGGAAGAAAGAAGAGAATAATGCATAATTGATTCTATTATAAATTTTTTAGAAAGCGCCATTTAAATTCAACATGATAAACTACCCCAGAGAGATTACAAGCTGTCTCTTTGGGGTGTTTTTGTAATTGTGTGTATTTGTAAAAATTTAGATGCGAAGTGAACGAAATACAAAACCTAAAAAATTATAAATAGTATAGTGTTAGAATTTTGAGAATTTTTGTTTTGTGAGGTGAAGGTAGTATAATTTGATGGGTGGACGTGGATTTAAAAAATCGGGGCGTTATTAAAAGAAATAAAGGGGGAGTCGGCGGAATTAAAAAAGAGGGGCTTTAAAGGTAGGAAAAAGGGGTGGCCCCGTTAGAATAAAAAATCTCCCCGCGAGAAAAATAAAAAAGTGGCTCGCAAGCTATTATAGGGCCTCGGAAACCCGCGTACTAATAGAACCCCGTTAGAGGAAAGAAGCACAAGTTTTCGGCTTCTTTTGGTTTGTAACTGTAATACACCCACCCTACTACCAACCCATTGTATTACAGTTTAGGAATGTTGTATTGTTCAAATAAATGATGCTGAGGAGCAAATTCACCATAATATTCTTTTTCTGCTTTTAAACGAGCTACAATTGCTTCGTTTTCAGTGAGAAAAGCTCCTAAATAATGATATTGTCCCTCAACTCGAATAAAAGCTCTCCATTTCCAAGTTTCTTTTTCTGGAGGAATGACACCCACAACTGAATGTTTGTCATGGCTTTTATCTTTCAAGATATTCCAACTATTTTGAAGATGGGTAGCTGGTCGTAAATTTTCTTTGCGATTATTTAAACCGTTTCTGTCTTTATGGTTGTATTCTTTGTCTTTATCACCCATAATAAAACGATGCATATAAAATTTGCGACGCTTACCATCTTCAAAATCATCTCTTTCAGCATAGGCATATCCATTTTTATGGTAAAACCAAGTATATTGAGAGACTTTTTCATAATCTTCTAAATCAATATAAAAAACTTCTTTTCTTCCATTGAAATGACCTATGACATAATCTTCGAAGAATTCATATTGATTTAATTTACGAGGGCGAAGGCGAGGTGAACAACCGCAACTAATAATAATTTCATGCTCTATTGGGTGTTTTTGGCGGCTAATAATATTACCGCACTTGCATTTCCAAAGAAAATATTGAGCAGGTGTTTTTATTTCACCGTTTTTTACGCGCTCAATTTCATGTTGATTGCGTTCCTCATCTTTACCCATGTAGATAAATTGACCAACTTTATCCCCAATTTCTATTAGGATTCCTCCTTTCTATAAGTCCCATCCACCCACCCATTCCTTATTTAAGGAATCTTACATAATTGATAACAGAGTTGATGATACTCCTTAGAATTGAACCAATCCTCAATATCCTCATATTTCTTAGAAATAATCGGAGGAAGTTCGGCTTTCTCCTGAGCCCTTTTCTGTTTCCGCTGTTTCTTCTCACGTTTAATTTCGCTTTCGCAATGAATGACAAAAGCAATCATAAACGCAAGAATGGATAAACTGATAGGATTCATAAAGCCATCAGTAAAACCAGCCTGAATAGCTCCAACCCACCAGAATACCCAAATGACGCTAAAAGCAAACATCATCATAGGCAACACTCCTTTCTTTTAAAATCAGTCTTCCCTATTCAGGAAGTAGTACAACACTAACCATGTCGTACCCAAAACGATAATAACGCCTTCTACTGTGATAAAACCATCTCTTTTCTAAAAAATATTTTTATTCAAACATCGGCCAATTGTCAATGTTAGAACAATCATAGCAATCCTCCGCCAGCTCCTTCGAGATATAACAAATGTCACCGATATTGGTTGCACCGAGGATTTTTAAGTCCTCAGATAAAAAGGACTTAAGACGAATTTCGCAATCATCATCAAACTCAAGCGGAGGAATCTTCGTTTTGATGCAAATGCTGGTAATTTCAGCTCCATTCTCATCTAAGAAATAAACTTCAACATGATAGAAATCATTGCTTGTGTTAATGGTGTTCATAATAGTTCTCCTTTTTCAAATTTAGATTTTTTGGTGTAAACGATTAAGAATCATCTGCTGGGTATCAAGAATGATACCCTCGTCCATGTCTTTGATTTCGACAATAGAATCACGAGAATCTTCATTCTCAATGATTTCATCAAGCTCAAAATCGAACATGACCTTAGAACTGCCATCGAAAAATGTAACCCAATACATGATTAAACCTCCTTTTCAACATTGGTTTCAGCGACGCTTTTAGATTCTTTCCTGTTCCTTGTGGTGCGATGGATTACCTTATAATCCATAGTATAACAGAAAGGAGTGATTCCGTCAACATCATATTCAATTTTTACTTTCACCCATTCAGGATGAAGCAGATTAGACAAAACAGTTTCTACTTCTGACTTCTTAAAGAAATATCGCTCATCATCAGCAGAACGTTTGGTGCGTCTTTGATTAAAATGTTCAATGGCTTCAAACAAGACAGCATTCACAGCTTCAGTAATGATAGCATTGTTTTGCTCGGTGAGAGAGAGCGTAGATGTGGTGTTGATAGCGTTCATAATTAAACCTCCTTATTATTTGTGTTGTACTTGCTGTTTTCAAACCATCTCTTAGCCTCATTAAAAGTAATGTTGCTTAAGAAATGCTCAAGGTACTCCCAGCGAGAAATACCTCGTGCCTCATCATGCTCAATTTTCTTAAGCAAACACCAATGGGGGCGAGGATATTTCTGTTTGGCAAGAGCATATTTGTAAGTGAGATGAAAATATACAGGACACTTTTTCGTGCTGTATTTCTCTGAGCGAATCCAAGCAGTCATTTTAATTCTCCTTTTTTTATTTTGGTTTTAATTAAAAAATGTACGAATAGCGTCACAAAGCTTGTAACGCTGTCCACGAATCTTGATATAAGCCTCTCCATTTATGTTAGAATAGATGCGAAGCTTGTGCTGATATTTGGGATTAGTTTTCTTTCCAATCCAAGCTCCTTCAGCGCAGAAAAGAGAATCATTGATACCATATTCAATTTGGTAGATTTCCAGACCGCCGAGAGCAGAGATGTAAGCGATGGGAAAAAGATTAGACATATCCTGCGCGAAAAATTCTTTCTTAGACATAATAGACATATTAATTCTCTCCTTTCATAAGACCACGAAGCAAATTATACATCAGAGTATTTGCTTCTTCATCGGTTTGAAGCATAACGGTAGCCTCCTCAAAAGTTTCATCGTTAGTGATTTTGAGAGTGGAACGACATTTGTTTTGAACAATAGTAATCATAAAGATTTCCTTTCTCCCCGTATAGCCGATAGGACAGCTTGATTATTGCGTTGTTAATTAACGATGTGAACAAGTTATAAAATTATAACATTAATGCTGCTGGAATACAACAGTTTTAATCTTTTTATTCCAGCACTTTTGACAAACCGTGCAAGTGATAGTCTTATCATGCTGATTGGGACAAGTAGAATAAGACTTGGGAAATTCAGGATTCTTAGACTTATCCTTGAAATCTACATAAGCCACAGGAAGGTTATATGGATTAGGAACAGCCCAGTTCTTATCCCAAGCAGAGAAGATGATGTTTAAGTTCTTGGGAAGCTTTTCATTTTCAGAAAGCCATTCATTCACAATGAAATATTTCTTTGTGAAAGCCATGAACTTAATTTTGGGATTCCTAAGAGCGGTTTTGACCATGCCCTCAAAGAAATCATAATCAGGAATGTCGCCAGCATCAAAAAATCTGCAAAGGCTTAAACCTGAATGCTTCAACTTGAAGTCAACCTGCCCCCAGAAATCTTCAGGGTCGTTATTATAGATACGAAGATTGCGAAGATATGCTGCCTGAACAGAAGTAATCGTCTGACAACCCTTCATGCAATAGCAACCATCCTTCTTACAAGGAGCATCTTCACGACAGCAACAAGTAGGAACTGCAATATCGAGAACCCCCATACCAGTCTTAGAGTTTTTGTTGGTTACATGGATTTCGTTGGTTCTCATGGAAAGATGCTGGATATAATCCTCACGAGACATGATGAAATCCTTCTTCTGAGCGACCTGATTGTTTTTCTTGGACATAATGTTTACCTCTCCTTAAAAATATTTTTGAAATTTTGCTTGACAAATAGAATGGGATATGCTATAATGTCCTCAATGGGAGACAGAGGATGCGGGAACACTTGTCTCTATCTCCCATGTAACTAATGTTAGTTACGGTGCTTGAGGATACGCACCTAAATTACGTTAGTAACGTAATCTACAAAAGTGATTTTCTACATAGAATCAACTCCTTTCTGCTCTAAGCGTAAGGTTGCTATTTGAGCAGTGACAAATAGCGTAATAATTGGTTTACAGATTGACAGAGGTTGTTAATAGCCTCTGTCTTTCTGTTTAAAACGTATAATAAGTTACTCTCAAAATAGCCTCAAGTTCATTCTTTTTCATAAGCTTGGCATTATGAGTAATCCAGTTAATGTTACGTTTAGTGAATTTAGTGTCTCGAATCTTCTTAGGGGTTTGGTCCCACTTAAGATAAGCTTTGGGACCCATGACACCATCTTCATAATCGTAAGTTGTGAAAGCATAACGGAGATGCTTAGGATTGCGAGCGTCAATGAAAAGGCAACCATCATTATTGTCAGCATGGAAGATATAATCGTTTAAATCAGTATTGATAACACCGCCTGTCTTATAATTTTTCCATTTTTCGACCAAATCAGTGCCAATGACTACATCTTTGTAGTCGAAATTGATGCTGGCAATGTAACGGATTTTATGGGCAACATACGAAAGCGAAAATAGATTGTTATCGCTACTATAGAAGAGGTTTTGGCCTTTAATCCAACCCATGAGATAACGAGCACGGCTAACCATACGCTCGCCGTAATTCCACTGGAAATAAGTGGCGCTAATGCAATCACGATTCTGATTATCCTTGTAAATGACATAAATCTGAGAACGCTGACCCATAGTAAATACCTCCAAATATTTTTTAGAATTTGTTTAATAAGCTTAAAAATTTACTTAAGAAACATCTTACCATTCTCAGTGGTAATAGTGTTCTTATAAATCACATCCTCATAACGGAAGATGTAATTATCCAGAGTTTCATTACGCTGGAAACAATCAGGCTTAGTCATACGACCAATACCAGACTTATTCCCCTCGTAAACTGTGATGAAATAGAAAGAAGGTTCTCTTACCAGATTATTTCCAAGAGAAGCAGAGAAAGAAAAATCACGAATATATGTCTGAATTTCTTTTACTGTTTCTTTATCAGCAATAACGTTAAGAACGTTAGAGCAGATAACAATATAAGGGTCATAATAGAGCCCCGAAGACAAAGCAATATTGTTTTCTTCAACAGACTTTCAAAACGGGTCATATCCTCTGAAGATAAAACCCTTAGTAGTAAGGAACTGCTCAATATGGTCAGTATAGCGACCACAGCCGAAATCAAGGACAATGGGGGTTCGGTCAAATTTGGTAATCTTTGCCCAACGTTCACGAAGAGCATCCCAATCCAAGCGATTGTAGATAGCAGGAAGCTTCTTGGAGTTGATGGAAGTGTTCTTAGAAGTGATGTCGGACTGAACAGTGCAATACATTGTAATACCTCCTTAAATTAAATGATTTTGTTCAAGAGCGAATCTGTGTTGCGATTTTGTCAATGACAAGACGATACTTGTTTGTCATTTTAGGGGACTTATAATTACGTCCTCTACGATAAACATTGAGGATGTCATATGTATCATCATCAACAAAGGGAGAAGGGAACTGAATAAGGACAGAAGCAAAATCAATTGGTTCTGTAGGAGCATCAGTTCTCCACTCAACAATGTACTTTCCGCAACTGACAAGAGGACGGAAGATTTTAAATTCACGTCCAGACTCATCGTGAAGAGTCTTGAGATAAAGAAAATAATTGCCATAAGCTGTACTGTATTTAGATTTAGCCATTATTACAGCCTCCTTAAAAATATTTTTGAAAAATGCTTGACAAATAGAAAAAGATATGTTATAATATCTTTATGAAAAGGTTGGAAGTTCAATCCCGCCTAAGCTTATTTAAAGCTTAAAGTCGCCTAAATAACTTACACCAAATCATTTAAAATTATTAAATTAAATGAAAGATTGATTTAGGAACCATTTTAAATGGATTGGAATTGTCTCTCATTTTTTATACGTCAATTATAACAGATTCCTCAATAATGAGGAAATCACCAGTAACATACATCTCATAATGGGTATAAGTTGCACCAGCAATGGATTCAACAGGAATTGGGTCACTGACGTAACCCAAATTGTTCAGATATTCTTGCTTTGATTTGAAATCTTCAAGAGCAGCATTAGCTTCAAACCACTCATCTTCATTGTCAAAAGTGTAGACATGAAGCTGGGTCTTTGCTGTATTTTCATTGTCAGGAATCCATGCATAGCCAGTGGACATATACTTTTTCATTTTTTATTCCTCCTTAAGATTAAACTGGTATTTAGCACTGATGATTTGTGCGCCAAAGGTGGAAACAAGTCTTGCTTCAACACCCTTGATTAGTTCATCTTTGGTAAAAGTTTCATTGAAATTGTCAGGGATTTTAATGGTGGCTTGCTTAGGATAAAGGTTGGAATCCTGCGCATCCGCAAGATTCCATTTAATGTTACGCACATAAATCTTCATTTACCATCATCTCCTTAAAATAAGGTTTTGACCTCAAGTTTATTACAGTAACATTTACCACAGCGATAACGCTCAGGATGTTCAATAAGCTTGCACATCCTCGACCTTGTAGCAATCACCTTACTACAAACAGGACAAAACACTTGATATTTTGCCCCTCCAAGTCGAGCAGCCGTTTCCTGAGCATACCATGCAGGAGCATCATCAGGATTCACACACCGAGTTACCTTGAACTCTGTGAAATTGGAAACATAATTAGCTTTGTATTTCCATTCGCCAGTATGTTTCATGCCGTTTTTGGTAGCATGAAGAACCTCATGGAGAATTACTTCATGAACACCTCTGGGAAGGGCTACCTCGAAATACTGATGAGAGAACGTGAGGACATATTTGTAATCACTGTCTTTGTGACAAAGACCCAGAGATTTAGGTCTGGGCTTTTCGTTCCAGCCGATATGGAACTGAATATCCTGCATTTTCTTTTCGTGTCCCCAGATATAATCTAACCAGATACAAATTTCATTCACCTCCTTTCTAATGTCGTCAAGGGTGTAAGAGGCAGTGTCTTTGCGAGAGAAAGAAGCGGGGATAAGAGTGTGAACAGTAGGCATAAAACTTTCCTCCATTAAGATATAAATATTGGACATAATTTTTATTGCGTGATTTAATTGTGGTCACGAACATCAGCAAAATGGTCAATAAGGTCTTTGGTCTTAGACTGCATCTTTTCAGTCTTTTCTTCAATTCTACGCAAAAGGTCGTTACGAAGATTTGTATAAATATTATACTCTTCCCAACGAGTAATAAAACCAGCTTTTTCAATGCCAAATGCCTGTAAGGAATTATTGGGACTAAAAACGGGAGAAGTAATGGAAAGATTTTCATTAGCCCAATCACTTCCCATGAAATACATTCTTTCAGTATTTGAATTGATTGAGATGAGGTATTGAGTCGCTGTACCATCGTCATTATATCTGGCGCGAATAACGTCAATTTTAGCTTCTCTCATAATTGCGAGAAGGGGCTTAAGCTGTTCGCAGATAGCAAACCACTTAGCCTCACCCATAGCATTGATTTTAGGGGTATAGAACTTGTCTGCATTCATAAAAGCATTTTTGGTTTCATTGAGCTTGTTAAGAGCCATAGCGAGTTCCAAATCTTCCTGCATATCATATTCAACAGTGACCTTAATGTTATTGATAGTGTTTGTGTTCTTGATTTCCATGGTTATTCTCCTTTAAATAAATTTATTTTGTGTTAAATGGGAAAGGGCAGAGGAATTAATCCTCCGCCCATAGGTCGCTGAGATTGTCTGCGCAATCGTCCATGCCCATAGAATACTCTGCACGAGCATTGGGAAGGTGATAAAAAGCGTAATCCAGTTCCTTAATAATATTGATGAGGTCTGTCTTGCTGTAATTATGACCATTATTGCTAATGAAATCATAAAAGTCGCGGTTCTTGATAGCCTGAATTAATGCCTGATAGCTTTTATCCATGATAATTCTCCTTTCTTAATCAGCAACTTCAATGGTATAGAAATCTTCATCGCAGTGGAAACACTGATATGTGTAGCCTTCAACAGTAGAAGGATAAAGATTTCGTCCACACTTAGGGCATTTCTTTACGGGGTTATATTCCTCACCTCCATTCTCAAGGAACTCCTTTTCATCATCGGTGATAATTTCATTTTCATTAAGAGCAAAGAGAAGTCCGTCATAAGTTTCACAGATTTCTTTCTGAAACTCAGGAACAACACCAATCCTACGCTTAATCATTTTCACCTCACTTCCATCCACAACAACGCAAGGAGTTTCATCTCCAAAAACATTATGTTCAAGGAGACAATAAAGCTTGTCATTGACTTGCTGAGAATCAATAACGCTCCACAGACCGCAGTGACCGATAGTTTTGTAAGTATTGTCCTTAACCATTTTTAAATCCTCCTTAAATTTGTTATTGTTTATGGTTAATGGTTTATTTAAACCCGAGAATAGGTATCCCAATTCACATTGTAAAGATAAGAACCCATCATAATAAGGAAGAGTTTACGCTGATTAGATTCTCCCCAAACTCGCCGCATACCAGTGATATTGGGATGAGGACCTGCATTGGGGAAAGATTCGATATGAGACTTAAGAAAAGGGGAAATGCTGGACTTCTTGGCATACTTGACAGGGTAGACTTTGTTTTTCATTTTGTTAGACCTCCTTAAAAATCTTTCTTAGAATTCTTTAAATTAACAGGCTCAATTTTATAAGTATCTACGCTATTAGGCATATTTAGGGCTTCAAAGTAATAGCCTTCCTCAGAAATCATTTTACAAGCTTTAAGCTCGTTTTCTGAAAGGCAGTCTTTATTGAAGAGCGGACTTGTAGTAGCAAGACCTGCGATATAGCAAAGAGCAAGTTTAGGGAAAAATTCAAATTCATAAACCTTGAAGCTAACTCTTCCTTCTTCCACAAGCTGATTGAAAGTGTCAGCCCACATACAAACAGCGGTAGACATATTAGGACAACTATCATCAGGAACACAAATGTCATCCCAAGAATTGATAAGCTCATTAAAAGAGCCTGTATAAAAAGTAATCTCAAGAACACAGGTCGTGTCAAAAGGATGAGGTAAACAAGCATTCTGAATCTGAGCCGCTTCATTGCAACGTTCAATACAATACTGAATCGCTGTCTCATTATCGTCATCATAAATACACTCAGATTCTTTCATGAGAGAAGCATCATAAAAGAAGATTGTGTCTCCATCTGCACAAGACCAAGGATGGGTAATCTTGTTTTTTCCATGTTCGAGACCATATTCACCATGAGTAATAGGTTCAACCGCAGATTTGATGCAACCATGATAAAGAGTGTAAGACATAATATTAACCTCCTGATTTTTTAAAAATTTTGTAAAATAATGCTTGACAAACAGATTGGAATATGTTATACTGTCCACAGTAAGAGAAGTTAACCCACATCTTCCCTTACTGTGCGTAATTAAAGTGTTGGATTAATTACGGTGCTTCATAATGAAGACACAAACAATATTGTCGATGTAATCAACGTAGATAATTTTCTACATACAATCGTCTCCTTTCAAATAAGATGATATGTAAACAGAGTTGTGGGACTCTGGAAACATTAGAGAGTGGTTTTACTGCTCTCTTTTGTTTTAGTCACGAGGGTCAAAAGCAACGTCAATCCAAAGACCATCTCCTGCATCGGGGTCATGATGAAGTTCAACATTTTCAACAAACACATCATCAGGAAGGCTTCTCCAATCCCAAAATCCAACCGTATCATATGCACAGTCACATCCAACCATCCATTCACTCTTAGATGTGTTGTAGATTGCGATTTGGGTATCTTTGGAGAGGGTGCGAATGAAATCCTTGATGGAAACGTAGTGGTCAGGATTTTCATTCTTATCTTTGCCATTGAGATAATCAACAGCCGCCTGAAGATTATCCATGAAGTAATGACCCTGAGCCCAATAGTTGTGCTGATAGTCGATGCCCCAAGCACCAATATAGCGAGGGCTTCCATCATTTGTCCATGCGCAAAGAAGGGTGCGGTCAAGTTCTTTATTCTCCGCAACGATTTCGTAAGTGATGCCATTGTCATTCTTAAACTCTCTAACCATTTTAAATACCTCCAAATATTTTTTAAAATGTTTTACAAAAGACTTGACAAATAAAAAGAAATATGCTACAATCAAGTCACAATCTAAAAGAGACCTGCACTCTCAGATAGATTGTGACTTGCGCAAGAAATCAAGTGGGATTAATTTCTATGCTTAATAATAACCTAACAGGTATTATAAGTATAATCAATGTGTATGATTTTACTCATGTGAAACCACCTCTTTTCTCCCTCTATAGGGAAAGTTAATCTTTGCAGGAGCTTAATAAAAAGGACGAGTAGCTGTGAACTACCCGTCCTTTTATTTTAGGTACGATTATTTGTTTTCAGGGAGCGCCATAAGAACAACTGCCAACTCTCTGAAAAAAGCATCTCTTGCTTCTCTTATGTTAGGAACATCACACATTACACCAGAAGCGGCACATTCTTTACATTCTTTTCCATTGGGACAGGTCGAAAAATCATACAGAACTTGAGCTCTTTCTTTAATGGTCATGTTTATTCTCCTTTCTTTTTTGTCAATTAAAAGCTCTTCTTGCCAACAAAAGCAAGATTTTCTAACTTGATGGTCAGAACATCAGGCTTTTCGTCAAGCTTGTTGAAATACGATGCCTGAATAAGCCCAGTTGCCTGAAGGTCAGTCTTCTTGATTTCCTTTCCATCAAGGAAATACTTGACCTTAGACTTGTTGGGAGTGCTATGAGCAACAACATAGATGTTATGCTCACCAGCCTTGTTGGTATGCTCGATAAAACGGTCAGAACCAGCGAGATAAGTTCCCCAAGTCCTCTGCTGAGGAACATAGCCCTGTTCCATCTTTGCCTTGATGGAAGCCTTGTTGGTACGGTTGATGCCGAAGCGGACAGTTGCAAGGGTCTTCTTGTAGGCAACGTGTCCAGTCTGCTTTGCTGCGGCAGTTAGGGGGATGTCGGTAGTCCAGCCGATAGAGCAGTAAGTTCCCTTGTGAATGCTGTTGATAATGGTCATAGCTTCGTTCTTGTTCATGATAGTTCTCCTTTTAAATAAAATATTGTTTGTGGGTTGTTGGTTGGTGATTGTTGATTTTACTCTTCTTCTTCGTCAAGAGTCTCAGACTCCTGAACCTTTTCATAAGCAGAATTCATAGGGCAAAACTCACATTCGTCTACGACGCAACGGTTATGGTTGATTTCATTGCGGCAGAAAGTGCTGATAAGGGACTTGAGGTTAGCGATTTCGGCCTTAGTCATGATTTTATTCTCCTTTTAATTTAAGAATTTTTGTTGATAAGGTCAACAGTTTTTCTAACAGGACACTTTTCACATTCTTTTTCTGAAAGAAAAGCACAATCTAAACAAACAATGTCCACAGCTTCCAGATAGCGCTTAACGCTTTCCTCTTTGTTGATGGTCTTAGTCATGATTTTGTTCTCCTTTTAATTAAAATATTTGTTAGAAAGATTAAAATTAAGATTCCTTATTTATAAGGTCAACAGTTTTTCGAACAGGGCAAGTTTCACATACTTCTTCTGATAAAAAAGCGCAGTCTAAACAAACGACATCAACTGCTTCTAAATACTGCTTTTTGGCTTCTTCCTTGTTAATGATTCTGGTCATGATTTTGTTCTCCTTTAAATTAAAATAGATTTTTTATTCAGAAGGGAGACAGCTTACGCTGCCTCCTCTACTGCACTCCAAACAGCCTCAAGAAGAGGAAGTTCATTGATAACTGCGGTGAAACTCGCAGGAGTCTTGGTATTACGCCAAGAAATAGGATGGCTTGCAACATCAGACGCTGCCTGAATTGCTCCCCACGCTGTATTATTGAAGTTAGCCAAATCCTGCTGGTCATACGCCTTGAGCATCTGCTCAATCTGTGCAAGATTGCGAATCTGAATGATGTCTTTGTCTTCTGTGTTGACAGGGAACAGCTTCTTTGCCAGAGCTTCAAATGCGTCACGACTGAAAGGCTTAACAGCAAGCTTTTCAGCTTCCTCATTCAGAGCGGCGAGATAGTTAGTGTTCTGAAGAAGAACCTGACGGGCTGCATCCAAACGTCCCTGAAGGTTGGAAGAGTGGCGAATTGCAATCTTATTAGTTGCAGCCTGAAGGGAACGAGTGATGGCATTCGAGCAGAAAAGACGAACAGGGCTGAACATAACACGGACGCAACCCGACCCGTCAAAACTATTAAAGAAATTGATAAAGCCCTTAAACTCATCCCCAAGGATGTTCAAAGGTTCGGTGCTCATGCAAATGAAACTCTTAGCACCACGAGGTCCGTAAGTGCTTGCAGTTTCAAACTTAGCGCCTTCCATGACAAGAGAATCAAGGAAATCAAATCCCTCGGTGTTCTGAAGAATCTCATAATTCTTACCAACAACACCGAGACTGTCCATTGTATCAGTACGGACAGTAGCGAACATATCGGGAATGTTATGCGGAGTGTCCACGAGAATCTGCTTACCGTTCCATTCCTGAACAGACTTGGTAACGAACTGAATAGGAAGCTTTTCAACCTTGAAATCCATCCTGCTCAACTTAAGAGCAGTTTCAAGAGAGTTGACGGTTCGAAGGTCGATTCCCATACCTTCGAAATACAGCTTACGCTCGTTGTTATCAACCTTTTCCAGAACAGAAGCGACCTTAGCAGAATCAAAATTAGCGAAACCCATGATAAATCCTCCTTAAAATAAATAAATGTTTTTTGTGTTGGGTTGAGATAGGGTTATAGATAAGGGGAGATATTCCCCTTTATCTTTTACGCAGAATACTTCCAAAGAAGTTCAAAGAGTTCATCAACAAGTTTCTGAGCCTTGTTTTTATCTTTGTCAATCATACAAACATCAGTTTCCAAATCTACTTTGAGGGTGGTGAGCAGGGCAACGTAGCTGGGCTCGGTAATTTTAATGCTCTTGTTCATTTTTGTTTCTCCTTTTAAATAAATAATTTCTTGCTTGTGGTAAGGGTGGAATTACTTCCACCCATATACCTTCTTAATGTACGGGGCAAGAGACCGAGTATATCTTGTAATATCCTGCTTCGTGACTGTGCCGTTGTAGACTTTCCAGAGGAAGTTGTCGGCTTGGTCAGAGGTAATGCTGGGCTTAAGTTCTCTAAAAGTGCAGAAATGAGTGCCGTCATGATGCGATTGACGACATCCAAAATCGTATCTATCGACATAAAAATCTGCGTAGTCACAACTTCCGAAGAACTCAAGACACTCTCCGATATTGTTACCGTAAAGCTTATATCCAAGCCTACGTCCATTCCAAAGACCAATGTCTGCAATGCAAACAATACGGCCTTCAGTTTTGATGTTGAGATTCATACGCTCATCGTCGAGATAGTTTGCATTGAGTTCATACATCTCTTTCGTTAACGTATCATCGTCAACATCAGTAGGAAGCTCATTCAATTCCCTGTTTTCAACTAATCCCTCCTTCCAGTCTTCAAGGTTAAGGTCATAATTTTGCCAAATGTGGCGGATGGGTTCTCTGGATTTCATTGTTCATACCTCCAAATTTTATTTGAGTTTATTTTAAACCATCTTAGATGATTTGTCAAGGGGTTAAACTAAAAAACTGAAATTATTTTCCAGCAATCTCATCATAATTTTCCCGAACGGAGCGAATCCGACTTTCATCAGCTATAATTCTACGCTCAATTTCCCTCATAAGAGTAGAACGGAAAAGGTTGTAAATATTATAATCATCCCATTTAACAAGCCATCCATCCTTGTCTTCGCCTAAAGCGGGAGTATAATATTCCTCACTGGGATTCAAAGTATAGATAAAAGGAGTACGTCCTTCAATTGAGCATTTAAGGACATAAACTTTACCAGAAGGATTATAACCAATACACATAAAACAACGTTCGCCAGTATCGTCTCTATGAAAAGAACCCTGCAAAAAAGTACCAATTATATCTTTTACCCCAAGATTTTCAACCGTCTTACACAGCTCAAGAAGCTGATTGCAGATTTCAGTCCATTTAGCAGCGCCAATAGCCTTAATGCGAGGAAGATAAAATTCCTCAGTACGCTCACGAGCAGTTTTGGTGTCGTTCATCTTTTTAATGAGCTCCATCATTTCGGTGTCCTCGTTCTCCTTGCAAGTAACGGTAACGGTCATGTTATCATAAGTCTTAGTAGTCATATTTTGCTCCTTTTCTCCCCGTATAGCCGTTAGGTCAGCTAAAATGTGTTGTTTGTTGATGTGAAGTTGATTTGTTAAAGGTTAACCCTCCATCACCTTTTTACAGAAAACTTTGTACTTCTGGCTCTTGAGGACACCAACAATCTGTTCTTTGCGTTCGGGCTGGTTCTTATAGTAGTCGGAGTTATAGCCAAAATGCCTCTGATAAATCATCTCAGGATTTTTCTCCAACAATGCTTCAAGAGGGCAGTAAAGGCTTACATCGACTTCTTCACCATTATGCTTATAAGGCATTTTGATATAGATGTCACATGAGCCAGAGCCACAAGTGGGAACATAAGCATTAAACTTATATTTCTTCAGATAAGGATAAGCCATGAGAATTGCCTCTCTGAAAATTTTGCGAAGATAGGCACTCTGATAGTCAAGAGGGACAACATACTGGTAAGCATCTTCGCAATGGTCTCTTCTCCAACCATTGTGCTCTTCTGTAAATATAAAATTTTTCCTGATTTCAGGGATAAGAGGATAGTTTTGGGAGTAGTATCCACGATTTTCAGAAGATGAAGACACGGGGATATATTTAATACCACAGACATCACTCATTTTGATTTTCTCATTTACGAGCCAAAGAAGGACATGGGTTGGGAAGCACTTTTCCCACACATCCCATTCTCTGATGAGTTTCTTAGCCCTTTCGTATCCAACAAATTCATCATTGCGGTAAGTACCCTGATACGGAGAGTAGATAATAGACATAATTTTACTTCCTTTCTTAATTCAAAAATAATTAATTGCTTATGGGGTTGTTATGATTTTCCAAGTCTTAAGAAGATTGTCTTTATCTCGCCCAAACATATATACGCATTCAAATCCTACACAAAGATGATACTCCTCAGACTTGGAAAGACGAATGGGAAGAGAGTCGATTTGCTGCTTGACTCGAACAAAACTTTTTACGGATTCTTTAGCCTCATACTCAAGTAATATGGTTTTGTTGAACTTGTTATAACAAGGATTCGTGCTAAGGACTAAAGCGTATACAATCATATGATTATTCCTCCTTTCTTAAATAATAATTATTGTTTATTTCTCTTCCTTAGCGTCAGTAACTTCAAAGTCATCAGACCAAGAAATATCTTCTTTGCCATAGCCTTCGACCTTGCGGTAAGCGTCGAGTTCAGATTCAGCTTCAACCTGAACAAATCCATAATGGGCAAATGTGACAGTGTAAATCTTTTCCATAGTATTATTTCCTTTCTATTTTTATTTTAGTCTAACCGACCGCAGTGCCAAACAATGTCAGTACAGCCGACAATGGAGAGGTAGTTCTTGATTTTATCTACCCATTGTTCCCAGCTCCATTCTCCTTGTTTATTAGAACGGGGAATCATTTTGTACTTCTGACCTTCATATTTGAAAATCATACCATATCCGATTGCACAACTTCCCTCATCAGGAGACATTCTGCACAAATCTTCCCAAATCTGAGCAATGGCTTTGATAGCAGGAATTTTATTGTCGTCATAATCTTCAGGATGGAAAAGGATAATGGGGCTCTGGTTAGACTTGTTGTAATCATACTTTTTAGACATAACAGAATTCCTTTCTAAATAAAAATTTCAAAAAGTTCTTGACAAATGATTCTTTGGGTGTTACAATATTTACAGAGTCAAGAGACCCGTAACCTCTTAACTCTGTAGGATATTGTTTTAGGCTTCCTTATAGCTCAAGGAAACCAGTTAAAACGATTACATAATAGTAAACGTTAAAACGGTAGTTGATAGATTTAATTTTCTACATGGCTTTCATCTCCTTTCCGCCTTAGACAAGGGTTTCATTATATGGACAGCTTACGGGGCTGGAATTTTAGATGGGAGAGATGAAACTTGAAGCCCGTACTTCCTTGCTTTATCTCTCGTGGTACGCATTCTAATTTCTTAGATTACAGCTCTAAGAAACCAGTTAGCACTATTATAAAGTAATAGATACTATGCGTATAATCAAGCTACTTAAGCTTACGCATTGGCAATCACTCCTTTCTGATTGTTGTATCTATGTGAACAGTTACGGGACTGAATTTCACAAAGGTGGGAACAGGATTTTATTCCTGTTCCTTTTCTTTCTCCTCAAAGGGCTTAAGAGGAACACGATTTCGAGTAGTGTATTTTCCTTCGTCATCCATCAGAAAATCGTTTTCACAGGAATCACAGAAGAATTTGGTTTCATTCCTGAAATTGTCAACTTCCTCAACTCCATAGTTCCCACAGTAAGGACAGCGAGGCTCAATATACTGTCCGAATTTAATATCCTCCTGATATTCCTCAGAACGAGGTTCAGACCAAACCTTGACAGAAAATTCCTTGGGATTATCAGGATTGAGTTCAGCCATGCAAATATCCTGTTCGACTGTCTGTCCATCACGGACAAACGTAATAAACGCTCCATGATACCCTTCTTCCATTTCAGGATAAATCCTGAACTGACCGTTTGGAGTGTCAATTGACGCATAGGGAACGCTGTTCTTAGTCGCAGAATGCATAAGCATCTGGTTGAACACTTTATTGTTTTTGTTGGTAGTCATTTCTTTTTCCTCCTCAATTTTAATGTTGACGATATATTCATTTTTGGTATCGAGGGCAGTCATTTTCCAATTGCCGAGGATAGAATCAAAGACTCCATCAGAACAACCAACTTCGTATAGCCCTCCGTTCTCAGTAGGAGCCCAAAGAATTGATTCACACCAAGACGGACCATCTTGAGAACCACAACAGCGAATGTCCATAATCATTCCATCAGCAAAGCCAACGGTAATTGTATATGGAGTCTCATGTTCCGAAAACCAATCTTCGGGACAGCTTAAAGAACACGCCTTATTAATTTTGGCGGCAATATCCTTGGTAACGAAAGTGTCCTTTTCATAAATGTGTTTCATTTTACTTATCCTCCTTAAATTTTAATTTTGGGCTTTTGGATTAGTACAGATAATACTCATCATCGTGATGAATATAACGCTCAGTCAAATCCTTTAAAGGCTGACTGATTTTTGCGGGTTTTTCTTTAAGGCGTGAATCCTTAAAGGCTCTGTTTGTGTAGTATCGGAACTTGCCATGTCCCTTTACCATCTTGTTGTGCTTTTGGGCTTGTAGGATTTCATGTTCGTTCATGCCCATGTTGTTTCACCTCCTTTTGTTTTGTTAATAATGGTATCTGCCCCTTTGGGGATTATCCTCCTTCCTCTTGTAATCAAACACTTTGCTAATATTATAACACCAAATGCTATTCAGGCTTACATCAACACAAGGTTGAACGTGAATTGGAAAATGAATTGAAGCACAATACTCTTCAATCCTTTTGAGTTGGAATTTGCGGAACACCGTGATGGTTTCACCCTTGAGCAAAGCTCTGATGTCTGCTTGTTCAAGAGTGTCAATCAGAAGATTGAGCTTGTTGTTGCTATCTATGTTATTGATAGCCTCATTCATATATCTTCCCGTCATCGCAGTCATTCTACTTAGCCTCCTTTTTAATTTTAGAGTTGACCATAACTTTCATTTCGTCCTCATCAAGCTGAGGAAGAATTTTGAGCTCATTTAAGTACCAAGGCATTTGGCACTTTTTGCAGATAACTAAATTATTCTGCATAGTAACAAATTTGTGAGAGTTGCATCCCTGTTTAGGGCAAAATGCTGTGAATTTCATGACTGATTTCTCCTTTAAATTTAAATTGAGAGAGATGAGCATTAAACTCATCTCCCTTGTTGCTTAAGCCTTGATAGAAATATTGAACTCAGTTGTTTCGAGTTCGAGCTTGAATACTTTCGCATCCCAGTTATCGTGGTTGCGAGTTTCGCAATAAGCGAACATATTATCAGGATTCTCGTAGGAAATCTCGTTTTCATCATCTATGAAATCATTGTCGTTTAACCATTCCCACGCCTCATCAAAGTAGTACATTTCAACATAGTTGGTGACTACTTCGTTGTCAATTCCCTTAGCATCAAGGAAATCGACGAACAGTAACTTTCTTGCTTCGTCGGCATTGGCACCACAAACTTGTGGAACATTGATTTCACGCTCAAGGCAATCAACATAAAGATACATTATCTTATCCTCCTAAATTAGAAATAATACTTAAAGTAACAGTCTACAGGCTTGACTGTCACTTTAGCGGAAGAAGCCAAACCCATCTTGGTTGTCTTAATGACATAACCAAAACGAGCTACAGCATCTTTTTCCGAGCGAGCTACCACATCGCCCTCGTATAGCTTGGATTGTCCGCCAAGCTGTGCAACGTAAGCTTTAACGTGGTATTTACTGCGAAAGCCCATTAATTCACCTCCTTTTCTCTGTAATTAAGGCACTGGTCAACCTTAAAGTGAATGCCGTGGTTGTACCAGTATTCAACTCGCTTTGAGTTGAATTGTTTGTAATGTGCGCAAATTTCTTTATTTGCACAAGTAGTACAGAGATTTGCGTGTTCTCGCAAGTATTCATGCTTTTCCTGTGGTGTCATTGTTTTCACCTCCTTTTATTCCCCTGTGATAATCCATTCTTCGCCATTGCCATCAATGATGTGAACAACATCATCATTGATGTTAACGTCCTGAAGATTGCAGAGCCAATTCTCGACAATCTCAGTGTGACTTGCCATTGAAGCTTCTTCAGCTTCATGCAAGCCGTCTTCATATCCTACGTTGTAACTTCCTGTTAAATCTTCCTCAGAATACAAGGTTGTATCCTTGATGGCATAGGACTTTTCTCCCATGTCCCAGCCAAGCCAGAACATGAAGATAGAGCAGATAGCGGCGATGAGTGCTGCGACCAAGATAATGTTTTCCTTAATTTTCATTTTTCTATTCCTCCAAATATTTTTTAAAAAGATATTGACAAACGCTAAATACTATGGTATAATTCTCTCAAGAAGTGAGGAATCCCGTATTATTCTCTCACTCCTTGAGGCTATTGATTATTACTAATAGAACTTTAAGTTAGTGCCTTAAAGCTCAATTACGCCACCAACATAGATGGCGTAAACTACCAACCGAAGCTGGTAATCAACCTACTTTGTAAGTGTCATATATGACTCACCTTCCTTTCTTCCTCTAACTGAGGGATTGTCCATCTATACGGGCTGGACTTTTTAGAATGGAAAAGATTGAACGACTCGTTGCGGGAGTCGTTCTTTCTTTTTGTACTTTAACCCATAAGAGACTTGCAATAATCACGAACTTTATCGCTGTGATGGTCTCCTCCACCGAGTTTGAGAGCATCATCCAAGAACTGTTCGCAAGAGACCGAGCTCATTGCACAAAGCAGTCGAGCCCTTGCGTAAGGATTCTGCCCTTCTTCAAAGGTGCAAGAAATCCCTCCAAGTGTTCTCTGCTTATAAGCCCAAGTGCTGTCTTCCCATCCAGCATCATGAATAAGCTGGAATGTATAATTAATCGCCTCCTCTCCATTTTTCTTATAAATGCGATACAATTCTTCAATCGCATTCACATTACGAACACGATTTACCTGAGAAGTGATGTCATTTTTCGTAGTCAGTCCAAACATTTTGAGCTGACGCTGAATAGCTAAAGCACAAGGCTTTTCAGCAACCAATTCAGCCTTATAGCGTTCGTACCCACGAATATTGGTGTGATATTCGTTTTGAGTGCTGAAAATGTCAGCCTCCTGCTTCTTCGTGAGCCCAGCAAAGCATTTAAGAGCCATCCTGAATTGGATTTCAGGATACTTTTCCTGAAGGAGTCTCAGAACAATCAACGTATGATAGCCGTCCACTACATAAAGATGAAGCTTACCATTTTCATCTCTACGGATGCTTGCCATTTTGATGTCAACCTTGTTCATATCAAAGTTGTTGACAATCTTAGCAATCTCCGCATCAGTCGGGATACGTTGGTAGTCAAGGTCAATCTCAGGAATATCCAAAGGGATTTCCCTGACTGCCCAATTGCGCTTGTAATCGAGCTTATCCAGTTCACGTTCGATAGAAGCGAGAACAGATTTCAAATAAGCCTGATTTTCAGCCCCAATTTCGATGGGCTGAAGAGCCTTGTGAAGTTCGTCCTTGCAAGCGATGGAGGTTACGTTGGTGCGAATGATGATAGTCTTGTTGTTATTCTTCTTAGCCATAACTGTTTCCTTTCTGGTGTTATAGACTTTTCCTTGTCTAAATAAATTATTTAGAGTACACATAAGCACTCTATGGAGGGACAGAACCTTATTCGGCTCTGTCCCTCTAACAATGCTTATTAGAAATCTATTAGAACCGCATGACCTCCGTTCTATAGGTCTTACCGTTCTTGGAATTATAGCGCTTGATTGCGCCATAGCTGATGGAACAAGCCATTTCTTTGGTTTTATCCTCATTGAAGTGACAAGTCTTACAGGACTTGCCATTGCAAATCCCCATTGTGCAATTATACTTGCACTGCTTGGTCATGATATTGTTCTCTTTCATTTCTGTTTCCTTTCCACTCATTTGAGCACTCCTTGTTTATTTGTAGGGACTTTATATAAAACACTTGACATTCGCTACCAAGTGTGTTATAATCAGAGACAGTTAAGAAAGATGCTGTCACATCAATCTTAACTGCTCTTGTGGATTTATATCAGATTATTACCAGATAATCTCCAATGAGGAGACTACCTACATAGTCTCCTCGATAACTATAACTAAAGGTTCTTAGTTACGGTTGTAGAGTATTCTTACAGCTACTAAGCTGTAGAAGTAGTTAACGAAAAGTATTTTCTACATTTTATCACTCCTTTCATAATTTGGTACTTAATTATAGACTATGTAGGTAATCTATAATTAAGCAGAGTGTTTATTGCTCTAAGCACTCTATGGAGCCCACTATCAACTCCTTTTTGAGCGGATAGTGGGCTCGAACAATGCTCAGGTGTTGAGCAGTTTAATGTCATGCTCAGGACGGTTGATTTATCCCTCCAATGCAACCGCAATTTCAGCGGCACTGGGGTGCGTCAAGCACCCCTCGTCCCAAATAAGGGACTTGAAGGTATTGGCAAGCTTAACACCCGCCTCCCCATTGCCGAGGGGATAGAACTTACGTCCCCCAGCAATTGTACGAGGTAATACCGTCACCTCGTACAGAGCATTAATGGTCTCTTCAAGGGTGAGACCATTGAAAATGCCGTGGCCGCAACCACGGTCAGCGGAATTGATTAACTCGTGTAGAATGTTTAATTCTGCCTGAACCGCATTGGTATCCATACCGAGGATGGTGCTGATGGTGATGATGCTGTTATTAGTGTAAGACATACTGTCTCCTTTCTCTCCCATTTAAGGGAGATTGCCCTATTGTTATGGCTGGACAAGCCTTATTATACCATCTTTCGATGGTTGGAATAGCACCTGATTAACGGCTCAGATGCTTTAGGAAGCCGTGAAGAGCTTTTAGATGTGGCAAATATACCACATAAAGCTCTTCTTCCCTCCTGTACATCTATAAATGATGTACATGGCGATAATGCTGATAGTGCCAAGACCAACGAGAATGCTGGCGATGATACTACCGATAAGGATAGCCTCCATCATATCTTAACCTCCTTTCATGATAAATGTAGATATTACATGAATTTCTATGAAATTCGATTTGCGAATTCATTAGGAATTCATGCTTCTTAATTCCCAATTAGTTTGGATTTAACTGGGAATTTAGAACTGGAAGTGACGAAAGAGATGAACGACTGGCAAATGAGCTTGTCATTCATCTCTTCGGTTTTGTTGAGAATGAAAACAAGTGAGTTTACATTTCATTACTCACAAACTTCTATATTCATTCTCATATGTGGAGGAAGTAAGTCGGGACAAAAAAATTTTAAAAAATTTAAAAAAATTTTTTTGTGCGCTAATTTAATTCCCACTAAAAAAAGACAGAGCCTCACTTTCGAAGCTCTGTCTAAATCTTTATTCAATCTTTCAATCTTTCAATCTATTCAATCCTTACTCCCAATAATCTTCCTCAACTGCCTCTCATCCATTCCCTCAATCATAGTTTTAACAAATTCTCCGAAATCACTTTGTCCATTATCACCAGTAAACTTAATTTCGCCATGCCATTCTCCGATAACCTCACCGACCTTAACGCTTCCACCCTTACAGGCTTTTCTAATATCTTGCTTATTCCATTCCTGATGGAATTTAACCCCATCATGACAAACAATATCAATCAGTTTATCAAAAGCTTCAGCCTTAGCTTTCATAGAATCATATTCTTTAGCGTCAACAGTAACAGTTCTAACTTCATTCATTTTATTTTCCTCTTCGTTTTTTAAATTCTGCTTATTTGAAAATGTCAACCTGTCTTTATTATTCTCATCAACAACGACAGAAAAATAATCTTTGTATAATTTATGTGAATATTTTACAAAATTTTGCCAACTGTCTTTATTTCCTCGATAAATTTCATTTCCTTTTTTATCAACCCCAAGAAATTCTATTTCAAATTCCCCCGTACTCAAATTTGAATCAGATTTAATCTTTGTCATATGATACTTATGTTTATTTTCTTCTAAGAAAGCATTACACTCTGCCTTATCATCAACCAATAGTCTAAGCATATTTTATCCTCTTTAATTAATCCTTCTTTTCTCGCTTCGCTCGATTCTCTTGTATCTTTTTAATCAAATCGTTCAAATTATTCTGTAATTCAACCTGTTTATTTAAATTTGCAATTACTTTATCTTTAGTTTCAATCAAACACTGAAGCATTTCAATCTGTTGTTCCAATCCACATATCCTTTCACAATCATGAAGAATCATTTCATCTTTTTCTTCTAACTGTTTAGTAAGTTCCTCAACTTGCTTTTCAAGGGTAAACTCAGGAAACCAATCTTGTTCTCTTACCTGTTTTCTAATTTCTTTTAACTTCCCCCTACTAAGAGTAGGTTCAGGAGCATCAGATTTCTTTTTCCCAAACTTATATTCAAATGCCATAATTATATCTCCTTTAATTTACCATATTTTATTAAACCCTTTAATAACGCCATCGCAAAAATCATCAAAACCAATATCATCATTCAAATAATCAGGCTTATAGATTATAGTTTGATTATTATACATAAACTGACAAAGATAATTAAGATTTTTATTATAAATATCGCAAATAATTTCTTGCTTAACAGCTTTCTTGCGCATTTTATTACAGATTCCAAGCCCTCTATATCTTGTAACAGGAAATCCGTGCAATCTTTTCCAATTGTTACTAACGAAATATAAAGATTCCTCAACAGTAATCAATCCTCTATTAAGACCTTCAAGAACAACATTGCTCAACAGATTACCATTTTTAGCTTCCATTGACAGATGATATTTAAGTTCAGCAATCTGAATAGACTTCTTATTCCCCCAAATAAAACTTAAATCAACATTAGCAAGACTATAATTAAAAGTTGTAGGATTACTGGTAATAGTTCTGATATGTTTAGCTTTTTCATCTTCAAAGAAATTTGAACTCTCACCACAAGTAATTAAATCAGTGTCGGCACTTGCAAATTTTCCAAACTCTTTTAAGTTTCCATATTCATCTTTTATATAAAATTTAGGATTATCTGTTACAGTATAAAAGCAATTATCATTCATAATATCTTTCTTCTTATACTCCTTATAAAGTCTATTTTACATTGTGGTCATATTATATCATAAAGGGTCAGGTCTGTCAAGAAATTTTAAAAAAATTTTTTAAAAAAAGCAATAAAAAAAGGAGAGTGCTTTATACACTCTCCCCAGTTTTTTATAAATTAGTTTGTAAATTAGGTGTTTTTCTTTTTACCCGTTGTTTTAGTAACTTTAGACTTAGGATTTTTAGAATTCTTAGAATTCACAGGTTCTTTGTTTTCATTCTTATCCGCAGCAAGAAATTCTTTCATTTGCTCAACCAGAGCTTCATTCATTCTATAAAGTAATTCAAAAGTTGCTCCGCTAATAGCAGAATAAGTCATATGAGACACTTCATATTTTATTTCAGCATCTGCTATAGATGGAGGAGCTACTTTAAGTACATTTGTATAAATACGAATAGTTGATTTACATTCTGGATTTACGGTAATATTTACACATTTCTCATACTTAGTTCCTTCAGCTCCATCAATAGTGCCGAGAGAAATAGTCCAACCACAAGTTATATTTGAAGGATTACCTTTAACTGACGTGAAATAACGAATTCTACCATCAGCAATAAATTTACACCCTGCTGTATAAAAAAGTTCATTAAGTTTTAAAACTTTATCAGAAATAAAATTCTGCATAAAACAATTCTCCTTCAATTATTCCTTTTTAACAAGAAGTATCCCTAAAAATTAATTTATTCCAATCTTTCTCAATCTGATAAAAGATACAGGATTCCAAAAACATATCTTTTAGCAATTCAAAATGATTTTTATTATCGCATTGATGTTCATAATAATTGTCACAAATTGAATTATATTCTTGATATAGCCAATTAATTTTAAAACCAATAAAAAAGTCTGTATCTTTATCTACAGTTCTAAAAACAAGTGGATTATCTACGGTTAATTTTAGCAGAGTTTGTTTCAAAAGCACATCAGAAATAGTAATAAAATCTCCATTCAAGTTAGTCTTTACTTCCAATGGAGTAAATCCAGACCAAAGTTTACAATAAAGATTATATTTCATTGTGACTTTACGAATAATATAGATAAGAAAATCAGAAAAAGTATCAATCTTCTCTATTTCTTTCTTTACTTCTTTATTATTTTCAATATTATTTTTTATATGCCGAACACTCTCTTTTGTTTGAATAAATAAATTATCTGAATCTTGACTCTTCAGATTTTCTTGTTTATCTTTAATCCATTTATTTTTCATAATCGTTTATCCTATTTTAACTTAAACAACTTTTGCTTTTCCAAAACCTTTTACTACATCTGGATTCTTAATCGCAAAATCTTTCATTTCTTTAATTTTAGCCATACAAGCTTCCATCTCAGCATCCGTAAGTCCAACCATAGCATCATTATCGTACTGATAACTTTGAACGAGGATATAAGGCTTTTCTACTCCCAAAGGGTGTTTATAAATAATGCTTACCTTATGAAGATAGCCATATCGAGCATTATAACGAGAGTAATGACATCCAAAACGCGGATTATCTTGGTCTATTGTAAATCCAAGATTGGCAAACATTTCATTTGCAGTAAGCTTTTTCTTAAAGAATTTATTAGGGAAATATATCATAAAAAATTATATAACTCCTTTTACATTTTTTCTTTATTATATCATGAAATAAAGGCTTTGTCAAGTAAAATTTTTTAAAAAATTTTTTTAGAAAAAAACTTAATATAATAACATAAAAAGTGAGAGAGAATTAAATCTCTCCCACAAACCATTCAAATTGTTTTTTAATTTCTTTCGTGCTATCTGGTTCAAGTTTAGCTAAAGCTTTTAACAAAGGTTTACAATAACTGGAAAAACTATCAGCAAAAAAATTATAACTATTAGTATTACTATTCCAAACATCTTGTGCCTTACAAATAGAAATAGCATTTAAAAAAGTTTTTTGATATTCAGGATTAATAGACACACAACCCTTTTCCCAAATAATATACCCTTTCATAGTAAAATTAAACTCATTTGGAATAATGAGAATAGCATCTGAACCAAATTTTTGATAAAGATTTACCAAACCATATAAAACTTGAAAAATTACTTTACTTCCTTCACTCAACTGTAATTACCTCATCTGTTTTAGTGTTAATAATGTGAAAAGGTCTCTGAACTCCACAACAATTCTTTTCTGCACTTTCAATAGCTGCTGTAATATGTTGTACAGGAGTAAACTTAGGACAATATTTGGTAGTGCTATAAAGACTACCTAATGCTGCGTATTCTCCACACCCAACAGCATCATATCCATCTTTAGCTTCAAGAACAGAATAATCAGGCTGAATTTGAAATAATTTACCGTCTACTCCAATAAGGAAATTTGCTCCTCTATCTTTTTCGAGTTCATCAACAATATGTTGTTGAAAAAGATTGATAAGATTTGGGATAAAAGTCTTAACCATATAACGATGGTCGATATTAACTTCACCATCTTTAATCTTATACTTATCAATTTCAGGAAATAAAGTTTCGCTATATTTTAGTAAATCAATGTGTCTAAAGGTAGAAGTGCTTCCCATAATAACATTTTTAAGAGTATCATTATGAAAACATTTAGGATTAGCTTGAACAGCTTTAGAGAATCCATTGCTTCCGAGAGAATCTGAACCAATCCAAGTTACATTATTTTTCTTATCAGTAAATCCTACAATAGCAGTCATTTATTGTTGCGTCTCACTTTCGTTTATATTTTTAGTTCGGTAAATCAATAATATTTTTATTTATGGTAATTAATTTAAACTTTTCTAATTCAAAAAGTACACTTTCTGTTTTAGTTGAGGTAAATTTGCAATGTTCTTTAAAATTTTTCTTAGTTAAGGTTGTAGAATACCCATTTCCAAAAAATGTAGTGTCTTTAAAATTTCTTTTTTTTGAAATAATTGCCTTTATAAGAAAATAAGCGTACATTAATTGAAAACCAGTAGTTTTGTTTTTATTATTTTTCCCCATGACAGAAGAAAAATAATCTTTAAATAATAAATATTCTTCAAGAGTACATTTTGTAAAATTCTTTTCTTGTGAACAGTTATATTTAACTTTAATAGTAAGAAAAGATTTTACAAAAGAGTCTACATCACCAAAATTTTTCAGGAAAGAATCAATAGAATTAAAATCAGAGTTAGAATCATCTTTAGACAGAATAATTTCTTCTTCACTCAAATCTTCATAGTTGTTTATATCTATTAAAGAAGAATATAGCACTTCCTGATTCTCATTATTCATATTAGAAGTTAAAAGCCACAGTGCCTTAGTTATATTTTCTTTGTATTCCTTTTCTTGTAATCTATTTTTAGGAGTAAAATAAGCATTTTGAATAAGTTTTACAGTAGTATCAATAGACCCCAAAATATTTTTATTGATATACAAATAACAATATACAGGAAGTAACCATTGATTTACTTTTATACTTGCTTCAATAACTCCATTAGGAATAGGGATAAATACTTCTGATAAATCTTTCAATTCATCACTCCTTTTATCAGAGCTAAATGTACTATATCATAACTGAGATAAAATGTCAAGAAAAATTTTCGAAAAATACCGCAGCATTTATGCGGAGGTTATAGTATTATCTATTTATTTTATATTTATATCTTATAGTCTTATCTTAAGGAATTTTTGAAAAGTTGAAAAAACGTAGGAAAATCAAGGGAAAAAGAGGAATTTTAGAAAAAAGTTACGCTAACATTTTTGTTAGGGTAAATTTTAAAAAATGCATTTACGCTAACATTTTTGTTAGTGTACCATATATATTATAGTATGGGTACGCTAACATTTTTGTAAAAAATGTATTTGGAGAAATAAAACTTAATTTTTATTTGGTGGGTTGAGAATGTAGTAATATAGGACATTGTTAATATTATAGGGATAATTTTGTTTTGAAAGCTGTTATTTTCAGGAGAAATTTGAACTGTAAATTTTTCTTGACAAAATGATAGGTTTGTGCTATAATGTAGATAATAAGAAAAGACAATACAAGATATAGACATTGGATGTGATATACCAAAAAAGTAGACATTCGTAGTAAGACATAATAAGAAAGCAGACATTCAGAAAGACAAGGTGATTATTATTGCTATAGAATAAAATAAAGATAAAGGAGCTCAGAAAAATGTAATTGCTTAATATTTTTATAGCAAATACATATGTGATAGATATGATTGTTTTAAACAAAGGTAAAATTAATCCAGCAAAGCGAACAGTTTATTTTGATATTGATGATGTAATTCTGTGGAGTGCTGGTACTATTGTTGAAATGCTTAATGACCGATACGGTCTTAATAAAACCCGTGATGATATTAAGGATTGGGGTTTTAAGAGTATTAAACGTGATTTAGATGTTCATGAAGTTCTTGATATGTTTTGTGAAGATGAATTTTGGCAACGTAATAAGCCAAATCAGGAACTAATAGATGCTTTTGAATTAGATGAAAATAATCAAGATGGTTTATTCCAGAGCTATAATTGGCGATTGGTTATAAAGCGGGATGAAGTTAATTTAAAGAAAAAATTTGACAAGATTTTTTCAATTCCTTTTTTTGCTCGTCATAAAGATGAAATTGGTTATTATGGTTTAGAACATGATGAAGATAAAGCTTCTGTAAGAATGCTTGGTCGGATTCAAATTGATGATTATTATTTTAATTTAAAAGACACAGATGCAAGTGTAAAGATTCTTCTAAAGAATAATCTTGACGCAAATTATAATTCACATTATACTTATAAAGATGGTTTACAGAATTTGTATGTTTGTGATAATTTAAATCAGGTTGTTGATATTTTAATGTTTGCTAAAGATGATGAGATTAATGATTTCATTAGCGAACTTGAAGATATAGAAGATGATGAGTAAATAAAAACCTTGACAATTAAAATATAAGAAGAAAAAATATTTAAAAATATAGAAAGGTAAGATAAAGTGCGTTTATTCTATACTGTTAAGCTTAGTAGTACGATTTTAAAAGACAACAAGTATAAGCTAAACTTGTCACTGAGGGATTGCTTTAAGAGCGGATTGGTAGTTTCTCTTGCAGATTCTCAGATGCTTAAAAGCATTCGTGATATTACCGATTAGACAATAAATAGAAACCAAGTTGAAGATTGGTATAAAGAAAGAGATAGACTGAAAAAGAAAAAGAAATGTACTGCGGATGAAAAGAAACGTATTAAACAATTGCAAGATAATATTTACAATATGATGTACATTCCGCAATATATTACCGTTACAATGGATAGTGTTTCGGATTATAAGAAAATGTACGAAACAGGATTCATATTTAATCATCGTTGGTTTAAGCGAATTTCATGCTCTGCTTCTCAAGCACGAGTAAGTACAGTAGTGTTTTGTGATAGTGGAGATGAAAATGATTTTAAGAAACAAATTGAACATCCTGACAGTATTCGTATTCAATTAAGAGATAGGCTTGATAATGGACGCGATATGTTTCATCCTCTTGCTGCGAGTAAATATAATGCTTATTTTGGGTTGTATTCAAGTGCTACAAAACAAGTTACGAAACCAAGATTTTGTGTTGTAAAAGATTATTGTGAGGTTCGACCTGTTGATGTTGATTTCGTAATAGAACGACCAGCAGATGAAGATGATATTATTGAGCCTCGTACAATGGATGTTGAATTTAATTGTTGGGACGGTTCTGGTTTAATTAGTCCAGCTATGGCTGAAGTTTGGGGGAAAGACCTTGGAGAAGATTATACTCCCTGTCAGTTTTGTATTCGTTGTGCTTTCACAAAGGGAGCTTTGAACGAGTTTGATTTTATAGAGTGGTGCAAAGAAGAGAATGACGGAAATTATATTATTAAAGACGTTTATCGGAATGATAGAGATTTAAGAGAGATTGATGTTATTCTTACAGAAGGCATGGCAAAACTTTGGGACAGTTGGGAATCACAGGAATCTTTTGAACAGAATTGTGAAAAAAATCGGATTATTTGGGGCGTAACTAAGTATGCTCCTAAAAAAGATAAAGAAGTAAATACAGCTAATTATCAATTTCTTCAAACATTAAATCTTACAAATGATATGATAAAAGATGTTTGCGCCGAAACAGTTAAATACATTCAAGGCGTAAGTTATGATAATATTTATTATACTCTTTTGTTTTTAATGGGAGAGAATCTTGATGAAAAAAGTATTGAAGCTTTTTTGAGTTCAAGTGATAATTGGTGGTTAAAGAGTCTTGTCTTAAATCATAATCTTTTCAATGATAAATACACAAAAGAAAAAATTCGTGATTTTATTGTCAGAAAAATAGAATTGGCTTGTTTACGGAAGATTTTAATTCGTGGCAATTTCCAGTGTATTGTAGTAGATGGTTATGGGTTTATGCAATCTATTACGGGACATAAAGTAACTGGATTGCTTGAAGCTGGTCAAGCGTGTTGTAATTTCTGGAATGAAAGACGGGTTAATAAAGTTGATACTATGCGTAGTCCTTTAACTCATTTTAGTGAGCATTATCCTATGGATTTAGTTGATAATGAAAAGACTCGTAAATGGTTTAGTTATGATTATAGTGGTTATATTGTAAATTGTCACGATGCTCATACTATGAGATGGGCTGGGTCAGACTATGACTATGACATAATTTTTTCGACGGATAATCCAAATTTCATTAATGGTCGTTATCCAAATCAAAGAGTTGTTACATATCAAGCTAAGAAACCTAAAAAAGAAATTTTCAGAAAAGAAGATGGGACTTTTGATAGAGAATCTTTTGATAGAAAGCTTTTTGTGACGGATACATTTAGTTTTGGTACAAAAATTGGACAGATAACTAATACAATAAGTACAGTAGTAGGTCTTTTACCTCTTTTTCCAGAGGGTTCGAAAGAGCGCGAGGTTTTGATTAATCGAGTAAAGGCTGGGTGTGCTGCTCAGTCAAGGCAGATTGGGTTTTACAGTCTGGCTATTTGGTAACGAATAGAAAAATAAACATGGTGAACCTATAAATATAGGGTGTTATTCTTACGTTTAGGAATTACAGGAAATGGTAATCAAAAGAATAGCTAACAGGGAAGCCTAAGTTAAAAAATATGGTAATCCTGTGGTAAGATAATTTGCTTATTTTAATAGAAAGGAGGAATATCATGGGTGGTTGGAATTTTATTGATAGAACTAATATGAGATTTGGTAAACTTGTTGCTCAAAAATATTTAGGGAATAAAAAGTGGTTGTGTCATTGTGATTGTGGTAATGACTGTATTGTAAGTTCCGAACATTTACCTGTAAACAGTAAAAGAAGGATGCAAAAATCTTGTGGGTGCTTACTTGAAAGTCGTTTATTAGAAGAAAAACATTTCTTTGATGTAATTGACACAGAAGAAAAAGCGTATATTCTTGGTTTCGCTGCTTCTGATGGAACTGTTTCTTGTAATACGGACAAAAGTTCGTATTCGTTAAAATTTGTAGTCAATTCTAATGATACACAATTACTTGAAGATTTTAAACGAATTTTAAAAAGTAAAGTTCAAGTAAAAACTTTTGAAGCGATTACGAATTTACCTCAAGGTGGAACTTGTACGTCTGAAATGAGTAGTGTATTATTTTGTAGTAAAACTCTTGTTGAAGGATTAATTGATAAAGGTGTCACTCCAAGAAAAAGTTTAACCTTAAATGTAGATTACTTGAAAATTCCAGATAATTTAAAAAGACATTTTTGGAGAGGTTTGTTTGATGGAGATGGTACTTTTGGTTTATTTGGGAAAAAGAAAAATTTAGAAGTGAGTTTAACAACTTCTAAAACAATGGCTGAATCTACAAAGAAAGAAATTTTGAAGTTGTTTCCAAGTTTTAAAGTTAATTTTTATGAGAGAAAAGAATGTTCAGGGCAAACATACAATTTAATTTTTACTACTCAAAAAGATGGATTTTCTTTTCTTCAATATATGTATGAAGATTGTAATATAAAATTAGCTCGAAAATTTGAGAAATATAAAACTATAAAGCAAATTATAAACTCAAACGACTATCCTGAAAAGGAGTAGCTTTAAGGTGAAATTCCTTATTGCGAAGTGCCATGCCCCATTTAAAATGGGTGAAGATATAGTCTATTCCTTTAGGAAACTAAAGGTATTAAAGTGATAAAACTAAAATTGGTCAAAACGTTAAAGAACTTGCTACAGTTTGTCGCAATTTCCAGCACATAGAAGAAACAGATGATGAAGAAACAAAAGAAAGAAAGAAGTTTTTAAATTCCATTCTTGCTGATAAGAAGCCTTACTTCTTTAGATATAAATATACTCAAACCGATAAAGAATTGAAGCACTATCTAAAGAAGAGAGATGAGAAGCTTAAAAATAAGTTTGGTAATGCTTGGAGTCTCGAAAGACTTTTGAATACACCAGAAGATGAACTAACAGAAGAACAGAAAGAATTTAAGAAACAGTATTATGATTTTCTTCCCGTGATTGATTCTGATTGTGTTATGAATAAAATCAGTCACTATATTGAAAGTATTGATTTTGAAATTAAAAAACGAGTGCGTTCATCTGATGCTTTTGATTATAGAATGTTGCAAAGCGAAAACTTTATGGTAAATAAAAAGATTTATGAACAGATTTATCGTAAAGTTGATGAACATATAAAGAGTTGGGCAAACACAAGGTCTGTTGCAGATAAGACGAAATTAAAAGATGAAATGCTTGATAAGCAAGCAAAATATTTTACCTTAAAAGAAGACCTTGAACAAATTTGTCCTAACGATGAAACCGTTGCAAATCATTTGGTAACTTTGTTTTACGAGGATAAACCATCGTATAATAAAGGAATTTTATGGGAATGCTATGGAAAACAAATAGTAGAAACTCTTAAGGGAAAAGTTAAAAGTTGTTATTTTCCTAAAAAAAATTTAAATGGCACACTTGAATTTTTATATGAGAATTATTCTATTGAAAAAGTAGATTTTTCTCAAGTAGCGGAGGCTAAAGAATTTGATTTAGATTTATGATGAAAGAGAACATATTGCAGAAGTTCTTGAAAAAGGTTTAGACCCAGCTCTTTGGCGTAGGGATTTGACTCTTCTGATAAAATATTGGAAGAGTCCCCCTGAGTCAAAAAGTAAGAAAGAAATAAAAAAGCTTGCTATTAATAAATGCGTAATGTATGTTCCACATTTTAAAAATGTTCAAGTAAAAAGAGCTCCTGAAATAAATAAGATGGTAGAGAGAGTTTGGAAAGATTGGAAAATTGATGGGGATAATCCGTCCAAACTTCGCACCATTAATTCTATTGGTTTTTCAAAAGAAGTTCTAAATTGGTTTTTAAATCTTGAGCAAACCTGTGTTATAGATGATGAAAAGAAATTAAAGATGCAAGAAATGCGTTCTCCTGCAAGAATTAGTAATCATCCAATGACTTTTACAAGGACTCGTTTTTTATTTACTTTGTTTGTTTGGGCGTGTATACAAAGTAATTACGCTAATGGATTGTATCATAATATTGATAAGAGCATTAAAAAATTAAGATTAGATGGAGATTTGCCTTCCAGTTTTAATATTTTAAATGAAAGAAATATTCTTGAGGATTTGGGCTTTATTCGTACAACAGATAAAAATGTAGATTTGCTTCTTGATTTTATTGAAAAAGAATCTGTTTTTTCTATTCCTGTAACAAAAGAAAATGAAATAAAGCTTGAGGGTCTTGACCTTTATGATTGCGGGAAATGGTTAGAAAAACAAAAGTATGGGAGTTTTACTTGTCAATATTGTGGAGAAGAAATTGTTCATTATTCAAATAAACCAAATGAAAAAAGAAGAAAATATTGTAAAAAATGCGCAAAAATTTTAAAATCTCATAATCTACGGAAGAAATATTGTATTGATTGCGGAGAAGAATTATTAGAATTAACAAACGGCAGACGACGAATAAGATGTGCTTTATGTCAAGATGCTTTTCGCAAGAATAAAGAAGCAGAAAGACAATCAAATATAAGAAAATACGCAAATAAGGCGATTTCACCCATTTCTGAAAAGTCTTGATTTATAAGGCTTTTTCATCCCTTTTTTCTGAAACTATATTTTTGCTAAAGGAAGGAGAATAAGAAATTGCTTATTCAGCTTTCAAATTTAATGTAAAAGGATTGATTTTTTAATGATTAAGATTTCCCGTTCCCAGCGTGACGCACTTGAAAGTGTAGGTCTCTTGAAGTATCGTCGTAGAGGTTTTAATCCTCAAGACCAGAACTTCTCAGTTGTAAACAAAGAGCACGTTTCTCGTGATAAGACATATTATGTTGTCGAAGAACCTGAGATTATGTTGTTCCTTGGTTTTTATGAGAATCAGAATCTACAGATTATTAGCAAACGTCAGTATGACCAAGGTATTACAAGCAAGCTTTTCAATGAATCTCAGGTTCAAAAGTGGGGAGAATATAATCCTAATGCTATCGTATTCGTTGATTATGCTGGTCGTTATCGTGTAAAGCGTATTGCCAAGATTATGATTGGTTTGGGAATTTGGAAGCCAAACAATGCTCGTAAGAACACTGTTGTGGAAAATGTCGAAGCTCAGAATTGAGTAGAGACGAGGATAAAAAGTAATTTATTAAAGTAAAAACTAAAGTAAAATTTAAAATTTTAAAGGATTTAAAGGAGTTTAATAATTATGATTAAGAAGAATGATATGCTTACTGCTATTGCTACCAAGTGCGAAGAGTCTGGTTTGAAGATTACAAAGAAGGACCTTGATACTGTTCTTAAGGCTCAGAGTGATTTCCTACTTGAGACTATTGCCGCTAATGAGGAAACTAAGATTGGCGAAGTTCTCAAGGTCGGTGGAAAACATGAGGATTCTAAGCAGCGTCGCAACCCTGCGACTGGTGAGACTTTCATGAGCAAGCCCTATGATGGTAAGCCCTATGCTAAATTTACAGCTTGCGCTCGTGCTCATAGCTAATTAAAAATCTCAATAGCGCCTCATATTTAATGGGGCGTTTTACAAAGAATATAATTTAAATTGTATTCTTTGTAAAGCGAAAGCTAAAGGTTCTGTATAAAGGTTGCAAACTTTATGTGGGTAAAAAGCCATAATAAAGTCCTCTTGTTTATTATGGCATCCTTATTATTATTTATTGTAAGAGGTAAATAAAATGAGAGAATTAAAAAATTATCAAAAAGATTTTGATTTGATAGAAGAAGGAAAATTTACTTATTTAGGTCGTAGTAAAGAAAAAATAAACAATCTTGTTGTATAGTGCAATAAATGTAAGCAAGTTTTTGAATTAAGTTTTTCTATGATGAAAAAGAATGGGTTTAAGTGTCCTAAATGTGAAATTGTACATAAAACACAAAAGAAAACATTTGTTGAATATTGGGAAGAATTTGTTGCGACTCGGTTAGATAAAAAATATGAAATAAATGCAGAAGAGTATACATCTTCTAATGGGAAGATTCATGCCAAGTGTAAAAAATGTGGCGCGATTAGATATTCAAGAGCAAGAAGTTTAATTGCCTATCCTAATTGTAAAAATTGTGTGAGGATAAACAAAGCATATTCTGAAGAATACACAAAACACCAATTACAAGAAAAATATAACGGGGAAATTGAACTAATAGAATTTCATGGTTGGACACAAATAGGAACTGTTAAGTGTAACAGATGTGGAAAATTTTTCAAAAAAAATAATAGGTCCTTTATTAACTCATAAGAATGAAACAGGATGCAAATACTGTAGATTAACCAATCAAGTACGGGCTTTGCATCCTTCATGGACCGGCGGCACTCAAAATATATCAGATTATTTCCGTTCTGCTGTCTATCGTACATGGAGAGTGGACAGTTTGAGCTTTTATGGAGAAAAATGTTTAATATCGGGAGAAAAAGAAAATATAGTTGTACATCATTTAAATAAATCTTTTTTGGAACTTGAAGAGCAAGTTTTTGAAGAGTTTGGATATTCTAAAATGACAATAGTAGAAAATATTAAAGAAAAAGATTTAGTAGAGATGCGAAGGCGAATATAGCAATTGCATTATTTAAATGGTTATGGCGTTCCAATTACCGATTGCTTGCACAAGGAATTCCATTCTAAATATGGTAAAATAAATAATACACCAGAGCAATTTATAGAATTTGCAAAAAGTAAAGGTGTAAATTTAAAAATAGAAAATGGATTGTTAGTACAAAGTAACTATTAATAGGATATTAATAGGATATTAATAGCTGTATAAAGATGCTTAAGGCGTAACGTCGTTTGCCCCAGAACGTTATTGAAAAGTAGCGTTCTGGGCATCATTATAAACTGTATAAAATATACGACTATATGAAGATAAAACACAAATAAAAGGTGTATTTTATAGAGTATATAATGAATACTTTTTTAGGTCGGCAAGACCACCCAAGTTTTACTTGGTGAAAGGGTTGTATAAACCCTTATTTTAATTTAAAGGAATGATAAAAGGATATGCAAAAGCCAAGAAAAAGTCTATGGAAAATGGATACTGTAACCCGCAATGACTTTGTTAAAATGGTTATGCGTAATGCAGATAGTACCGATAAAAAAGAAGCTGAAAAATATGTTGAGGCTTTTGAAGATGCTGTTCTCGAAGTTATTGCTCGTGAACAACTTGTAAAATTATCCTTCGGTACAATTTATGGAATTTTTAAAGCTCCTTGGAGAATTACAGGAAAGTTTAAGGCTGAACATAATATAAAAGCTCGTAGGGGTTGGAGTGATGCGAAACATGGTCAACCTAATATTATTTGGTCTATCTTATCAAAAGAAAGCGATACTGTAGACCCCGAAGAGTATTTTAGTTGGCCTGAAAATAGATATACGAAATTAGCATATCAATATAGAAAAGATATGGATTTACCTGAAATCCCTGAATTTGAGGGAATGACAGAAGAAGAAATTCTTGACCAATGCGCAGAGTTCGAAAAATCTCAGCTTGGTAAAAAAGCTCGTGCAAATTATGACCTTTATGAATGTTATAAGGTAAGGAAAAATCATGATAGGTCTGTCCATACACAAGAATATTGGATTGAAAAACAAAAAGCCAAAGGTATTCCCGAAGACCAAATTCAACGTCTTACATATGAAGAAATCCTTGAAATTCAAGATAAAAGAAGACGTGATTATATTGATAAGCAAATGGATGAAAAAATTCGTAAAAAGGTCGAAAGGTCTCGTAAGAACGAACAAAATCGACGTGATTATTATGGATTCCCTCCATTACCAGAAGATATGCCCACATCTTATGAAATTGCTGCAAAGCAATATTTAATTGATGTTCGTGGGACTTATGAATCTTTATTTGGTGAGGGAGAAGGAAAGATACCTGATAGAAAAGCAGACAATAATCTCCAAGAATTGTTTGCTGAAAGACGTGAGAAAAATCGTTTGAGAAAAATGATTGAAGATGGGTCTATTTCTGATGAAGAATATGAGGAATATGTAAATCGTAATCCATATAGCAGAGATAGTGAGTAAATGAAAGGAAGGTGTTGCCTGATGGCGATGACCGTAAAGGAAAAACAGTTGAGACAACTTGTTGTTGATACTGCTGAAGCATGGGTTGGAACTAAACAAGGCGATGCCAACCACCATAAAATTATAGATACTTATAATACGATTAATCCATTACCAAGCGGAGTTCGCATGAATTACAGCCTTGCATGGTGTGCGGCTACGGTTGGATGTGTCTCAATGCAAGTTGGATTAACAGATTATATTTTACCTGAATGTTCTTGTAATCGTATGATTAAGCTTTATAAAGCTAAAAATCAATGGGTTGAAGACGATGATTATGTACCAGACATGGGAGATATTCTTTTCTACGCTTGGAAAGATAATGGAGTTGGTGATTGCGAACTTGAAGCTGACCATGTGGGCATTGTAAAAGAAGTTAAAAACAATATTATTTATGTTATCGAAGGAAATTATTCTAAACAAGTAAAAATTCGTCAAATCAAGGTTAATGGTAAATATATTAGAGGTTTTGCTACGCCTGATTATAAAACTGCAAGCAAGAATTATAATTTTAAAAAGAAAGTTACCATTAAGCCTACTAAAACTACTACGACCACAAATAAGACTGATACTACTATTACAACAGGAAAAGTTTTAACAATTGCTTCTACTGTTCCATATCTTAAGAGTGGGGATAAAAATGAGGCTGTTAAAGTCATGCAAACTGTTTTAATTTATTTGGGTTTTAGTTGTGGAATAAGTGGTGCAGATGGAAGTTTTGGCCCTGCAACAGTTAAAGCAGTCAAGGCTTATCAGAAGGCCGTTGGGATTACCCAAGACGGTATTTGCGGAAGAGATAGCTGGAAAAATATGCTACTTGGAAACAAAAGTAAATAAAAATGAATAAAATAGTAGAGGGTCTTAATTGACCCTCTTTTCATGTATAGACGAAGGAGGTTAGAAGATATGGCAAAAATTTATGATGCAACTACAGGTAAGATTATTGATAAGGACACTGGCGCGGAAGTTACCATGCCTTCGTCTTCTATTTAGATTGGAGAGCTAAAAGTTGGTCCAGCAAACGAATTCCGTACTACTGGTAATACCAATTTTGATAATACAAAGACTCAATTTGAACAGAGTTATAGCGATACCAATCAACAAATTACAGAAGTGTATAAAGATATGGTTGATGTCGTTATTAGTACCGAACAACCTAAACATCAAAAGGTTGGCGATTTATGGTACAAAGTCATTGAATAAGATTTAATAAAATTTTTATCTTAGGATATGTAAAAGGTTTAAAAGGTGGTGACTTATGGCTAAATTAGGTCAGGCTGCCAGAGTTAGAGAATAGCAAAAAGCTGAAAAGGAAATTAATGCTATTCAAAAGAAAATGGAACTTCAAAATAAAAAGGCTAATTTTGGCGAAGGTTGGAAAAAAGCCCTTGGCACAGAAAGACAAAAAGCCATGCTTGAAATTATTGGTAATGACGGCGCACCTAAACTTGAAGATTCTATTGATATAAATGCTTTTTTAGAGCCAATTGAATTCTTTAGAGATAAAGAAACGGGCGAAATAAATAAGATTGATTTTCAAACTTATTTAGACGCTGAAAAGGCTTTTCAGGGTGGCATTGATGAGCAAAATGAAATTATTGCGGATGAAGATGATGTTACTCCTGATATAATGGAAAAAATAAACTCTGGCAAAAAGAGTAAAAGTAAAAAGAAAAAAGAAGATGGAATTAATGTTCCTGAATATTTACAAAAATATTATACAGTATGGATGAAATATTTTGGAAGATATGTTCCATTATACAACAAATATGTTTGTACTTGTTGTGGTAGACCTTTGCCTCAAGGCGAATATTATCTCAATTATAATGAGATGGATTTGGCAAGAGTTGAACCAACAGGTAAAATGCACACTCATTTATGTAAAGATTGTTGCAAAAGATTATATGAATATTTGTTTTTTGAAAAAGCAAAAGAAGATGGTCAAGTTGCGATGATGTGGTTCTGTAGTGCTTTGAATATTTATTATGATGAGACTATTTATCTATAGGCCAAACAAGAGTGTTCTAAAAAAGATAGTAAAAAACATATTATTGATAGTTATATGTCTATTATGAATCAAAGTGCTACTGCTAAAGGAAAAGTATTTCTTGAAAGTAAAGATATTCAGGGAATGATTGGTAGTGGTGGAGTAAATGGTAATGGTAGACAGGATAAAGATAAAAAGATTATTAATAGCAAAGACGGTAGTGTTGGTGATGACATTGAAAATGGGTGGAGCAAGCAAGACTTAGAAGCTAAAAGATTAGTTTTGAAAAATGTTGGTTATGACCCGTTTTATTTTGAACCAGAAGAAAATCGTAAAATACTTTACAAGGATTTGTTGGGTATGCTTGAAGCTGGTATGGAACTTGATGGTTTGAAAGTCCAAGCTGCTTGTCAAATTGTTTTAGCTTTTTCTCGCATTCGTGAATTAAACGAGAGAGAAAGACGAATGATGTCTGGCGATGGGAGTGTAGCTGAATTGAAAAATTTAGCTGACTTGAAAAATAAACAACTTGATACAATTACTAAATTTAGTCGTGATAATGGCTTTGGTGAGCGTTATGCTATAGCTAAAGCTAAGGGTGAAAATTCGTTTACTGGCATTATGGCTAAGATGCATGAAATGAAATATGAAGATGCTATACTTAATATGTATGACATTGAAACAAGTAAGAGTATTGAGCAAGCCGCTAATGCAAGTTTTAAAGCTATTTTTAATCAGCTTAGTATGAGTGATGCGGAATATGCTAAACAATGTACTGAGCAATTACAAAGGATTCAAAAACTTACGAGAGAAAAAGATGCTCTTCAAGAAGAGAATCGTAAGTTAAAATATGAAATGACAAAAAGAGATTTGGAAGAAAAAGCAAAAGAAATAGCTGAAGAAAATGGTTCAGAATGGGGTGGTTACTAATGGTTAGCCCTATTTTTAATTTGCTGGATTGTGAGATTTTACCAAAAAGAAAAGAGATTTTTGATAAATACTGTAAAATTATAAGATGGGGTCGAGCAAATCCCACCAGATTTATTGAAAATTTTTTTAAACTGCAATTAACAGATATGTAGAAGTATGTGTTAATGAGTAGTTGGATTCCTGCAAATATTGTGTGGTTAATGCGGCGTAACAGCGGAAAAAGTTATTTAGTAACGCCTTTTATGATGGCAAGAGCATTATTACTTCCAAACACAAACACATATATTATGGCTCCAAGCGGAGGTCAGGCTCAAGGTACGTTTACAAAGCTTGAAGACCTTGCAAAAGGAAATATTGCATCTGTTATAGGCGTGAGTTCTGTATTTTTGGATGAATGTGTAAGAATGAATTCCACGGCAGACCCGTTTACTCATGCAAAACAGAGCTATAGTGTAGAATTATATAATGGTAGCACAATTAACACTTTGAACAGTGTTATTAAAAATATAGTTGGTATAAGGTAGAAAAATTCTGCCGTTTTGAAACAAATCCAATTTTAGCAGAGTTTCAAAATGATTAGAGGGCAAAATCGGTGAAGCCTAAGTGTTTCATATGGTAATACCGAGCTAACCAATTAAATAACGCAAGGTTAATTGGTAGTGTAACGCATAGATATTGAATAAATATAATATATCCACGAGTGTCCTCCATGTTATTGGATACATGAAAATATATGCTGAACTTATGGGAAACTATAAGAAGTAAAGATAAAAAGCTTTACGATAACAATTTGCGAATTTCTCAGTTTACGATGAAGCGGGAAAAATAGACAGGAACTTCTATGCTCTGTCACGTCCGTTTACAGCACAAGATACCAACTTTATAACAGGTGAAGGAATAAATACAGACCTTTATCCATTACAATTACCGAACAAAAAGTTACTATTATCTTCGGCAGAAGGAATTGATAGTGAGCTTTTTGACCAATATAAAATGGCATTTGAAAAAATGTTGCAAGGCGACCCTAATTATTTTGTGTGTGACATAGATTGTAGTTTTTCATTACATCCAATGATGAATGGAAAACCGATGAGACCTTTGATTACACAAGATGAGGTGGATAACGCATTTGCTACCAATCCCTATAAAGCTGAACGTGAGTATAATAACAGGTTTGATAGAGATGGTGGTGAGGACGTTTTTGTAAAACGTTCAACAATTTTAAAAAATAGTTATTCTTATTATCCAGTATATGCCAATGATGGAGAAAAGAAATACGCAATTTTCTGGGACCCTGCTTCCAAATTGGATAATTCATTTGTTCTTATAGCAGAGATTATTCATGATGAAGTAAGAGGTTGGATGGCAAAAATAGTAAATGGTGTAAACTTAATTGAGACTTTGCCAAATGGAGATAAGATGGTAATACAAAAACCAGAACAAATTGAAATAGTCAAATAGATGCTTCTTGATTATAACAGGGGCGCAATAGATTATGATAATATTTTAACTATACAATTTGATGCTGGTGCAGGTGGTGGCGGATTTGATGCTGCGGCAGTGCTTTTAAATACATGGACTGATAAGCAAGGAAAATCTCATTATGGTATTATTGATGAAAACGACCCATATATGAAATTAAGACTTGACGACTATCCAGAAGCCATAAAAAAGTTAGTTCTTTTTAACTTTAAGCGTGATAAAGTACAGGCTTATGAACGTACTCAACAAGCAATAAACCAAGGATTGATTATGTTTCCGAAATCTTTGAACGCTCGTAATGAAATGGAATTTGAAGAACAAGCTGCTGATGGTACTACTCAGTTAAGATATGAAAAAGCTGGCTATGAAGATATGATAAGTTTAGCTCAAATTGACCTTTTAAAAGAAGAGGTTGTAGCTATGCAAAAGACAAAGAGACCGAATGGTACGATAGTATTTGAATTGTCACCTGATGCGAAGCAACGTAATTTTCATGACGACCGTGTAGACTGTTGTGCAATGCTTGGTAATTTTATTATGGAGCTTCGAGCACAAGAAGCTCTCACTCTCGAAGAGAAGCCAGTAACAGCGTTTACAGACCTATTAGCGCAACGTAGGCGTTCTGGAACAGCTTCAAAGACTTCGCAAAATCCATTTGCGAACAAAGGTGGAGCGAATCCGTTTACGAAGTACAGTAAACGATAATAACTAAACGATTTTAAAATAATTAATAATTCGTCGCTAACAGCAACATTTTATATTTTATAATTAACAAGAAAAAAATACTAAAAAGGTATAGTTGATAACTTACACAGAAGCTAATCAGCACAACAGTTATTATCTGAGTTTATGGGGAATTGTAGGATAATAACTATTAAACTAATAAAAAATGCGGCGAGCTTGTGTGGTATATGGTGGCACACAGGAGAGACGGGAGATTCTTTTGGGTGGGGGGAATCTCCTGTTTATTTAAATTGGAAAATTAAGCGTGAACTTATTAAGGTTGTTTATTGACAAAAATTTAGGTTTAGAGTTAAAATATTTTAAGCTTAAATTTTTTTGAGTAAATAATTACGACAACACGAGAAAGGAGTTAAAGTACCGCAGATGTTACAGATTAAAGGTTCAAGCATAAAATTAACTCGTGGTGACGATGCAGTTTTTTCGATAGATGTCTATCAACCAGATGGTACATTATATACTCCAAGTAAGGGGCAAAGGATAGTATTTTCAGTATCGCGTTAGCCCTCAAAAGAACCAAATCCGAAACCTGTGATTCAAAAAGAATTTTATCAATGTGAGACAGGGCAATGGATGGTAGAAATTAAGTCGATTGACACAAAATTTCTTGAATATGGAAAATATTTATGGGATTGTCAATTTTTCTTTGAAGATGGAGATGTAAATACTATCTGTAGTGGTATGCTCGAACTCCTTTATGAAATAGGTTAAAACTGAAAAGGAGGTAGAGCATGGCAAGAAAAAGTAATGAAATCCAAAGTAATGAAAGTCAAAGTAATGAAAATAAAGACATAAGTTTACAATTCTCGTATGAGTCAGAAGGAACTAATCTTCTTGGACAAGATAAACCAGAAAATATAAAAACAACTTCTTCAAAATGCACTCATGGGTTAAAGGGTGTTTTAAATGTGGGGGTAAAAGAAGTTAAGTCTGATAAGAATATTTCTGATATGCAAGATATTGATATTAATAAGGAGACTCTTAAAGAGGGTGATTTGTTAATATATGATAAAGCTGATAAGAAATGGAAAAACAAGTAGTTTGAAGAATATTATTCTGGTATTGTGTTAGATGGTAATGTTGACTTCTGAGATATAAGAAGTCAATGTTGACATATAAATAGATAAGTGCTTTATCAAATTTGATTTTTAGTTTTTAAAGAAAGGAGAAGAGAATTAAGTAATGGCAGATGTTAAGGTTTTAAAAACAACTATACTTCTTCGTCGTGCAACTCAGGCTCAATGGGATGCGATTGCAACTACTTTTATCCCCAAAGCTGGTGAGCCTTGTGTAACACTTGACGGAAAAAACAAAGGTCAGATTAAAATCGGTGACGGTACTACCCCTTGGGGTGAGCTTAAATATGCTGGCGTAGTTGAGGGTGCTCTTAATTTTAAGGGTTCTGTTCAGACTAAAGCTGAACTTCCTGAAGTTGCTAATGTTGGTGATATTTATCAGGTAATCGAAGATAGCACGATGTATATCTGGGATGGTGATAGCTGGGAAATTTTTCATGCTATTGATTTAACTGGATATGCAACTAAAGAAGAAGTTAACGCTCTTAAAAACGAAATTAATGAAGAGCTTAATAAATATGCTTTAAAGACAGACCTTGATGTTATTAAGATTTATGGCGAGTCTGTTGCCGAAGATACGTCCATGTCTGTTGATGGAGTGAAGTATGATACTGCAAGTGAGGCTATCAATGCTGTTCCTGATGGTGGTACAGTTAAAATGTCTGGTGGTCTTGGAGAGAGTGAAGTAATCAATGTTGATAAGAAGCTTACTCTTGATATGAATAGTGCAGTAATTGTAGACAATGAAAAAACTCCTGTCACTGTTGGGGTTAATGGTGATTTAACGTTAAGTGGTGATGGTAGTGTTGAATGCAATAAAAATGGTAAGCCTGCTATTAGCAATAATGGTAAGTTGACTATTGAAAACGGCAATATTACAAGAACTGTTGACGAAAAAGGAAATACTTATTATACTATGGTTAATCACGGTAGTGTAATTATTAATGGCGGTATTTTCCAAGCGCCACGGGAAGTTTCAAGTATGATTGAAAATGGTTACCAGGATTATAATTCTGGTAATGCAGAAAGCGGTTATATTGCTGGTGTAAACGCACAATATCCTGAACTTACTGTTAATGGTGGCACATTTATTAATAATTTCTATACTATTAAGAATGATGATGCATCAAAGTTAACAATTAATGATGGTATGTTCTATGGTACGATTTTACATAATGGTATTGAAATGATTATTAATGGAGGTCATTTTACTACTATTGATGGATTTTATCCATTAAGCATTCGCAATCTAAGTGATGATTTGAATCCTACTAAGACTGTAATCAACGGCGGTGTTTTTGATGGTAATTGTAAGACTATCATTAAAAATAGTGGTGAGAAAGAGCTTGACATTCAGATTAAGGGGGGTAAGTTTATCCTTCCTGTTGAAGAGCAGTATATTGTAGAAGGTTATGAGCAAAAACTTGTAAATGGTTATTATGAAGTAACTAAGAAGGCTTAAGAAAGGAGGATAACCGAAAGTTATGTTTAAAGTAGCTTATGCGAATAAAGATAAGATTCAGAATAGCATTACTCAGGGAGTTATCCCCGCAGAGAGCTTAATTGTTACGAATAATGATAACAAGGAAGCAGAACTTAGCTATTATGATGAAAATGGCAATTTAAAAAGCATTGTAAAGAAGACTGCATTTGCAAGTCAAGCTGAGGCGTTGCTTTGGATTGCCAAATATGATTATTCAGGTGTCAATATTAGCATTTTTGATGCTGCGACAAGCGATTGGAATAGCTATATTGTAGGTGGAGATGGAAGTTTAAATAAGATTGCCAAGGCAGATGAAGTTGCTGGCGATGTGATGGAGACTTTGGAAAACGTCTGGATTGACGGTGGCTCTGCGCCTGAAGTATAAGTGAGGTGGCTGAGATATGGCTACTGAAAAAAGAATTGTTGTAAATGGAATCTCTTTAAGAAGAGATTTAGTATATAATTATCAAAGAGTAGGAGACAAATTCATTCCTAAAAAGGGTGAAGTTTGTCTTGTTGATACTCTCGATGCTGGTTTACGCGCACTTGTTGGCGATGGCGTAAAAACTTATAACCAGCTTGATTATGTAGACTATATTTTTTATAGAGGATATTTTGAACAAGGAAATTTTTGGAAAAATGAAAATCTAACTGAAGAATTAGAAAAAAATACCAATAAAATTTATATTGCTACAAATAATAACAATAGTCTTTATATTTATAACGGTGTAAATTATGAAGTTATTGGACAACTTCCTTATGCCAATAGTAAGGAGGCTGGCATTGTAAAGCTTTATGAGGAAATTGGTTATAATATAGATGGAACTATGACTCAGAAAGCTATTACGGAAGAATTGGAGAAGAAAGTTGAAGTCTCTGTTGATGGAGAAACAGTTTTCTTTAGTTAAATTAAAAAACATATAAAAAGCAATTTATTTTTGATAATACAGGAGGTTTATATTTATGGCTGATAAATTCCTTTCTATTTTTAATGTTGGTGGCGTAGATTATAATTTGAAGGACGCTGCTGCCACTGCCAAGCTGAAGACTTTGCTCGGTGAACAGACTGTTCAGGAGCTTGGTGCTGCCGCATGGAAGGCGGTCGCCGCTAATATTTCTGGCGAAGGTCTTGTTGACGCTTCCGTTGTTAAGGCTTATGTTGATTCTCAGGTTGGTCAGATTCATAACTTTGATGTTGTAATTGATGCTGATGGTACTGCTGCAACTGGTCCTTCTGTTACCGCTTCTGCTGATACTATGTATAAGATTTATCTTGTTCCTTCTGCTGATGCTGCTGCTGGTGGTTATATTGAGTATATTACCATCCGTTCTGGTGCAGAGGGTGCTTATACTTATGCTTGGGAAGCTATTGGTAACACAAAAGTTAGCCTTTCTGGTTATGTTCCTACCAGCACTACTATTGCTACTATTACGCTCGACCACAACATCACTGTTGCTGAACTTCAGACTGCACTTGGTTTGAAAGCTTTCGCATATGCCGCTAAGGGTACTGCCACTGTTGCCGCTAAGACCGTAAGTGGTGTTAAGGCCACTGGTACTTCTACTGGTTCTATCACTGGTGCTATGGCTTATACTGCTACTGACATGGAGTCTACTGGTAAGGTTACTGCTACTGGTAGTGTTACTGGTAGTGCCATTTCTGGTGGTTCTATTGCTGTTACTTTAAAGGATGCTGAGGCTGCAACAGCCGCTTCTGTTACTGCTGAGGCATATAAGCCCACAGGTTCTGTTTCTTCCAGTATTGCTCTTGATGCTGATAATGGTGTTGCTATTGGTGGTACTGTCTCTAAGCCTACAGCGACTGTAACTCCTGCTACTGCTACTGTTCAGGAAATGAAGACTACTGGCACTGCTTATACTATCACCGAGGGTTCTGTGGAACAGGCTGCTGACTCCAAGAGTGCTTTTGCTACCGAGGGTGTTACTGCTTCTGTTGACGAAGCTACTGAGACTCTTACTTTTGCAGCTGCTGGTACTTCTCAGGCTGTTACCGCAGCAGGTGCTGTAACTTACACTGCTCCTGAGCTGTCTGGTGCCCTTCCTACTTTTGGCGCTTCTGCCGCTGTTATGACTGGTGCTACTGTTGATGTTTCTCAGCCCACCTTTACTGGAAACAAGTATGCTATTAATAGCTCCTTCTCTGGCACTGAGGTTGCGGATATGAAGGTTACTGGTGTTACTTATGTTAAACAGGCTATTAATAGTGCTACCTTTACTCCTGTCGCTGCCAATCTTGGTTTCTCTGGTGACGAAGTTGCCGTTTCCGTCACTGGTAGTTATGATAAGGCTAACAAGGGTACTCTTGCCTTTACTGGTGATGACATGGAGCTTGCTGTTGGTGACATTGCTGTTCCTTCTCAGACCATCGACGTTACTCCTGTTGCCGAGTAATTTTCTCTCTTTTAAAATGTGGGTAACTAAGAATGGATATATCCAAGATAGAGTTGCCTGATGGTTCTCAATATAATATAAAAGATGCGTATTTAACTCATGTTATTAATATTCTTTTAGGTATTGAAGAACCTGATGAAAAAGATAAAAAGTAATTTTTATAGAGCGAGATTGAAATATATCTCGCTCTATTTAAAAACAAACGATTAGCAATGTTCGAGTTAATTGTTTGCAAGCGACGAACAGGTTTACAAACGATTAATACAATACCGAGAGAGATGCGATATTTCTCTCTCGGTTTTTAATTTACAAGCAAAATTTTTATCACTTTTACTTTTTTAAAGTGAAAGTAATAGCGAAAAGCAAAAGTACATTTAAAAAGTAAGAAGTAAAAAGTAAAGAATAGAGAAAGTAAAGGAGGTAAAAATCAACAATGGCGTATATAAAGAGAATTAAGTTGCCAAATGCTACAGAAAGTTATGATATTTATGACCCTTCTGCTGTGCATTCAGTTAACAATAAAACAGGTACAGCGATAACTTTAAGTGCGGCTGATGTAGGAGCCCGTCCAGATACTTGGCTTCCTTCTAAATCGGATATAGGTCTTGGCAACGTTGACAATGTAAAGCAATACTCCGCAAGCAATCCTCCACCGTATCCTGTAACTTCTGTAAATGGACAAACTGGTGCAGTAACAATTGAATCTGGTGGAAGTTCCATTCCAGTACAAGCGAACACTCCAACAGGGCAAAAAGTTGGAGACTTATGGTTTAAAGTTGTATAACATTAAGAAAGGAGAGGACATATGGTTATAAGTCAAGTTAAAGTTAAGTTCGCTAATAATGAGCGAGAATTTTTTGTTTCAAGGTCTGTCGCAATGATGAAAATTTCTCTCCCTTCAGGAGCAGTAAAGGTAGAAGGACGCATGACGAAAGAAGAGCAATATGTTCAACTTTCTGGGGTAAAGGCAAATTTAGATGTATCTGATACAGCGGAAGCGGGAATTACTACTTACGAGGTAGCGGGTATGTATTCGATAAAACTAACTAATAATGGTGCTCCCGAAGACGGTGTAGTAAGCACATTAATTGGTTAATGATAGGAGGTATTTTAAATGAGTGCTTCTTATCACGGTAATTATATTTCATACCCAGCTTTAATATATTCAATGGCAGCGTTAAAGCGTGGGGGTGGAAGTGGCTCTGGTATGGACCCTTATGAATATGCTAAGAGCATTGGGTATACTGGAACAAAAGAAGAATTTGACCAAGCCTATTTATTAGCTTTAAGTGGTGGGTCTATTGAAAACATTCTTGACGGGGGAATAGCTGATGAAGCGATTGACCTTGTTTGGGATGGAGGACTTGCTGACGAAAAGCTTAGTAAATAAGTTTAAATTGTTAAAGTATAAATTAATATAAACAGACACCCTTAGATTCAGAAATGGATTTAAGGGTGTATTTAATATGAATTAAGGGTCAATGGCAAATTGCCCTTTTATTTGACCAGACAGACCCTTTCTATAAGAATAAAAAGAAGATTTTATTTATTTTTATTTTAATGATAGAAAGGATGTATTATGTCAAAAAATATTATAATGTAGCAAAAAACTGCGAGCGGTTACGAGGAATTGTATCCTAAAGCTAATGGAGATGGTAGTGTTATTGTGAATAATACTACGAATCAGTTTTTAGGAGGAGGTTCGACAGTAGGGGATGCTTTGGAATATTTAAGTAAGTTTGGTATGTACTGGTGGAAGAAGGTTTATTAGAAGCCGAATTGGGCAATAAATAAAACAACACAGGGTTTAAGTCAAGCGCCAAACAGCAGTTATTATTTTATTGCCGTTCCTAATATTTCACCAAATTTTCCCAGCTCAATGTATAGTAAGGAAAAATATTATACCTATCCAGTTCAGTGTTCTTATGATTTAATTTTATCAAATAGTGGAGAATTGACGCTTGGAACTTTAATGTCAGGTTTTAGGGCTGTATGGTATTGGGACGAAAATGAAGATGGAGGAAGGTATCATTCCACAGATGTGGAAATTTTAAATAATTTACCATTTTATTTTAAAAATGGGGACAATTTCTATTATGTTGAGTCTGAAAGAGACCCAGAATTAGAAAAAATAAGAAATCAAACAACTTATAATCTTTTGTGGGATAGTACAAAAATAGTTCAATGTATTCCTTACATCTCCTCCTACACAACGACAACAACCTACATTTGTTCCTCAGACCCGAATGCATATCCAGACCAAGGAAATACAGACTCATCAGGCGCAAAATACTGGAAGGTAGGACAACCTTGGGAATTTTTACCGAAGTTAGGAAAAGTTGAGACTGGGTATTATAGTGGGACTGGAAGTGGGAATGTTACGTTAACGTTTGAGAATGCACCTCAGTTTTTATGTGTTGGTGCAAAGAATGGAGGGCGGGATGCTCGAATGGATTGGTGGATAAAAGATTCAGACCGAGCTTTCGAGTCGCCACGGGATTCTTATATTCCAGTGACAATATCAGGGAATAGTCTTTTATTAAGCAGTTCTTATCTCAATAGGAATGGCGTAGCTTACCAATATTTTGCAATTACTCAATAAAAGAAAATCCTGAAATAAAGGTTTTTACAAGCACAAAAAATAAAAGCAAAAATCCACAGAAATAGTTTCTGGATAAATCCAAGATTTTATTTGTCTATCTTGGA